AAAAGAACTTAATCCAAGTAAGAGGGATGCTCATTGATACCCTTTTGTGATAGATGTGGAAAAGAGACTCTTCTTCTCCATAAATTCTGTGATGGCAAATATTATTTCTGCCAAGCAGAAGATTAAAGCTGAAGCTGATGCAAATGTAACTCTTACAAAAGCTAGTGCTGATGCTCAGAAAGTCTTACTAGAAGCTCAAGCTCAAGCTGAATCTCAAAGATTACTTAACCAACAGTTGACTGAGATATACTTACGCTATTTGGCTCTACTGCAATGGGATGGTAAACTTCCCTATTTCTGGGCTAGTGATTCTCCCATACCTTTCATACCTGTAAATCCAACACCATAAACGGAAAGGAAAGGTTCTAAACCTTTCTTATTTCCCTCTTTTTTTTCTATTAGGAAGTTCTCATTCAAATTCTCCCTCAGGGCTGGAGGTAAAATTGCATGGTTAACCATGAAAAACGAAGAGCTGTGCAGGTTCGCAAAAAGATAATTCATAAGTGTAGATATTGTAAACGAATTATTCCAGCTACTTTAGATTTCTGTTGTGAGAATTGTTTGTCTCTTTACAAGAGAACTCATAGACCAATAGTCAGAAAGGTTGTTAAGAAATGAAAGACGCATACAATAGAAAGCTTCAATGTCCTAAATGCAATAGTAAGAAGATAGGATTTATTAAAGATTCAGAAGGAAAATCTTCCAATCTTCTATATTGTGAATCTTGTGGTATGATAGGTTCTGTCCTTGCATTCAGAGCACTTCCTTCTTTACCTGAAAATCCTTCCAGACGAGATTCAGATTTAGAAGACCCAGATGAACCTAGAGCATTTTAAAAAGGGATGAAGAATGTCAGAAAATCCAAGTCGAAGATTAAACAAAGTCTATGTGGTTCTTCTTTTAGAATATCCAGAAGAGGGAGAGGGTGGATATGATTCCGTTGAAGTTGTCTATATAACGCAAGATAAAACCAAAGTAGAAGAGATTAGGAAACTTTGGGATACTGTTGAGAAAGAAAAACACCATGATGATAATAAGACAATGAAAGCTCTATCTGATTTGCAACATAAGTTTGGTATTATCTGTTGGTCTGGTGAAGAACTTAGAATAGAAGAGAGGGTCTTACAATGAGACAAGCTACAGGTGGAAATCCTTCAAGTCGTAAGCAGTTATATGCTGTGCTCTTTGAATATCCTTTTGGATGCTTCTGGAAGTTCATGGAAGCAGAGAATGAGAAGGAAGCCAAACGCCTTTCTATTAGATGGCTTATGAAGTTGGAGAAAGAAGAACTTCAAGATATTGTTATAAGAGAAGTAAAGCTAGTTTCCTCTCTGAAAGAAATAACAAAGCTAGATGGGTTGATAATGAAATGAAAGCTAATAAACTAAGTTTTGATTCTCCAAATCCTAGTCGAAGGAAGCAAGTTGTTAGCTTAGATACTTATGCTCATAATTGGGGTATTTTAGTGCCATCCAATTCAGGATTTATTTGGGAACAACAAACAGATGGAGTAATGTGTAATCATATTCAGGTAGAGGGAATTTACATTCCCCTTCGAGAACCTAATGATTATCTTGCTAAGTTAAGGATAGCTAACTATGATGGAAAATCTACTCTTGCTATCTGGAAAAAGATAAAGGAGACTATGAAGCAATGGGAAGGTTTCCAATGGATAGAAGTTGATAATCCTAATCCAACTAAATTCCCAAATAACCAAGAAGGAATGCAATGGATTAGAATAACAGATTGGTGTTCTTCTTTAGGAAGAGGAAAACAACTTATCGGAGAGACTGTCATACTCATATATCCCAACTGTGATTAAAATGGACTGTCCTATAAAACAAAATTGTTTAGCTAAGGATTGGTATCCAATATTCAGAGAAGTTTATTTAGAAAGAACATGGGAAGAATGGGAACGAGAACTCTGCAATAGTGGTCAATATCTAAAATGTTGTTTCTACAATTCAAAAGGCTTTCGTTTTAATCCATCTAAACGTCATTCTCAATCAGAGAAAGCCAAGAAAGTAATCAGAATCTTAGAAGGGAAAGAATAATGCCAAAGCAATGTCCTGTCTGTGGCTATGATTTTGATGACAAAGGTAATTATTGGATTTGTCATCATTGTGGATTCGTTATCTCTAAGAACATCCATAAAGGTAAAGGTATTCACAATATAAGAAATTTCAATCCGAGTAGCAGAGATAATTTAGATGTTAGACCCGAAATCTGAAATAGGAAAAGAAGTATTTGTTTGTGTTATCCATGACAGCGAAGTCTATATAGGACTTCACCGTGAAGCTACTTTTTCTTCTTGCAAGAAATTTTTAGATGAAGTTCTCTCTGGTAAAAGGAAGAAATTCAAAATCTGTTTTGGTAAAGGAAAAATACTTGGAGTAACGGAAGAGAAAAATAAGAAATACGAAGTTTTAATAACTAAACTTTTCTTGAATGATGAAAATAATATCAGGGAAGAAGGAAAAACCTGTTGTTATGCTGATCTTTGGATTGAATTGGGAGAATATGCTAGAGAGCAATTCTCGAATCAGAATCCTTCAAGAAGAAGAATCTTGAAAGATTTTGAGTAATCCACCCTGCTGGTGTGAATTCATGGTTAACCATATTAGTTTAACGGGGCTTGGAAGATTTGGATGATATTCAATTTGTAAAGAATGGCTGGATAATGTTAGTGGAACTGATAGAGAAGAGAATTCTTATTGGTGAAGCTAACAAATGGTTTGAAGATTTCATAATCATGGGTATTACTCATGAGACAATCCATATCGTTATTGATAGCTTAGAGGGTTTGGAGACTACGGATAAATTTGATAATCTCTTTGGCTATGCAAATCCAACTGTTCTTTTAGTTCCTGAAAATGATTCGGAGTTTGATTCTGTTCAAAGAAGTAGATTAGAGAAGGTATTTTGGAATGAAAAAGGTAAGCGTAGAGTTAGGTTCTTGGATTCAAATCGTTGATAGCTCAGATGGTAGTTTGGTAACAGGTCAATTAGAAAAATATTTATCAGACAAACCATTCGATGAAAATAATCTAGCTTTCAAAAGGAGAGGGTATCACATTCCTATTTTTCTTGACCAGATTGTTCATGTCTTTCCAAAGATTGAATTGAAAGAGAATCCTCAAGATATTAATCCTTCAAAGAGGGAATCTAATGAATCCTAGTAAGAGACAAGTTACTTGTTTGGAATGTAAAGAAAAAACTGATGCTGACGAAGTTGTCTGTAAAGAATGTTTTGAATCTACTCAAAATACTGCTTATGATAGTGGTTTTGATGATGGTAAGGCTGATGGAAAGAAAGAAGGTTATGAATCTGGACACGATGAAGGTTACAATGAAGGATATTCTGAAGCTATTAAGCAAGTTCAAAAAGCTATAGAGAAGCTGGCATAAGAACTTGAGAAGTTATGAAGAGGATGACAAAGATTGACAATATTTGCAGTTAGAATCAAAGAATCGGATACCTATAACTACCATGTTTATCTAGTGGAAGCTAAGAATGAAAATCATGCCAAGAATGTAGCGGAAGCTAAATGGTATGAAAAACATAATATTAGAATAGCAGAAGGAGAAACCCAAGTCTGGGAAGTAGAATTAGATTTTAGTAATAGAGATAATCCGAGTGTGAGAGGCTAATGGAAATCTGGGTAGAAAGGAAATTAACTAAGCATCAAACACCATGTCAATTCTGTCATAGAGAGATAGACAAAGGAGACTTTAGAGTAGTTGTAAGATATAATGGATATCATCAGCAAGATTCATTGTATGCTCATGTTGGATGTCTTCAGAACTTCACAGAACGAGAATTACTTCGTGCTAAAGAAACTCCAATTACAATAGATGAGAAAGTTAATCCTAGTCGGAGAGATGGACAATGAAAAAGAAAATGGGTATTATAGAAAAAGACCTTAGAGTATCTCTTACCAAATATAAGGAAGATAGAAATCTTCAAGCTCTTTTGAAAGCAATTGTTACTCAATCTGATAGCCATATCCATTACTTTTGGCAATATGATTTCTTTCAGAAGAAACTAGAAAAAGTTTGCAAAGAACTGATAAGTAATTCCAATCCTAGTCATAGAGAAGGAAGAGTAGATGCAGTATCGCCTTGACAAAAAGAGTAAGCAGTATTACATGAAGGTTTGTGCATCTTGCAATGAGATATTTCTCTGTAAAGGAATATGTGAGAACTCTGAGAAAATATTCTATGAACAAAGTTGCATGTGTCCAGACCATTCAAGTCGAGAAGAGAAAAAGAAATGTCATAAACTTAGCTGGAAATACAATCCATCTTACAGACATGAATATCCTCAAATTCAGGAGAAATAATTTTGATAATTGCAATTCTCAAGAAAAGAGGACAACTCTATATTGACTTATCATCCTATAATAAAGGAAGCAAAGAACTAGAATTCAAAATAAGTGCTTACTATAAAGAAGACCATAAGAAGAAAGAAGAAGTAGGCGATTTGGAATATACGCTTAAAGTAAACAAAAATGGAATTCCAAAAGAAATCCATGTAGATAATATAGATGTTCGAGAACCTCTGTGGAAGAAAGGATATGGAAGAATACTAATGAGTTTCTGCCAAGCAATTGCTCAAGCTTCTAACTTGAAAGTAACTTTGTTCTCTTTGGGAGATGTAGTAGGATTCTACAGAAGATGTGGTTTTAATCCAGCTTGTAAAGACTCCCAAGACATGATATGGAGAGTTAAAAAGAGGAAAAAACATGATGCGAAAAGAGTTAAGATATGAATGCTTATTCTGTAATTTCTTTGATGAATGCAGAAGATTAGAAGTTAATGAAATTATCATTAGAGCTATTCAAGAGACTGGAAAATGTCCTGATAGATATCCTATCAGAATAAATCCTTCTTGTAGAGTTCCTTTTTTCTATTGCTCAAGCAAGTATTATGTCATAGGCTCTGAAGAACCTATAGAGCTTGACAAATATTATAGAGTTCCTTCTAGGGAAGTGAAAGAATATGTGGAGAAATCTTAGAGAAAAAATATCAAGAACTTTGATTCCGCCAAAATCTAGAATCTATGTTAAACCAACTCAACAACCATCAACGATAGGTATGAAAGAACGAACTATTTTGTGTGATTGTTCAGATTGTAAAATAGAAAGTAAAGGATTCTTTGAAACGCTTCCTTTAGAAAATGGACATTGGACATCTTGCTCAGTTCATAAATGTAAAGACTGTGGTAGGATGGGTGGATTTCCACAAACAAACTTAGAAGATTCTATTTTGCATGGAACATTAGAAACTAAACAAGCTCTTCGTGATGCTGGTATTCCTGTAGATGAATTCATTACTGAATTCAAAAAGAAACACCCAATAACAGATGAACAATTGAATCCATCTAGGAGAGAAATAAAGAATGACTGATGATGATTGGTCTTACAAGATAAGTAAAAAGTATTGGCAGAACAAAGAAGAGTTAACAATTAAACTCCCACAAAATATCAAAGATGTCAAGACAGTAGCTTATTTGTTGAGAACTTTCTTAGAGAACGAAAAGTGTCCTTTCAAAATTATCGGAGAAATAGAACTTCTCTACTCAGATAAAAGTGCAGATGCAAATTTAACTGAACATTGGGGTAGAGCTTATATTATAATTCCTGTATTGAAAAGAGGAATCTTAAAGAAACCTCGATATGACAAATTAGAAGAAAAGCATTTCATAAAAGTAAGAATTTCTCTTGATAAATCAAATCTTGGAACATGGCAAGAACATTGTTGGGATAATGGAAATTGTCATAGATGGTACATGGAGATGGAACAAATCAAAGCATGGAAAGAACTTCTAGAGAAATTTGGTAAAACGCTTCCATCTTTGAAATCAAGTTCAGAGATAGGAAATCCTTCAGCTAGGTGATAGCATGAGTGTTTTCCAAGACCCTGATATAGTAGCTATACAAAGGTTCAAAGCAGATGTCTTTATCCTTACTAAAGAGAGAATCAAATTCACACTAGAAGGAAGTAAAGTATTGAATCCTTTCTCTGCTATATTAGACCCAAGATTCTATCGGGGTAATATTGATATTTTGGAAGATGCTGTTAGGAATAAGAGAAAACTATGGCTTATAATAGAAGTAAGAAAAGTTTCAACAACGAATTCAGTATCCCAAGGTTTCTCTGCATCTGGAAAAATCTTTGTTCTCTCAGATGCTCACTATGTAAATGAAGCTGAAGAGTTGGAGGATATTAATCCAAGTAAAAGGTAAGGTGAGAAAATGGGTAGAAAGAAAATAAGAAATGAAGAATATACTAGAATGATTCTTCCAAAAACTACTGATGTAGTAGGAACAGTAGTACAGATGCTAGGCAATGATAGACTTCTAGTTAGACTTCCAGATGGAAAACAGATGATAGCTCGCATTAGAGGAAAGATGCGAAAGAGGGTTTGGATAAGACAAGGAGATGTAGTTCTAGTATCACCATGGGACTTTGAACCAGAGAAAGGAGACATTTTTTACAGATATACACGAGACCAAGTCAAGGAACTAAAGAAACTTGGATTTAAGGTGTATGAACTTGGAGAAGGAAAGAAAACTAGCATCGGAAATAATTGACAGAGTTGAATGGGCTATCAGAAAAGCTCATCCTAAAGTAGATAAGGTAGGAAAGAACTGTCATGGAAATACACTACTTTATGGTGAGAAATATTTTGACTTAGAAGATACTCTGACTGAGATTATCCAAGATGCTTATCCTGCATATAGCAAGAAAAAGCAAACTTCATTCAATCCATCAAAAAGAGAATAACGTCTCTAAAACGGGGTGAGCATATGGTTAACCATGAAGTTGGCATGTACAATTGTCCTGTTTGTAAGAAGAATCTTAAACGAATGGGTGAAGCTTCTATATTGACAGGCTTACCTAAAGAAGTAGGGAAGGAGATGGATTATTATTACTGTGCTGATTGTCACACGAATATGAATCGTTGTTGCTTTATCTTCTTTAAGGGCATAATATTCATTTTCTCTGACCATAAAAATTGGGAAGAACTAAGATTCAATCCAAGTGCAAGATATGGTGAAAATTATGAAATGCCCTGAATGTAAAGATACTTTGGTATACGACCACATAGAGAATAAATGGTATTGTCTAAAGTGTAAAGCATATCCAGATGTAAAAATGATATTATGGTGAAAGTATGAATCCTTCAAGTAGAGAAATATATGTAGTTGGTGTTTTTGACTGTGGCTGTAACTATGAAGCTGGCTTTGGGTCTGTAGAGATAGTCAGATGCTCAAATATGTCAGAACTCAATGACATCAAACAGAAGATGAATAAACACTCTTCAGAATTTCAATGTCATTTTAGACATGCCCTCTGTCTCTTGGTTTTTGAAGGAAAACTTAAATTCAAATTTAAGGGATATGGAGCTAAGAGTTACAAAGGATATATCAGAACTTGGAATGCTAGGAACAAAGATGGAAGGAAAATGGGTAAGGAAATAGTTACTTTTAATAAGCAATTTGATAGAATTTGTGCATGGCTTGAAAGACATAGAAAATATAAAGAGAAAATTATACTTCAAGAAGATGCTAATACAGGATGTGGTTTAGCTTGAAAACTAAAATTAGATTTGCTTTTCCTTTAGGTGCAATTGCCTCAATTGCTATCTTTATCTATTTGATAAGTAGTGAAATCTGGTATCAACTAAGTTTTGCTCTGAAGTTCCTAGTAATAATTGCATTAACTATTCTATTCTTCTGTGGAGAGTTTGAATACTCAAAGGAAAGAAATGCACAGTGACTGACTGGCGGGAATTGCATGGTTAACCATGTCAGAAAATGGAAATGGGGAAACAGGGATATATTCAAATTGGATGAATATTAATGAGTGTGAAAATAACTCTTTCAGAGAATGCAAAGCGTCAGATTATCTTTCATGCTTGTCTTGATGCAAAGAATAAATTCTATCCAAATGCTATTGTCAATTGGGTAGATGATGATTATAAAATCTTAGTATATTTTTGTTCTAAAATACAAACAAAGAAGAAAGTAGGTTTCTTACGAAAGAAAGAAATTTCTGAAGAACATGACTTAGAGATTCATTGTGTAGAAGTCAAACTCTGTCATCTAGGGTTCAATGATATGGATTGGGGAGAAATTAAAGTCAAGTCTCTTCATAAAGATTATGATGCCCTAGCAGAAGAGATAGCTCATACCATTGAACAATACACATCAATAATTCTCATTATTAATAACCCAAGTAAAGTAGAATCTTTACAGAATCCAAGTAGGAGATAAGATGAGATTCAAACGTGGATATTATGGATATCTAGAGTTCGTCAGACCTAATCCATCTCGAAGAGACTCTTTTATTCAAACTGAATGCGAATGTGGCATAGAACCAGCTACACACTTTCATAAAGTTTACAAAGAGAGGAAAAGATGATGATGAGATGGTGGTGGTGTTCTAAACACCATATTGCTGTCCCTGTAACTGATGAATGTCCTATCTGTGAAAGAGAGAAGATGAATCCTAGTAGGCGAGAACAATGATTCCCACCTCATATTTTTGCCCCATCTGTAGTGAATATCGAGCTAATAATGTCTTTGACTTTATTTCTCACATAAGTATGAAGCATGGACAAGGAAATCCTTTCAAAGATGAGGAAAGAAAATATTGGTTGAATCCTAGCAGGAGAGATAATCTTGATATCACAAGACTCAGGAAAAGATATGGAGAATAAGAAGAATCAGGCTCTCTTGAGTATTCTGAGTTCAGAAGCAAGGCAACGGTTAGAACGCATAAGGATGGTAAGCACAGATAGAGCAGAATATCTTGAATATATCTTAATCCATCTAGCTTCTCAGAATAAACTTAGAATTCCAATGGGAGATGAAGATTTCAAGACTTTCATTATGAGTAATGTTCCATCAAAAAGAGAAATTACAATAAAACGAGAATATGAAAAATAAAGAGGAATAATTTTGGGTTTGTATTTTTCAGGAAGAATAATTCAAGAAGAGACAGTTCTAAAACATCTGTTGGGAAAAGGTGTTCAACCCATTGGGAAAGAGGATGGAGCCAATGCTAATTATAACTGTGAAAGCTTGGGTCATCGGATATGGGTTTGGATTAACCTGAACACAGGATATACAATAGCAACAGGAGATGAAGGAAATGGGTGGGTTATTGAATTAGCTAAAGGAACAAAAGAAGAAGTCTTAGAGAAAATACACCCTCTCAACTCTTCCAGACGAGTTCAAGATTCTAAGATTAAACCTCGTTATCGTAATATTTTTGAAAGTATCAAATCTTTGGAAAGGTAAGAAGATGAGGAAAATTATTAAAAGAGAAAAGCTTTGTAAACATTGCAAGAATCAAATTGCTTCTCCAAAGTATGCTTGGTTCTGTGACCATTGGGTGAGATAGATAATGAGAAATATTCAGATGAGCTGGAAAGAGTTTGATAGAACTACTCGCTTACTAGCTAGAGACATTAAGAAATCCAAGATACAATATTCAGCTCTTTGTGGAATTCCAAGAGGAGGGTTAATGATAGCCGTTAGGTTATCTCATCTTTTAAATATTCCATTAACAGAAAATGAAAGCTTAGATTTTATGGATAGAACGATATTGATAGTTGATGATGTAGCAGATACAGGCAAGACTCTACAGTTCTATGCACGTTTTGGTTTTCCAACAGCTACATTATATTGGAATCCTGAATCTTCTATGCAACCTAAATTCTGGATTAAAAGAAAGTCTTCAAAAGAATGGATTGTCTTTCCATGGGAACAGATGTAATAGAATTCAGAAAACTGAAAAGAACAGATAAGAAATTGCTCTTGACTTTTGCTAAAGCTTTAACTTCTGACACTAAGATGAGATGGGGTTTACTAGAAGAACCAAAAGATATTGCTAGATACATTATGGAAGAAAGACATAGAAATGGTTGCAAGAAGCATACTCAGATAATTGGTATTCAGAACAAAGTAATTGTTTGCTATGGAAAGGTTAGTGTCTTTGAATCTGGAGTTGGTTATATTGAAGGAATAGTAGTTCGTTCAGATTTACAAGGTAAAAGTATAGGAAAGCAACTGATGACATATCTGGAATCTTTAGCTGAGAAAGAGAATTGTCCTTATGTAAAGTTAGAAGTATTCAAGGAGAACACCAAGTCAATTGAATTCTATGAACATATAGGCTACAAGAAGAGAGGACAATCAAGTGGCTCTTGGTTCATGAGGAAATACTTAAATCCAAATATACCCAAGAAAGAAAATCTGTTCAAGAAAATTAAACGTAAGTTGAAAGCTAAACGCAAATCCTAGTTGGGGTGGCAGAGTTTGGTAATGCGTAAGTTTGCTAAACTTAAGCCTGTCTATGACAGCAAGAGTTCAAATCTCTTCCCCAACGCCATCTCATACATGTCACCTTTTCCCAAGGTTAACCATCTGTAATGGGGGAATCGGGATATGTTTACTGAAGAAACAATTTCCTTAAAAAATATGGAAAGAGAGAAAAGGAAAATAGAGACTCATCCTAATTCTGCTCACCTTAAGATATTTCCTTTCAAATGCCCTAGTTGCAAGAAGACAGATATATTCTGGTTCAATAGCAATGATTTCCTAGTCTGTAGTCATTGCCGTCATATATGGTTACTTGAAGTAGAGAATCCAACACGGAGAGATTGTAAATGAAAACTCCTCTAATCTGTGAAAGATGTCATAAGAAATTCTTATGTCAAGCTAGAGTTAGTGGAAAATATCCTGTATCCGATTGTGAGACAGTTGAAAAATGTGTCTGTGAGAATTGTAATCCTGCAAATAGAAAGTCACCTTCTTGTCATAATATTCCTTTTGAAATGAATCCGTCAAGACGTGACAATTGAGGAAGACAACTTGAAAAACTGTGAAAAATGTGGTTTAGCTCCTGATTTATGTGCTTGCAAAGAAGAAGAGAAAGAGAAGTCAATGCTTGAGAAATATTGCCCAATCTCAGAAAGAGAAAGATGCGTGATATGTGGTCATATATGTTTTGGACTTATGGATTTTGCACAGCATGTAGCTCAATTTCATGGAATCTCTGCACTTCAGTATTGGAATAAATATGGACACAATGGAGAAAAACAAACTGATGAGACAATCAATCCATCTAAACGTAAACAAGAATAAGAAAATAAAAATGAAATGTCCACATTGTCTGAAAGAATTTGAGCCTAAAGCTCTTGCTGAATTATATGTATGTCCCTTATGTGGTTGTTGGATGCCTAGATATGAAAGATAAAAAGATTTGGAAAATCTATGTTAAAGATAATCTTTGCATTCGATGTGGAAAGTTCATTGATGCTCAAACTTACTTTGGAGTCTTGTGTCAGAAATGTAATGAGTTGTGGATAGAATTTGCTCAAGAGAATGGTATATCTCCACTTTATGCAGATTCTAAGAAGAAATTCTGGTATAGTTTCATAGATATGAATCCTTCAAGTAGGTTGTAATATGAACCCATCTTTAAGATATAGAGTAAAATGTAAACCTGAGAAAGTAACATATCTTGGAGAAGCATTTATTGGTAAAAATTGTTATTATTGGATAAAAGGATATTGTAGTTTCAAAGGAAAATGTTGCTTCAAAGCAGGAACTAGAATGTGATTTAAATGGAATCAGAAAAACAAGCAAAAATCAAAGAATTATACATGAAATCAGAAATTAAAGCAATCATCACCTTGTATATCAGACCTGAGACTAGAAAACAGAAGATACTAGATTTATTGAAGAAAGAAGAACCAATAGTTGATAATATCAAGTCTAGGGTAACGAGAGAAGGAATCAAAGCATCATTTCAACGTCTTAAAACTTTCATTGAAAGAATACCAAGTTCTGAGAATGGTTATATTATCTGTGTCTCTCCAGAAAAGCTAGTTTATGTCACAGATATTGTAGTAAATAGAGACAAATACTTTTGTGGTGGAGAATTCTATTCTGTTCCTTTGGAAGAAGAATTAGCATTAAGACTTCATCCAATAGGAATAATAGCTCTTGATACTCAAGAAGCAACTATTGCTTTTATTGGAAATAGAATTGAGATTCTTAAATCTATGACTTCTGGAATCTCTGGTAAACATAATAAAGGTGGACAATCTCAAAGAAGATTTGAACGAGAACGAGAAATGGAGATATTGAATTTCTTCCATAGGGTAGCTGATGCTTCTAAAGTCTTTGTGGAGAGTTATCCAATAGAAGAATTGTTGGTTTCTGGATGTGGACAAACTAAGAACAAGTTTCTTGATTCCAAGTATTTAGATTATAGACTTAAAGAGAAAGTAACTTTGGTTCTTGATACTCAATATACAGGAGATGCTGGTATCAGAGAAACCCTTCATAAAGCATTACCTTCTCTTGAAAAGAATGCTTATGCTAAAGAAGTTAAAGCAGTAGAGGATTTCTTTGAACTTCTAAACAAGAACTTTGAAAGAGTTGTTTATGGGAAAGAAGAAATAGAAAAGAATCTTCATTCAATTACTAAGATTATCAAGGTAGAAGAAAACCCTTTGAATTATGAGAAAGACACCATAGTCCTTCATTTCAAAGGAGAACATGCTGATAAAATAAGAGGACTTGGTGGAATTGTTGGAGTTAAGTGCTAATGGATTAGATGCAAAAGAAGGATTAATGGAATGAAAGGTATGAAGTTATTTAAAATTCACACAGGAAGAGTAGAAGTTAAATGCTCTATCTGTTGGAAGAATATTCCTGTTGGAGAAGAAAGATTAACAGCCAATCTAGGTTCTGGAATGTATCCACGTCATTATCACATTCTTTGTTTCTTGAAGAGATATATCAAAGAGATTAATTATCTTGGAAATAGAATTCAAGTAGAACTGAATCCTTCTTCAAGAAAAACAATAGAAAGCAAAGAGGAAGAAGAATGAGCTTTGAAATGATATTAGGTAAGAAAAAGATAATTATACCAGAAGAGAAAATCTTTCAAATCCCAGAACCAACTGATAATCCTCTAATTTTCTGGCTTTGGAATCCTGAATTAAAACCAGCTTTTACTATTAGAGAGTCTTCTTTAATCATAATGAATCTTTATTCTGTAAAAGAGATGAAAGATTGTGATGCTGATATGGTAGGTTCATCTCTATTTCTAAGTGCAGTTTTGGTAGAAGAACTAACTCATTGTGCTACTTTATCTCTTAGAAATCATAAGAATTGGAATAAATGGTTAGAACATCTACAGGAGGAATTACATGGTAATGAGTAAAAAGAAAATATTTCTTATTCTTCTAGCAGTAATCTTTGGAGGCTATGCTGGATGGCAATTACTTATACCCAATGAACCTCTTGTGAATATCTACAAGTGGCGATATGAAGAGATGAGTAAACCAGAATATCTTCAAGCTCTTAGAGATTTCTGTACGAATGAGCTTAATGATTCCATTGAAAACTTAAACTATTCTCAGCTAATAACTTGGGAACACAAACATCTGACATATACTCCTTATCAATTCAACAGAGAAGAGATGCCTATTGCAATTCTAAAAGGACTTTTCGGTAGATGTGGAGAATTTGCTCTTTGTTACAATGGTTTATGCCTAGCAAATGGATATGAGACAAGATTGATAGTAGATGATTCTAGAGCTACAGGTAACAAAACATCAGGAGACCATGTTTGGGTAGAAGTTAAAATTAATGGAAATTGGATTCATGTAGACCCAACTGAATCTCGTTTTAATGACTCAAAGATGTATATCAGAGATTGGAACAAAGAAGTCAATCATGTCGTAGCTATAAGTAAAGATAATTCTGGTAACATGGTGATAATAGATGTTACGAAAGATTACCAATGAAACAACATTCTCAGAAGAATATTGTAGAATTCTAAGGGAATCACAGCGAAGATTAGCTTTGATATCTGAAGAAGATGATAAGGCTTCTCTTTGGAATGACTACTTTCTGAAACTTCAACTTTTACAAGAATGTATAAATATGAATCCAAGTCGAAGAGACCATAAAGAAAATAAAAACTACTCATTTGTAGCTCCATGGATAGTGGGGAAATGAGAATAAAAGTTTTAATTTGTGGAGATAGGAATTGGAATTATCCAGAAGACATAGATGCCTTTGTTCAATCCCTTCCAAAGGATACTATTATCATAGAGGGAGAATGCAGAGGAGCAGATATCCAAGCTAAACAATCTGCTATCAAACATAAACTCATAGTTGAGAGTTATCCAGCTCAATGGGTAAGATATGGAAAAGGTGCAGGAGTTCTTAGGAACAAAGAAATGCTTGAAATTGGTAAACCTAATTTGGTAGTTGCATTCCATACTGATTTAGCAAAGAGTAGAGGAACTCGAAATATGATTTCTCTAGCAATGGCTAAAGGATTGCCAGTCACTATCTATGGACATTCTATGGAATCCAGAAACATTAATGCCTCAGTTATGCAAAAATTAGCGACCATATGCGGCTCCAGTAGCACATGGTTAACCTTGGATACAGTGCACTGCCAGTCTGACTTTATAATGGGCTAAGAAGGAGAAAATAATTAATATGGACAAAAAATGGGAAAATCTAAAAAGAAAGGAAGAAAAGTATATGAAGACACACGATACTATGTTTGTCTGTCCTTATTGCAATGCTTTTCTAGTTCCTTGGTCTTGGGATGGGAATCGTGAAAAAGCTAAGACTGGTTATGTATTCCAATATGTTTGTCAATGTAATTTATCAAAAAGGAAAGGTTCTCCTTCATGGTATGAAACGATTGAGAAAAAAAGAAGAAGTGATTGGTATTTCTTCAATGGAATCCAATGGACTAATCCATCTAAAGTTCCTATTTTATTCAATCCTTCGGTGAGATAATGAAAATACCTGAGATTTGTCCAAACTGTAAGAAGAAGACATATTGGATTGAGAGGACAGAATTAAACTTTGACTCTGATGAGCCTAGTAGAATAGATGACCAAATCTTCGAATGTGATAATTGTCACACACTTTTCAGAGTTAGATGGGAATTAAAGTCTTTTCATCAACTTACAGAAGTTCCTACAAATCCCTCGGAAAGAAGCAAGAATGTCAAACATTGAATGAGGGATTCAGCATGAGAGAAACCTGTTTTAAATGTAAAGAAAGTTTCAACAGGGAAGCTCTTTTTGAGATTTATCTTACCGTTCATCTTGCAACAGATAGTAATTGTTATCTTTGTCCGACATGTTTGGAAACATGGGTACAGATATACAACAGATGGAAACGAACAAGGCATGATGATTTCTGGAATAGAGGTTGGGATGAATTTCTAAAAAGGAAAGCCAAGAATATATTTAATCCCTCTATGAGAGGTTCTACATGAAAATTCTAATTGTAAGTGACCTACACAATAGAGACATTACTTCAATAGTTCCTCAGAAGACGTTGAAGGAAGTAGAGTTTATCTTAAGTGCAGGAGACTATGAAAAGTATCCATATCCTATTCAAGCTATAGGCATTTATGGAAATCATGACCCCATCAAAGAAGTTTTTACTGATAAGACTCTAATAGATTGTAATCTTAAAGTCAAACGAGTGCATGGCTTGAAGTTCATGGGTGTTCAAGGAGTCTTCTGTGGTCAGAGAAGGTATTACAAGAATCCAAGTTGGTATCATATTCTAGAAGAGGATATTCAACTCAAGTTAGATAAAATGCCCAAAGTAGATTTCTTTATAACTCACTTTCGAGCAAAAGAAATCTTTGACAGATTCCATCAAGGAAGTCCAGCATTCAGAGAATACATTGAGAAAAAGAAACCATTTTACTACATCTCTGGGCATACTTGTTTTGATGGTGGATTAGATAGAATAGGAGATACTGTTTGTCTGAATCCACATCCATGTGGAAAGATTCGTTATATAGTGCTTGACCTCAAAACTCAAGGTATCAAATTTACTGACATTGAACAAACTCGGATTTGAGATTATGGATTGTCCTTATTGTAAAAATAAGATGGATGTCTCAGAAGTTTCATCAACCTATATTTGGAACAAGGGATTACCTAAACCTTTTTGCAATAAAGATTGGAAATATTATACTTGTGAAAAATGTTACAAAGACAAGAAAGGAGAAAATCACTTTTTCTGTTTTGTTTTTCTTCCAGATAAGGAGATTTACATCTGGGATAATTCCAAACACTACTGGAAAAAATTGAATCTTGCTATAAATCCATCAAGGAGAGATAGTCCATACACAAAAGAAGAGAAAACAGGATAATTAAAGACAAAGCAATTAATTGGGATGGAGAAAATTGTTTGCTTATAGATTGCTATCGAGTAAAAATAGAATTTAAACCTGATGGCATGATGAGATTCTACTTTTTCAATTGTAACGAGAAAGGAGATTCTTGCATTGAAATCAAAGAACCAATATTTCAAGCAATAGTTTCTCACGAAAAGGAAAGAACATTTATTTTCAATAATCCTTTTATAAATCCAAGTAAGAGGTTTAATAATGATAAAGCAAAAGACAAAGAATACTGAGAAAGAGAAGGACATGGCTATCTACTATTGGTATCTAATCCAAAGAATGAGGATGATTTGCTAATGGACATCTGGACACTACTTTTCTTCTTTGCTCTTGCCTATGCTTTTCTTATGTATTTGAACTATAGAAAGAGGAAACAATTGAAGCAGGAAGCAGATAATCCATTCAAACTCTGGGAAATGAAAGAACAACTCAAGTGCAAGAAATGTGGAAAGACTTGGGAAATTCCTTTCAAGAGATTTGATTATGTATTTCAAAAGATAGCTGATGAAAGAGCAAAGCACAAAGCAAAGCGTAAGAACTGTGATGGCGAAGTAGAAGTCTCTGGTATTTGGTATGAATATAGAGAAGAGACTCCTGCTGAAAAGAAATGGAAAAAATTCGAGTCAAGATTCCAATAGGAACTTGAGGGTAAGGAGAAGACTCTTGTAAAGACAGAGAAAACCTCTGCCCTAAATACTATAGGAATTCCTCTTGAGAACCAAATTTATGCTTGGTCAAAAGGGAGAATATTCTAACTTCTCCAATTTTATTCCCTCAATAGAAGAGGAATCAAAATTGAAAGAAATCAGATGCTTAAAATGTCATGTAAAACTAAAACATAATCAAGGATTTAAAGTCAATTGGAATCCTACAGGATGGCTATGTTATTCTTGCCAAAATAAATGGACAGAACTATTTTTCAAAAAGAAATTAGAAAAAGCCATGTATGGTAAAAGAGAAGAACTTATCAATAAAGTCTGGAGAAATTTTATAGATTTCAATCCTTCTTATAGGTAGGTTGAATAAATTATGGAATACCTAAAAGAAAATGATACAAAAGAATTCATTAAACGGTTACCAGATTTGACAGTTAATCCTCTCAATGTTCACTTAATAATGTTAGCTGTTAGGTCTAGAAAAGCTAGAGAGATAATGGGTTTCAAAGTAAAAGACTTGGTTATTGAAAGACGCATCATTAGACCAATTCCTTATCTTCCAAATCAGAACTTGGACATTTCTAATTGGAGAGAGAAATACTTCAATACTGTTTACAATCTTTCTATCCTTCAACATCAAGGAAGATATTCTGTCAAAGGTGTTCTTGCTCCTGCTGAAGCTATGGGAATCTTTGCTACTTTAAGTCCTAGAAATGTTATGTCTGCTAATGCTGATTTGATGAAAGAGAACATAACCTATTTCTATCAAGGAGATGATACATCCAAAATGGAAATAGCCAAGCTTAGTTCTAGATACTTTGGAATGCTTCATAGACATAAGGATAGAAGTTCTAATTTTGTAACCTTAGATATTGATAATGGAGACAAACTTCTTTTCAAGGAAATCTTAGACAAAGTAAGTATCCTTCCTATCTTCATGGCTACTGAGACTTCAAGAGGTTACCACATAGTCTTGAATCTTACCAAACCAGAGGATGCTAGAATCTTCTATGGAAAGAATGCTCTTATTCAACAATTAGGTTTAGCTTATGCTAAGAAAGGATTGGAAATTCAGAAGGACTCGCAAGAACCTGTGGCAGGGACATTGTATTATCGGGAGAAAGGAGTAATCCATTATGTCACAATCTTACAGTAGAAATATAGAAATCTATTGGATGCTTATTATGACAGCTATAGCTTTAATCATTTCTGCTACTTTCCTAGAAGGTTGGACTTCAATTTACGTCTTGGTAATTGCTGGAGTTATCTATATTATATCTCAGATATTCTTCTGGTGGAATAGATGGAAACATCAGAAGAATGCATGCAATACTACTAATTACCACGGTCTTTCAGGAATTTATTACCAAATGCATGGGAAATATATCAATTATATTACTCAATTTATTACAAATTTCAGTAATTCCGCCCAGTGCAGAGAGCTGGTTAACCATGGTTAACCAGTAATTAGATTACAATTTTATTATATAATTTGAAGGAATTTTCATGAGAATGGTTTGTCCAGAATGTTATCCTTATCTGAAGAATAAGGGCAGAGATACAATAGAATGCTTCCTTGACAGAGTAGATATCTTTCCTCAATTTCCAGAAGCAGGTCAATGTCCACGCTGTAGGAAAATCTGGAATGATGATGGAAGAGAGATTTTGGTAACTGGACAGATTAAAGTAGAACTAAAAGATAAAGAATATAATCCATCAAGGCGAGAAGATTGAGAAATGAAAATAAATCCAAGCAACTTGACCTGAGGGAGCTTTCTGATGTGGAAAGGATTGCGTTAAGTGGAGATAATCCTTCACTTAGATTCTACTGCTTATACAAAGAGACTTTAGACAAAATTCTCAAAGACATAGAAAAAGCTAGGGAATCTAATAATAAAAGCAAAGTTCTTGGACTAACTTTGGAAATGTATCTCGCTTATCGAGAAAAAACAGGATGTGAAGGATGCACGAAAGGAGCAGATAAATGTGTTCATTGGTCACCAGAGAGGGTTGAAGTCAATAGGAGTTAGAAAATGAGTTCAACTACTAAACAAGTAAATAAAAAAGCTGTCAAAGTATTCCACTTCTGGTTCTGTTCAAAATGTTTACAAAAAATAGATATGTCCAAATTGCAAGTTGCATTGGATATTCCATTTGGAGACCCTAATGACCTAAGTAAAAACTTAGAACCAATTGGTTTCAAACTTTGTTGTAAACTATGTGACAATACTACTTTTGTTAAGAAAGAGTTCTCTATTCCCATTGAAGATATCATTGAGAAAGAACTAGAAAAGCAATTGAAAGAATATACTAACAACAATCGGAATCCAACAAGGAGAAATTAGGAAATGAATGTTATGAGATTACAGGAATATCTTGAAGCTCACAAAGAAGTGCCAAAAGAAGCTCTCTATTTCTCGAATGAAAGGAAATGCTCTCTTTGCGGCAATTTCTTTCATGTTCAAAATTCAATCTTCCTTATGGGGACTAAGATAAATAAATATGGTACTATGTCTATGAACCTTTGCAAAGATTGTTTACCCAATTGGCAAAAAGAATTCAAGAAACATAGATTGGTCTCAACTATTCATGACTGGCATTGGTCTTGTTGGGATTTAGATAAGCCTATGCCTCATACAGAAGTTGATAGAGTTTTCCTTTATTTGGAGAATGGACAGTTCTTTCTTCAAACAAACTTTAATCCATCCAGACGAGAAAGAGTGGAGGAAATTAGATGATGCGATGTCCTATATGTAATTCTGTGATGAATATTCATGGTCAACTATCTTTACCAGAGGATAGACCACCTTTTAATTTGACTTCTAAGAAGATTGTTCCTTATTATCAATGTGAAAATTGCTTAAAAAGTCCTAAGAAAAACTTAGCATATCAAAGAGTGATTGTTGATGGAAAATGGTATTTCTTTAATTGGGGCAGATGGAATTTTTTGAGAGAAAGTATTTTTAATCCAAGTAGGAGGGCAGACTAATGTATTGGATAAATGAAAGAATAGGAACGGCATCAGCAGATGAGATTACACATGAATATCATCATCTGATAGATAAATATTTTATCTGTTGTCTAGATATGATAGATGGAAAGAATGACCCAGAGATAATCTATCAAAAGCTAAAGATAGCTTTGAATCAATGGTGTCTTGGAAGGAAAGTAATATTCTTCTGCTTTGCTGGAATATCTAGAAGTAATGGAATGGCTACAACTCTCATTGCATATTATCAGAATATGGATTGGGAAGATGCTTATACAATTACAAGAAAGGCTTGTCCTAGAGCACAAGTATGTCTTGATTTTTCTGATTCCTGTAAAATAGCTCTTGAGATGATGAGAACCAGATTAACTAAGAAATGTCCTTTTTGTAATAGTCCTATTGAATATTGGGAAGAATGTTGTAGTTATTGTTGGTCAAATAGAGTGAAGAAGTGAGAAGTGAATTGTTGGAAATCCAAGAGGCAACTGAATGAAAATATTAATCATTTATGATAATAACAATTCACAAGTAAAGAAAGGATACAAAGGAATGTTTTTTACAAATGATTTTGGTATAAGACTTTATTATCCAAATATTAAAAATCCAATAGATTTGTTTCTAACTTATTTCCATGAAATTCTACATTATCTTTCCAACAAATATTTAGGAAAAGGTGAGAGGATAGTGTGGATACTTCTTGATTATAGAAAAGACTATTTGCTTAAACATGGAATTAATCCTTGGAAAAAGGAAAGGTAATACTTTGAGTAAGTTCTCTTCTAATCTAGAAATCTGGTGGTCTCAAAGAATCAAAGCATCTAAGAATGGAAAGACACTTTCTCCCCTGACTATTAGAGGAGTTCTTTATTTGATGAGACAGAAAGTAGGTATTAAGGCAATGCCTAAGACCAAGGCTGGATTCTATTCAGCTCTTGAAAGAGTCGAGATTCAATTCAAAGTTCCTAGAGAGAAATTGAGAATAGTAACAGAACCCAAGGTAAATCTAATCTCAAGGTCAGGTGAAGTTCCCTTACTCAAAGCAGACCCAAAAGAATTCCAGAATGCATGTGCCTTAATTTACATTGAGAAATCAACTATCATAGAAGCAATCGAAGAAGATAAGAGCTTGACTGATAGAGGAATCCTGATTATCAAAGCAATGGGATTCTCATCTAGAGAAGTAAATAGAATAATCAAACAAGCTCAGTCATTGGGATTACCCATTTTTACATTAACAGACTATGACCCATCGGGAATTCTGATAGACCTCAAGATTCAAGACTCAGGAGTGAAAACTGCTAGACTTGGAGTAGACCCAGAGCTCGTAAAGACTTTAAATTTAAAGCTTGACGATGTTCGTGAAGCTCTTCCAAAGGATAAGAAGAAGTTGGCTCATTACAAATATCTGAAGACCAAATATCCTAAGTTAGCAGATGGGTTCTTGAAGATAGGAATGAATAATCAACCTTATAGAATAGAAATAGACGGTATCTTTGCATTAGCAGGAAAGGATAGATTTGTTGAGGAAATTCTAAAAAGAGCAGATAATATTGTTCAAATTAAGCCCATACAGAAAGTTCTCAAGCACAAGAAAGTTCCTGAGAATGTGAACAAAATGAAGGAAGAGATGCATGCAATAGTTGATAAGTTGTTTGAACAAGCCTCTGAGGATGCAGAGAAGTCCCATATAAACGCTAAAGATTCTTTCAATAACATACATCTGAGTAAGATTGAGAAATCCATTGAGAAGACTATAGATTCAAAGTCTTCCAATGATACAACTCAGGTATTGCAAGATACCATAAATAGTCTTCAAAAATTATTGGAAGCTCAGAATCATAGAGGAAAATAAAATGACACATAAAAAGTCACATAAAAAGAAAGAAATAAACTTGGAAATATTAATTAGAAAAGAAGCACAGGAAAGATTGGTAATCAAAGCTAAAAGATTCTTCCAAAAAGACCTTAGACATACTTCAGGATTTAGTGACAAGAAAGGATTAACTTGTGTAGTTCTGGATACTCTCCTGAAAGAAATGTATCAATCTTGTTATCAAGATGTCATGGAAGATGGAGAAAATCAATGTGTTGAAAATGTTGAAGAGATGGCTAATGATATTGCAACAGATTTCGTTGAAGAAGAAATAGCTTCTGAAATTAGTAGAGTAGCATTGCATGAGATTATTCATACTATGCTTCCATATCAGTATGATGATTGTTGTGATGGTTGTGAGGAAGAAACAGTAGAATTAATAGTTGAGCAAATGACAGAATATCCTCCTAATTTAATTGATATAGATTGATTGAAAGTCATTTGTTGACAGAGTTGTTCCCTAAGGAACATAAAAATAAAGGAAAGATAAAATGAAAAAATCGGCGGAAATCTCAAAAGAAATTTTAGAAGAAATCTTGGATAATTTTGATAGAGACATCTCAATACAAGAAATGCTTGACAAAGCAAAAAACAAATGGCACATAGGAAAAAGCAGACTTTTCATAATTTTGAAAGAAAATGGAAGACATAGAATAGACACAGGAATTTCAAATTATCGGAAAAAGTTGAGAGAAAAAGCTAAATCTTATTGGGCATCACAATTAGACAAACCAGAAGAAGAAAGTTTGATTTGGTTGCTTGAACCTGAACTTGGGAAAATTGATGCTCAACTAATTATCAGGGGATATGCTTTGATAAAAAAGAATACCAAGTTAAAAAAGCTTTTAGAGAGTGAACATATATGAAGCAAATAAAAAGGATAATAAAAACACAATTGAAACCTTTGAATCCACACATGCCAGCAATGTTCCAAAATTGGATTCGTCAGGGAAATGCCAGTCCAATAGAATTTCTTATTGAAGGAATTGACAATGAACTTGAATATGGAAAATCTCGGTTCATAAAAATAATTATTCTTAGAAATACTTCAAAGCCATTGATAATTCTTAAAGGATTTGGAACTGGAATGACAAATAATGGCTGGAATTTTTTTACCAATTCATTATTTAAGAACTGTAGTCAAAAATCATCTGTAGGAGGAATTGGACTTTTTGGGGAAGGTTTGAGAAGAACCGCTTTCTCACTTTCAATTGCACAAAATAAGGAATTTTGGGTTTGTTCAAATAATAATGGACATATAGAAAATGCTTTGTTTATATGGAACCCAAAAACTGGACTTCCTTCTAGGCAACTTTCTTACCCTATGTGGGCTAATAACCTTGAAAATGAGAGAAGGTCTAAAAATGGAGTTACTATAGCTGTTCCATATCTCTGTTCTAATCAAGAAATCTCTGAAATAAAAAATGTTCTTTCAGACACATATGCTTACAATCTCTATAATAACATTTTGAGAATAAAATTGGAAGTCATAGACAATAATACCAAAATTTCTTATCCAATTGATTTTCCCAACTATGGAACAAATCAAGTAAAACATGTTTCTTTGGGAAAACAGATAACAGGAACTATTTTTGAAAATCCTACTGCTGGAAATGATTCTGGAGCAATTAAATTTTATTTCAAAGGAAGAAAAGTTTATGAACCTCAGAGAAAAAGAATCTCAGCCATTGCTTGGATTGACATAAGTAATTTATCTGGGATAAGAGTGAATCTTACCACAAGAAAAAATGGCTTTAAAACAGGCTTTCAGACTTCAAAGATTGACCCTCTAATCTATCAGATTTATAAAAACTACAGCATTTCAGGAGTAAGTTCTAACACGGTATCCACATTAGCTAATAACTTATACAAAAAAGCTATCAAAGCAATAAATGTTGGAATGAAAAGACCAAGAAAAATAGCAGAGTTCTTGTTTAGATGTACAAATCCCTTTTGCAGTTTCAATTTAAAAAATAAGAAACCTTTTGAAATTTTCTCTCTAATAAATTGTCCTCTAAATTGCCCACATTGTTCTTCTATCCTTACTTGGATTCCTACAATTAAATATCCTCCAAATCCTACTGGAAGACAAAATAATACACAACAAATTGCTTGGAGTGTACAATCTTTTAATGGTTTGCATTTTGTATTCTATAGTTTTCCATCTGTTATCATTGACTCTAAACATCCTTTGTATCATAAGTTTCTTAATATGACTAGCAAAGGTCAAGGAAGAATCTTGGGAGCTTATATTGCCGAAGTAGCGGAAATAGCCAACAGTCCCAGTCAAAGAAATTCGTCATCTGTTACTCAAGATCTCCAGTTAAGATTAGATAGAATAGCTAGAGTCAATCTAGCACTAGAGTCAATCTAGCATTAGAATAGGATTCTAATAGGATTCTTTAATAGAGAGTTCCTTCTCTTTTCTATTGGATAAAGATGGAAGAGAAAGAACTACTAAGAAGACAACAGCTACCATTGAGAATAAAAATCAAACTTTCTCAAGATATGATTAGACAATTCCATGAAATGTTAGATGGAAATGTCTACATCAGCTTTTCTGGTGGAAAAGATTCAACTGTTCTTCTTCATCTAGTTCGTCAAATGTATCCAGAAGTGCCAGCAGTCTTTGTTGACACAGGACTAGAATATCCAGAAATTAGAGAATTTGTAAAGACAATTTCTAATGTAATCTGGTTAAAGCCAAAGAAGTCTTTCTATCAAGTTGTTAAAAAATATGGTTATCCTATTGGTACTAAAGCTCAAGCAACATATATTCGACAGGTTCAAACAACAAAAAGTTCATCATTTAGAAGTTACAGGTTACACGGAAAGAAAGGCAATTACAAAGTTTCTGTAAATGACAAATGGAACTTTTTAGTGAATGCTCCTTTCAAGACTTCAGAAAGATGTTGTTATATTCTGAAAAAGAATCCTGTCAAAATATTTGAAAGAGAGACTCTTCGTAGACCTTTTATGGGAACAATGGCAATAGATTCTATTAGTAGGAAAAGATTGTATCTTCAGAGTGGTTGCAATTCATTTGAGTTTGGAAAAGAACAATCTACTCCACTAGGATTCTGGACTGAAAAAGATGTATGGGATTATATTCATCAGAATAGAATTCCATATTGTACTCTTTATGATAAAGGAATGGATAGAACAGGATGTATGTTCTGTCTATTCGGGATAGATAAAGAAAAGACTTCTAGATTTCTTATTTTGAAGGAACTTCATCCTGAACTTCATTCTTATTGCATGAAGAACTTGGGTATTGAAGAAGTCTTAGAATATTTGAAAATACATGGAATTAATGTTCCTATTTGGGAATAAAATACACTATAGGGTTAGCTTCCCATGGTTAACCATTTTATCATTTTCTCTGCTGGTTGCGGGTCAATTCAACAGTAGTGGCATCATGGATTTTGACCCACAACATTTTATGGTAATTTAAAACTTAAATAGGTAAAGTGATATAATGTCTATTGATAGAGCTTTGTCTCAACCAGAAAATCCCAGTGAACGGTATCCATTGATGCCAATAATCTTAAGATGTAATCATTGTGGTCAAGACTTTACTGTTTGGAAGGAATTCTTAGACCATATGGAAAAGTCTTCCCATAGAATATGTTACAAATGTGGATATTCCTGTGGTGGAATGGTTGAGTATTTACGTTCAGAGTTTATAGCAATCCATCAAATTGATGGAACTGTAGAGTCATGGAAATATAAGCACATAATTCCATGTCCTTTTCTTAACCCTTCAAAAAGGAGTTTAAAGAATAATGACATATAAAAAAGGAGTGATTAAAGTTGCCATTTAAGCGTAAGAGTCGTGGTAGGTCTAAAGGTAATAAGGGAAGTGGAGCTACTGTTCAATGTGATAATTGTGGGGCAATAGTTCCAAGAGATAAGGCTAAGAAAGTTATGAGTAGACTTTCTTTCGTTGATTATGCATTAGCTAAGGAGTTACGAGATAAAGGTGCATATCTTCCTTTGTCTTCTGATGTAAAATATTACTGCATTTCATGTGCTGTGCATCGTGGTATAGTGAAGGTCAGAGCTGAGAAAGAACGTCATACACGCACACGAAGATATCACAATTGAGGAATAAGAAATGACCGAATTAATAAAGAATTCAAAATATGAGATTAAATGTACTAAGGCAGATGGAGACATAGTTGAGATACAAGTTACAATCAAAGACCAGAAACTCTCAGATGATGAAATGGCTAGTCTGAGTACGACTATCCGCAAGATTCTCTATGCTTTCGATAGAGCAGATAGTGTCTCATCCAGATATGGGTCTGCTGATGGAAAGAGGAGTAAGGAGTAAAATGTCAGAGAATAATAAGCCTAAGACTCCCTGTGACAGGTGTGGGAGTTATAGATGGATAAGATGGGCTGATAAGCATAATTATACCTGTCAGAAGTGTGGTAACTTCTATTTGAAGAAACCAGTCAAAGTAATTGGAAAATTAGAAAAATTAGGAGAATTGAAAGATGAATATAAACAAGAATAAATTCAAAGATGTAAAAGAGATAGATGAACATACAGCATTTGGATGGCTAAAACTTTCAGAAGCTAAAGTAAGTCCAAATAATATCAGAGAAAAACTTGAGAAAGAAGACATAGAAATTGTAAAGAAAAATCTACTTCCATCAATCAAAGCTCTGGGATTAGCACAATTGCCTCTTAGCACTCCAGAAGGAGAAATCTTTGCTGGTTCTAGACGCTTGAAAGCATGTGAAGAGTTAGGAGAAACATTAATTCCTGTTGTGATAAAAGACATAGATTCTAAAGCTCAGATTGCATTGTCTTGGTCAGAGAACAGAGCCCGACAAGAAGTTGAGACTTTAGCAGAAGCTAGAAAATTCAAACAATTAATGGATGAACATGGAATGTCTGGAAGAGAAGTCGGAATATATTTAGGAATACCAAATACCTATGTTGCTGAAAGATTACAGATGCTTGAAACTTTTGGAGAGGGTGTCCTGAGTCAGGACACTAAGATTGTGGAAAGTAAAGGTTTGACTAAAGAGGAAGAAAAGAAAAGCTTGACAACAGAGAAAGCTAAGATTCTTTCTCGTGATTGGGTCCCTCAAAAAATAAAAGAAGAACTTGTTCAACAAATTGAGACAGGTGGACTGAGTTATCAGCAAGTTAAAGGAATACTTGGTAAAGGAAAGGTTGTCCTTACAATCATAGAAGAGGAAGAAAAACCTGAAGTAAAAGCTAAACTGCAAGAAGAGTTTGGTGGAGTAAAAGCATTTAAAGTAAAGCCAGAAAAAGTCATTGATAGACAAAATGAACTTAAAGGATTAGCACCTAAACTATCCAAAGAAGAACTTCCTGCTGAACAATTTGAAACTGATTCTGAGAAAATAGATGTCCAAATACATCCAAAAGTATTGCAGAGAATAACTAAATACTTTGTAGACAAGAAAGGACGATATGTAAGATGTAAAGTTGAAGTTGTTGGTGAAATAGCTAGGTCAGAAAAGGAAGAGAAGAATAAAAAGTGAGTTGAGATAATTGCCAAGATATTGGTTATCAGGTGAAGAAAAGAAGCTTCTTTGGAAGCTTAGAGATAAAGGACTCAAGTCTGACAGTGGAGACTATTGGAGACATTTGATTCCTAGAAATGAGAAAGAACTTAACTTTCTTTTAAGTATAATACCTGATAATGCAGTAGAACAAGAGAGAGCCAATGAATCTTTTAGTTGGAAAGAAAGGCAAACAAGAAGACTTCCTGATGGAACAAGAGAACTTAGAGACATTATCTACACAGCTAATCTAAAAACTTCTCTTTGGTATTTTGAGATTTTGCATCCTTTTACAATTCAACCTTTACCAGAAGGACTGGATGCTAATCAATATGAATCCAAAGAATGGATTCCTCAAGTCTTTGATATTTCCAATAAAACTTGGAGACAAACTTCACAAAGGGAATGTGAAAATTGGAATGATTTGGTAAATTGTCCTTCTTGTAATCATCCAACATTTCCACAATTTGAATGCCATGTTTGTGGAGCAAGAATAGTTCCTCCTTTGAAGGAGATAGAAAAAAGAGTTCTAAGTCTCATTTGTATTCTTCCAGATACTACAGATTGGCTTGAAGAAGAAGAACAAGCAATTGAAAAGCCTGAATCTGAAGAAAAGGAAGAAGAACCTACTGAACTTGAAGAAGTAATTGAAGAAACAGTTAGTGAGGAAGTTGTAGAGAGGGAAGAAGATGAAGAAACCAAAGATATCCCAATCAGTTAAAGAGATAGATAATAGAATCTCAGAACTCAAGGAAGCAATTGAAGAAGAGAATAGAAAGATAAGTGTTCTTAATCTTGAATTAAAACAGAAAGAACATGAGACTGAGAAGTCTATCCGAGAGCATGAGCTTCTTATCGAAGAGTATAAACTCCTTCTCAAACATTATCATGAAGAAAGAGTATTAGTATCTAATCCATCAAGTCGAAATGGAAATGGGAGGCATAAAGATTGAAAGCAAAAATAGATAGAGAAAGAAAGATGGTAGTTCTAACAGTTGATGACCCTCGTGCTAGAGAAGGTCTAAAAGAAGAAATGCCATTTGACAACTGGTTTGAATTCTCTAAAAGAATATCAGAGAAAATAGCAAAAAGCCATCGGTGTTAAATTATGGATTTCGATAATAGCGTAGCCTATGTTGCTTATAAGTTCTACAATCGTTTAGCTATCCACAATGCACCCGAGAAAGTATTAGATTTCTTCATATCATTTTTATGTGTATATTCTACCAAGCATAATTTCATCTACTTCTTTGTAAATGATTGGCTTAGGATTTGATGATTAATGAGTTCAAAATATAACAAGAAAGGTTGTCCTTATTGTGATGAAGACAAAGGAAACCTTTATCCATTGAATGCAAAAGAAGAGCAGAGTTGCTTCTATTGTAAACTTTGTCCTAAATGTCGAGACCCAATTATCATCTATAAATATCATAATGAGCCCTCTAACTCTGAAATAGAAGAAATGACAGAATGGGCAATGATTACTTTCCAAGGAAGGACTCCTGATTTTGAACGATTACATGTATTAGACCATTTCTCAATAGAACTTAGACCAAATGTGAGAGCTAAACAAATAACAACTAGGAAAGTTGTTTTCTCATGTCCTGTGTGCAATAGATTCTTTTCTTCTTCAGAAATGATAAAATGTAAGGAAGGACTTTTCGTATGCAGAGAATGTCATATCAAACTTTCTAACAATTCTTTAGAAGAACATCTGATTGGGCAGACGAATGAAAGTATCGGAGAGCCCTCTGGTTTATCCAAAGAACAAGCTCAATATGAGCATATTCAACAGATGGATGATGAAGATGAAGAAGGAACAAATAACTAAGAAATTCGTGAATGATTCTGTGGTAGAATCTATTAGACAAGCCATTAGATTTGAAGTGAAGAAAGAGTATAAAGAAAGAGAGATAGAAGTTACTCGGCTAGTTCTAGGTAAACTCATCCATGATTGTAGAATAGAAATCACACCAAGTAGAAGGGAAGAAAGTGTCTTATTCACCAAAAAGAATAAAAATGAAAAATAAGCCAACCTGCTTGTTCTGTCATGGAAAACTAGAAGCAACATCAGTTAGTATAAGCAGAGGCATAAGTTCTTATGATATACTTGGAAGTAATCAACCTTTTGCTATTCCTTCTCAAGATGAGATAACTTTGAAAATAAACTGCCCTCAGTGTGGAGCTTATGGTGAAGCATTAGGAGATAAGGCTTCTTTCTCAGGAAACTCGAAGCATCCAATAATTGAAATTGATAATGTAGCTATTGGAAGTTTGATGAATGGAAGTGGAATTATTGAAGCATTCCATCCTAAACTTCAACCTTTCAACCCAAGTAGGCGAGATAATAATCCAAATAGAAGGGAATCAAATGAGTGATAATACAAATCCCTATATCAAAAAAACAAGACGAGATAAGCTAGATGCGTATCTAGACCCTCTAATCAAAGAAATCAGTCCAGAAAAAGCACCTGAAGAAGTCAGTTACATAATCTTGAAGTTGCTAGTGAAAGGATTACCTATAGATGTAAGAGGAGGTATCCTTGCTCAAGGTGTCATGACAGAAACTTTAAAGAATTACCAAGAATTCATATTCATGCCAATGGAGAAAAGAATACTATTACAGCGATGGTTAGACCCTGATGGGAGTTGGACTTAATGAAAGTTTCTGATATGGATGAACTTGTTTTTCTTTGGAAAGAGTATGCTAAAGCTAGGGACAAAGATTTGACTGAAGATGCTAAAGACCTTAAAAGGCAAATCCGTAAATTTATTCAATCATTGCCAAAATTTGATGAGAGAGACCAGGTCGTCCACTGAATATCATGGTTAACCTTGTAGGGAGCAGTCCATCATACTTAGTAAATAAGGAAGTTGATACAATGAAAGAATGTCCAAGTTGTAGAAATCAGATTGAAGATTGGCAAGCTGTTTGTAAGAATTGCTGGAATACTCTTCAGAAGCATGATGAGAAGTTTGGTTCAAACTTTTGTACAATGGTTACTGAGGAACTTCTAAAATCTGGAAAAAGAGATTGTATCACTAAGGAGCTAATGGTTGTTATCCAAGATAGACTTACTCCTGATACTGCTAGGAAAGCTGAGAAATTAAAACAGAAAATGAAGGGCGTTTGCAATGCATGTTATCACCAAATAGGTTCTAAAGACATAGATGAATGCTTCAACTGTCCCTATCACATTCTTTTCAACAAGATGCTAGAAGAAATCTGGAATGGTAAATGAGAAAGAAACAAAAACAAACACAGATAGGAAAAATAGATGCATCTATTGTAGACAATATAGATAATATTGGACAAGCTATTGAAGTAGCAAAGAAGGTTGATGAAGCTCAGAGAGCTTTCCCTATTGAGATTTTTGACAATAATAATGAAGAAGAAGATTTGCGAATGACAATTAAGTATGGTTTAGCACCATGGTTTCAGGAATACTTTGGAATCTCTGTTTATCCAGATGGTAAGGTTTCTTACAAGAAAACAAACCCCTCAAGAAGAGATAACCATTGAAGAATTTTGTAGAAGAAATTAAAGATAAGAAGCTTCGTAAAGCAGTAGAACTAATGCTAAAAGATTGGGAATATAAACTTAAATTCATCCCTGGTTCTATGACAGGAGTTCATCATGCTAAAGATGAAAGAATCAAAGGAGGACTTAGTAGACATATTGAGAAGGTTTGTTGGTTTATAACTAAGAGTGCAGAAGCTTTCAAGTTATCAGATGAAGATAAAGATATTCTTCTAGTCTGTGCTTATTTCCATGATATCAGTAAAGTCAGGGATACTAGAGTTCTAGAGAAGCTAATCTATTGGGGAAAGAAGATTCTAAGAAAAGTGGAAGTTGCTCGGGAAGTAAAAGATGGAGATAAACATCCATTTGAAAGTGCAAACATGGCTAGAAACTATTTAGCTAAAGCTGAAGTAGACACTTGCACAGTTGGTATTATTGTGAACATCATTATCTGTCACATGAACCATTGGTATCCTAGATACCCTCTCCCAAAGACAGAAAGAGAGAAGATGTTTGCTCTTGCAGATTATATAGTCTCAAGAGAAGAATTTGATGTAAAAGAGAAATCGTGTCTCAAAGAACGATTGAGGAAAAGTTTTTGTAAAGCAAAGGGTTATCCATGAAGAAAACTCCAACATTTAATAAGCTCTGTCCCTTCTGTCCTCAAGTGACTTATGCTTATAAATACAAAACTTGGTGTGGATTATTAAGGCATGTTCATACTGAACATCTAAGGGTAATAACAAGAAGTAGAGGTTATGAGAATTCTTGGTACTTCAAAGGAGAAAAATGGAAGCAAGGTTCTCTAATTTATATTCGAGTCTATGATATTAAGTATTCCAAATACCATGATATAGATATCAAATCTCCTGAAGAATGCGAGAAACTCCTAATGGCTTATGTAACGGACAACCCATCCTTTCGTCTCCTTAAGGAGTTGAAAAAATGAGTGTTCAAGTTACTAAAGATATCTTAGAATTCTGGGATGAGAAATCCTTCAATCCTTCTTCACGTCATCAAAAACAAATAATTCCCAATCTAGAAAATGTTATTTTAGAGAAAATAGAGAAAGAATTATTCTCGAAGTTTCCTGAACTTGTGGCAGGAAATGTTCAAGTAGAAGTACTAGATGATGTTCAACTTAACATGGTTAATATGTATATTAGTTGGAGAGTATGGATGCCAACAGCAGTTAAAGGAAAGATAGTAACGCTTGAAAATATGAAAAGTATTATAAAGATTCAATTCTTTACTGACATATTAGAAAATAAACCCGTGGAATATTTCGCCACTCGTTTTGAAGAAGCTCTAGATATGATGGAAGAGCAGATGGATAAAGTTAAGTTTGAATTCTACAAGAAAGGAATAGACACAAAAGTTGTAGCACCTTATCTAAGAAAATATGCTAAAGGTAAAATTATTCAAGTCCCTATTAATAGCATGAAGGTCATACCATGAGTGAAGATATCAATCCATCTAGAAAAGAACAAAAGCAGCATATCTATGAGGCTTATATTGATGGTTCTGGAGTTTGGATGGATGAGAATGGAAAGCTACAAGAACCTCTATATGGATTCCTAATAACAAAGAAAGGATTTTTCATGGAACCAGACTCTATAATTAATAATCCTTATCCTCCTGTCATTGTTCAAGCTACAAATAAAACAACAAATAATCAAGCAGAATATCTAGCTTTGAAAGAACTTATTGAGTGGTTACCTGATAGTTCTGTTGTTAAAGTGTTCTCTGACTCTACTTTAGTTGTTGCTCAATTAGGAGGTCTCATCAAAGGAGTATATACGAAATGGGAATGCAGACATCCAGAATTGAAAGTACTCAAGGCTAATATTGAAGCTAGAATTATAGAGAAGCAATTGGCTATTAATCTGGAATGGGTGCCGAGAGAAAAGAACAAGTTTGGTCTAATCCTTCAGAGAATAAATGAACGAGCAGCTAACAAACGGAGAGGAAAGAAGTGACAGAACCTCAGCTTCATCACCATGAGAAGAAGAAATATCCATGGAAGAAAGCTATGTTACCAATGATAGGCAGAACTTGTTCAACTGCTGGATGGTTAGGCTTACTATATTTCTTAACATGGAATGAAAATGCAATAGGAATCATTCTTGCTATTGTTCTAATTATTTTAGGAGATTTCCTAGATGTCTACTCGTACTACTCTTAAACTAGAAAACTTGAATAATCCTTCGTGCAGGTACTCATTAAAATTAAATCCTAAAACTACTAAAGCTTTAGTTCCTGATGTTATTATGAATACCATAGTTGAAGCAGCTAAGGTCTCTGCTACTATAAGAGACTTGTATGTTCAAGAAATAATATCTGTTCCTAAAAAGGAATTCAATCCATCAAGACGTGATTCAAATTGTTAAATCCATCCAAGAGAAATGAGAAAGCTAAGTTCCTAATCCATATTGGGAACGGCTTCATAGTGGATTCATATTGCGTTAGACTTGATAAGCTAGAGCCTCCTATGTTTGGAGCAAATAGTCCTGAGGACTGGTTGATAGAGATATGCCATGATTATATATATCAGAGAAATCCAACTGATTCTTGTTACTATAAATCTTTCATAGTTGAACTAGAAGTAAAATTAGTCACTAGAGATAAGAGATATGATAGTTCTTCAACTATAATTAAATTGAAAGAGAGAATCTTTGGAAACAGCAAATTAAAGATGTGGAAAAAATAAACCCTTCAAAGAGAGATAAACAATGACATGGATATGTATCAGAAATATACCTCCAGATTTGTATGGAATAAATTTAGAGAAGTGGAAAAGAGAACAAACTAGAACTCTCTGGGTCAAAAGGGAAGTTCCCAATGACCAACTTGAAGATTATGTTAAGAGAGGAGCTAGAGTTATTCAAACCAAAGACTTAACCACTATTCTAGAAGAACCTTCAACCAAATCTGATACTGCTGGAAAGATATTCAAAGATATTCTTATCAAAGACAGAGTTGATAATGAAATATATGCTGATTTATTGAAGAGCTTTGGATGGATTCCTAAACAGATTGGAAACCCCAATCTATCATACTATTCTGCATTAGATGAGCAGAAAGTTCAAGCTCATTTCATAGTTGTGGAGAAAGGAGTAAGAATAATCAAAACGGAAACGAGAATTGTTAGAGCAGGGTCACAAGAAATAGTTTACATCTTAGCTAAGAAAGAACCAATAAACGGTCTTATCTCAGTCTCCTATGTTCGTGGAGCAGAAGGGATATATAAATACGATTCAGCAACTCTCTGCCGTAGAGAAGAAACAAAGAAAGACATGGATGGCAATCCAGTAATTCTTGATAGGGCTAAGATTCCAGAAACTTATAATTTGCCAAGGATACTAAATATAGATGAAGCTAGAATAAAGAAGAAAATCTTTGAGGATGATTAGATGACCTATGCAGGATTGTCTTGGGGCAAACCTATTTTTCAACCTTTAACCAAGCATTTGCGAATAGACCAAATAACAAAAACAGATACAGAGGCTTTCTTCAAAGCACTATCTAAAACAGGCAAAATTCAAGTAAAGATAAACTCCATAAACAAGGTAATTGCTATTCGGAAAGGATACTTACGAGAAGATATAGAGAATCCTTCTACTCGAACAGGTAAAGAGAACTTCTATGAGATATCAGCCTCATTTCCTCTAAGTTTAGCTAAGAAAGCTGAAGTTGCTCAGTTGTTAGTTCAAGATATCCTTCTAGCTCAGACTCCTATAAAGGAGATAGGAAGAGTAGAGAACAATAGGATGATAGTGTCATGGCGACTAAGAATAAAGTAAATTCATGCAGAGGATGTAAATATAAAAAAATACAAGAGCTCTGTGGGCATTGTACAGAGAATCCATCTAGAAGAAAAGATAAAATAGAAGAGAAAACACCATGGGGATTAGAGATAGACGGAAAGATAAGGATATCAGTCCAATCTGTGACAGTGCAACTAGCAGACCTGAAGATTCTTCAAACAAAGATGCACAGGGAACTGCTAAAATCATTGAAGCGAAGATATTGACTGAAGAAGTAACATATCCTTGTCCTAAATGTGGACATTACTACAAGCCATTCATGCATGACAGAGATGGTTTTGCTCTAATGCTCTGTGAGACCTGTAATTGTCAATATAAGACATCTACTCGTGTATCTGCTAACTTTAGGAAATTCTGTCAGAAACTTGGTTCTGCTCCTAATAGAAGTCCAACATATTATACTTCTTCAGAAGGAGTTGTTCAAAGATTCTTGGTGAGCCAAGGATTGAAAGAAGGATTGGATTTCTTCCATAATGCAAGAGTTGGTCCGTTTATCAATGATAACAATCATAAAGTCTATTTCTGGTGTGACTTTGTTATTCCCAAATATACTCTTGTCTTAGAAGCTTCTCCCCATATTTGGCACAAAATGTGGAATAGAGAACAAGCAGACAGTCGAAAAGAGTTATGCTTAGGTAACCTAGGATGGAAAGTAGTTAATCTTGATGAAAAGGACTTACATCAATTGAACAAGATACGCAAAGAGAAGAAGTATCCTAAGACTGAAAGAGTAAAAGAGATTTATGGAATATTTGGATGTGAGAAGAAGTATGTCAAATACCTTTAACCCTTCTATGAGAAAACAACTAAGAAAGATTATAGATAAAATAGAGATAACTTGGAGTTATCATCTTGCTCATCGGAATGCTCACCATAGAGGTAGACTTGCTAAATGTTATTCACTGCATATTATCTGCCATTTGAAGAATTCCAAATGGAAGGATACTCATCTATATTTCTCAGACTTGGAATATAGTATGAAAGACCTCAAGAGAATGGAATATGAATTCACACAGATGAAAAAGTTCTTTGATGAGGTAGAACCATAATGGCACATTATTTCAATCCTTCTGCTAGACACAACTTTCCAACTAAGCATCAAGAGAATAAGATGCTAGTAGTTTATTGTCGTTGTGGATTCATGATGAGCTATGACCTTTTCACAGATACCTTTGAATGTCAGAAATGTGGTCTACGTTGTACTCCTGAGGCTCTAACAAGCTTTATAAGGAAAAGATTTAAATAGCAAGAGAAACAATAGATAAGTGAGGAAAGGAACAAGGTATCCAGCAAATTTATAACTATGATTAGTAAAAGCTGTATTGAGTTATAAACTTTGGTAAATAAAGAATACCTATAAGCCATGGAAGGACAACCGCAATCCTTTCGGTATTTAGGTCTGGAGACAGATAAAGGAACACGCTGTCTTCTATAAATCCTGTCTGGAAATGGCTGTAAGATGGGTGGCTGGAACGACCTCATTCTTTGTTCTTCTTTCCTCAATCTTATTTTTGAGTGGATAAAAAAATGAAAGAAAAAGATGTTATTTATATTTCTGGAATAATAGATGGAGAAGGTTGTATTGGTATTTTTAAGGAAAATCCGAAAAGAAAACAACCAGTTCTTAGACCTTTGATTTCTATTACAAATTCTAATCATCAACTTCTAAAATATCTTCTAAAGAGACTTCCAAGAGTGAAACCAACCTTTTATAAACGAGATATCATTTTTCATAAAAATTGGACTTTAATATTCAGAAAACAAGAAATTGTAGAATCAATCTTGAAAGACATTCTCCCATTTTTAGTTGCCAAGAAGGAACAAGCAAATTTAGTTCTAAAATTCATCAATCTGAGAAAACAAAATAATAGATATTCACAAGAAGAATGGAAACTTTACACGAAAGTAAAAAATCTCAACAATCTTTAAATACCTGAGTTTTGATAGTTCTATTGGTGGAGAAAATCCACTTGAATTGACTTGAGGTGAAATGAAATGGAAAAGACGGAAATAGAATTGCTAGACTCAGAGAATACCTTAGTGAGAGTTTTTAGGTATCCTTCAGCAAAGATTACCAATGCTTCCTTTTGTGAAGATGGAAATGCCAACACTATTACTTTCTATTTTGATTCTTCATACATAAATGCTTTCACAAACAAAAGGGAAACCCGATGGTGTTATTATCTAGAAAGACTAAAGGATGACATCAAGAGAGCAGTATCAGAAGGAGCAGATGTAACTCTTATAATAAGAAGATATGCTATGCGTACTTCTGGGCAGCAAGAAAAAGATATGCACGATTTTTGTGAAGATATCATTTTCAATTAAGACTATTCCTTAAAGAATAGTCAATTCCCTTTTTCTTTCAAAGCTTATATAGCTCAGTAGAGAGTATGTCTAATGAGGATGTCATTGAAATTAGAAGACGTTCTAATCCTTATTTCTGTTAAGATAGAGGAGATTAAAGCAACTTTACCAGATAATGGTAGAAGACTAGAATATAAGTGCTTCATCCTCACACAAGAGCAATGGAAAGTCCTTTGTAAAGATGTAACTTTTAAGAATGAGGCAGACCATGGAAATGCTAATCTTGGTGGTATCCCTGTCAAATTTGATGCTAATTTATCTGAGATGAAGATTGAATACTTTCAAACGGAGAAGCAAAGAAAGTATTTTCGATTGAAAAGGTCAAGAAAACATGACGTATCAGAAAAGAAGATTCAATCCCAACTATAGATTCCCTCATCAGAGAACTGATGACAAGGTGTTGAAAAGTATAGCTCTAAGACAACCTAAGTTCCATTATCTTAGGAATCTAGAGAAAGTTGGTGGACTTGATGGAATGAGTCTTGACTTTGGAGTATGTTGGATATGTTGGATACGCATAACAGGAGAAGGATTGAACAATTGGAGAAAAGAACCATTCTCTGAAAATCGAAGTCATTCTGGTATTTGTCCATTATGTTTACAGGAGAAATGGTCTGGACGAGTATGGTATCCTAAACGATTTGTAATGTATACAGAAATAGGTAATCCAAGTAGAAGAGATAATATAGCACCTGAGATGAGAAGTAAATGCTTGACTTAATCTTGAATATCCTTGCTTTCCTTTTCTTGACAATTCCATATTTCTTAGCAGCAATGGGAAAATGGAAAGGGGATTCGTACAAGTTCATTGGCTTCAATGTTATAGCTGGAATCTTAATGATTATTTACTTCACATTTTGCTTCTTTAATCCAATACTAATTTTGCTCAATGTAATCTGGAGTGTTGGTGGAAGCATTCAAATGTTCAGAAAATGGAGAAGAAAAATAGAATGAAAAAGAATGGAAGAATTCCTCGGAAATTCTATATAGCTCATAGCATTATAGAAAGGGAACATGTAAAAGGAATCTGTCTGAAATTACAAGCAATTGGAATTGAGACTTTCAATCCTTTCTATCTGGCAGATGGTTCATGGAGACCTGAAAGACCAGAGATAAAGAGGATTGATGAAGGTAAGCTTGACCCATATTATATCAAGAACAAATCAAAAGCAAATGGCATAGTAGAGGCAGATTTAAGATTGATAGAGGCAGCAGATGGCATCATTGCTTTCCTTAAATCTCCAAGTGTAGGAACTTCTATGGAAATATTCTTCTGCTCATACATTCTTCATAAACCAACTTTTGTTATAACTGAGAAAGCTTTCAAACATGCATGGGTTATGGCTCTAGCAACTGAGAGATTTAAGAACTTAGATGATTTCATGAGATGGTATAAACGAACATATCCTGTTAGCTTTCCTAAAGTGGAAGTAGATGGAGCAATAAAATTGGAGAGTATTGAAGATGGAAGAGAAAGAGACGGAAAAGAAAGAGATGGAAGAGATAAGCAGACCTCTGATACCCATAGTAATTGAAGTTAAATCCATCTTAGATATGATGGAAGCTTGTCCAAATGGAATAATAATGCATAAGAAATTACAACATCATTTCTATTACTATTACATTTCCTTGGGAGAGACACTTGTAGTTATAATGTTGTATAAAACAGACAAACCTTTAAGAAGATACATTGGATATCCAAAAGGAAAAATCTTAGAAGCAGATGAACCAAACTCAGATTGCTTTACACCAATCATAGAGGTCAATTGCGACCCTATACTTGAATTAAGTGTAATGGAAGAAGATAAAAATGAATAAGAAAAATAAGATATGCCCTAAATGTGGCAAAGATATGCAGTATATAGAACCCTGTCATGAATGTGGTAGACCGTTCTCATACTGGATTTGCTACAATAGTAAAGAGCATGACAATAAAGAAATATACTATGAGAGGGATTGAGTGAGAAGCATTGCAATAGTAGAAGGAACTTGGGTTAAATTCCTAGAAGATCACAAAGTTATTTTAGGAAAAGTAGAAAAGAAAGATTCAAATAAACCTTTGAGCCAAGATAACTTCTGGATTAAAACTAAAAGAGGATTTTATCAACCTAATCTTGAAGATATCATTTATGCATTTCCAAAGATTATTTTGAAAGACAAACTCAAATCTAAAATAAATCCATCTTTAAGAATCCAAAGAGGTTATCCATAATGAATGTTTATCAAAAAGCTGTTGAGAAATGGGGTAAAGAAGCTCAACTAAATATGATAGTTGAGGAATGTGGTGAATTAATAACAGCTATAGAGCATTGGAAAAGAGGAAGAGGAAATGGCGAATTGCTCCAAGAATGGGCTGATGTAGAAATCATGCTTTCTCAACTTCCATATATCTTTCCTGAAAGTGTTGGTTATTTCAAAATTCAGAAGAAATATAAAGTTGGAAAATTAAGAAGAAAAATAAGAGGAAAAGAAGAATGAGAAAATATTATCACCCAGGAATATTCCTAGACACAGACAAATCTTTGATATATGAAATAGAGATTCCTGTATTGCCAGGAAAACCTTATGCAGAAGTAATGCACATTGGAGACCTCCACATTGGACACAAAGACTTTGCTCCAAGATTCTTAGCCAAATACTTAGCATTCCTGAAAGCTACTCCAGAGAGAAGAGTAGTTATGATGGGCGATTATTTCGAACATGAAGAAGGTACAAACTTTGTGCATGAGCAAGTAATGGATTTCACTACTCAAGTAAAAGAATTTGTCAAGTTCTTCACTCCTGTCAGCAAACAAATAGTCTCAATGATTTATGGAAACCATGATGAAAGATATTCAAAGCAAACTGGTTCAGGAATTGACTTGCTAGATTATCTGAGATTGAAAATAGGAAATCCAGACATCTTCATTGCTCCTCCACAAAGAGGATTGATAATAATCTTCAAAGTAAAGAATCCAAATGGTGGATACTTTATTTATCCTGAGTATACTTTGCATTCTTCAACAGGAGCAATAGTTAATGTAGAATCTCAATTTAGGAGAACAGCAGATAACTTCGATGTCCCCATCATAGCCCATGGTCACACTCATAAGATATTCTGGAAGGAGAATACACGATTTCTAGTTGCTGAAGATGAGAATGGAAGCTTCTCAAGAGCAGTTGTTAGACAATATTGGATTTCAACTGGATGCACTCTTAGATTTCCTTCATATGGAGAAACCAAATCAATGCCAGTTCCAGATATGGGATGTCCCATTATTCGTCTGTATGCTGATAGACATGCAGTTGAATATGTAGACCCAAGAACTACTTATGGATTAGACCAAGAACCTTTCACTGAGAGCTATGAGAAAGAATTAGGAGAAAGATTAGAAGACCCTCAAGATAAAGAGAAAGAACAAGCAAGTGAATGTGATACAGTAGATTCTCAGGAATTAGATGAAATCAAGAATCTTAGATGTCCCGAATGCAGTGGTTATAAAATAGGTTCTAAAGGAACTGAATGGGTCTGTAAGTCTTGTGGAAAAAGATGGGTAAAGAATCCTAGAAAAGACAAGAAGCATGAATAGAATGTCCTCAACCTCGCCATTAGCTGATGAGATACTAAAGAAGAAAATGGATTGCTCTAGTCAGAACTATAATTTGGAAGCTGTCTTTATCAATCCAATTGACCTAATCTCCTTACTAACTGATATTAGATTCGAAGATGTTAGTTACTATGCACAGAAGAATGCTCCTCTAGATAGAGGCGAGGTAGGAATGATTCTAGGAGTCAAGATTATAGTCTCAACTAATGTCCCTCTTCACAAACTTCTATTTTCTGTGAATATGGGAGGATATAGAAGTGTTCAAGGTCCAGCGTGGGATAAAGAGATAGATGAGCAAGTAAATCCGAGTAGGAGAGATAATTAAATGTTTGACAACATTTTAGATTGGTGGATATTAATTATGACTATCGTGAATGTAGTAGTCATTGGTGGATTCTCATTACTTAGAACTTACTATCAACGTAAGGCTCTTAAAGTCCAAGAAGAGACTCTGAAAGAATCAAGAGAATATTGGAACTCTTGGCAGAAAAGGTCTCAGAACATTAAAGTAGAAATGAAGGATGAAATGAAGAAGGAAGAGAAAGTTGAAAAAGAGTCTAAAAGAGTTGACAAGAGAAATAGAGCAAATAAACGCAAGACTCAAAGAGATAAAACTGGAAAAGACCAAGCTTGAGACAGAGATTGAACATCTTGAGGATTCTATGGCTAAAGAGAAAGGGAAGATTACGACAGCTAACATTAATATTAAGAACTTTACAACTAGACGTTTGAAATCTAGAAAAGAGAGGAATAGAATAGTGAGAGAAGAAGATAATCTTGAGCAGACTGAAAAAGTCAAGAAGAAACAACTGGACAAAGCTAAGAAAGAGTTCTTTGAAAGCATGAAAAACCAAAAGGACTTTACAACTGAGAAATATGGTCCAGATTATCTTCAAGATTTGGGTAATCTATTGATAGAGAATGGAAATAGCCATAATAAGAAGAAGGAGGAAAAGAAAGATGAAAGCACGAAGTAATCCTTGTCCTGTTCCATGTGAAGAAAAAGAATCTGTTTCTAGGACACGATTTGGAAGACTAAAGAGAACTTTTCGAAATTTCAAGAGAAGAATATCAAAAGAGAATAAGAAAACTAAGATTAAAAGTGGTGGTCTCATGAGAGGTCAATGGAATCAAAAAGATTTGCCTAAAATCGTAAAGAAAATTGTGGATAACAATCTTGGAATCACTGACATAGAAATTTATTCTAATGAGATTCGTTGGCATTGTGAGATTAATTATTTTGACTTATTCCCTAAGAAGAAAGGAAATGAAAATCCAAGTAAAAGGGATGAAAATGAATAATGGGAAAAAGATGTTTAGATATTAAGTGTCCTTATCTCGCATATGATGGGACTTGTCTAATGTCAAAAGGAGAACTAGCAGATAATTGTCCAGCGAGAGAGAATCTTAGAAATGAATCTAAAGATGTTTGGATAACTAACCTCAAATACGTTAAGAAGAATGGTAATCCTTCAAAGAGAAAGAATATGAAATTGGTGAGTTGAATGAGAAAAAGACAAAGAAAGGGAAAAGCTGGAGAAGATAAGGCTGATCTGGAAGATACCAATACCAAGGTTAACCATGAGCCTACTGATCAGCAACTCAAAGAGTTCATTGCAAAGAAGAAAGGAAAAGAAATCACAGAAAGAGTAGAAACATTTGAACCCATAGAACAAGCTGGTGTTGAGAAAGCTAAGATTCTTCAAGTTTCTGAAGAACAACCAAGAAAGAAAATGATTTTATCTAAGATGACTGAAGAAGAGAAAGAAATGTTTAATGCTAGGAATGAATGGATACGAGAACAAAGACGCAAAGCTTCAATAGAGAAAATACTCGAAAAAATGGGAAAGAACAAGTATTCAGGATTAATAGGTCAGAAAATAAATATCATGGGAGAACTTTACGAGGTAAAAGCCATTGGAAGAAAACCAAAAGATACAAGAACCAAGTAAGGAATCTTTTCCCAGTTGCGAAGAATGTGCATGGAAGCTTGAAACCTTATCTGGAATCAGTCCATGTGAGTATTGTATAAGGAATCCAGAAATAGTTTCCAAGCGATGGAAAGGACCAAAAGAACTTAGCATTAAAGGTGTTCAGATGAAAGTTCCAAGAGATATGTATATCTCAAAGGAAATGCTAGATTTCTTTAAGATAATAATTTCAACCTATTCCAGAGAAAATGAGATGCTACAAGCAATGATGGAAAGAAACAAGAGAAGTCCTCCTATCTTGAAGCCAATGTGGGAATATCCTTATTGGAAGATAATTACAGTAGATAATAAAACCTATCAGACTACTTGGATGTCTTATGCTGTCCAAATGAGAAAAGGAAGTATGCTAGTTTAGAAAGTGAGAACTTGGAAAGAAGACCAAAACAATGGGGAGAAGAGATAGTTTGTATTGATGAGCCAGAGTATGCTATGAAGATTCTAAAGATAAAGAAGCTTCATCATACTTCAATGCATTATCATCCTACCAAGAAAGAAACTTTCTATGTTCTTGAAGGAGAACTCAAAGTTCATCTTCAAACTGGTTGCTGTGGTAGCTTCTGTCCTGTAATGAAAGACCAAACATATACAATTCTTCCAGGTACTAAGCATAGTATTCATGCAGTAATGGATGCTATTATAATTGAAGTCTCTACTCAACCAAAGGATGACTCTATTAGGATTGAAAGCCAACAAGGTGAAGAAATTGCAACAAAGAACTGAGTCCTGGGATATTAGAGGATGGTCTCTCCAACAAATAAAAGACAAACTTAATGGTATTTTTAGAAGAAAAGAAATTGCTATAGAAGAGATTCATGTTACCCCTCAGACTTTACGAATTAAATATTATGAGAAAGAGTCAAATGAAGTGGTGAATCCTAGTAAGAGGTATTAAGATGGAAACAATAATCCTAGCGGGTGGTTCTGGAAAACGACTGAGGCTGGAGACAAAAACACCAAAGCCACTTCTCAAGCTGAATGGAACAACATTAATAGATTATCAATTGAAGTGGTTATCCTCTTATGGGTTTGATAAGTTCTATGTTCCCAGTCATGATAAAATTAAAACCAAAACTCCTATTGTTTGGATTAAAGAACCAAAGGAGAAATTGGGGACAGGAGGAGCAATTAAGATAGCTCTTCAGAAAGTTCAAGATTCTAGAGTCTATATTATGAACGTAGATGACATCGTATTCTATGATCCAAATACGCTTGTTAAGGAAGCATATCTTGGAGGGTCAATCTTAGTAACCAAACCAGTCTCAGGATTTGGAAGAGTAGAATTTGACAATGCTGATAATGTCTCTCAGTTTGTTGAGAAACCAGAGATGCCTTGGAGTACAAGTTGTGGACATTATGCAATGAAGAGAGATGTTCTTATGAAGTATCTTCCAGATAAAGGAGATATCGAAGTATGCACTTTCCAGCCTATGGCTACTGCTAAGTTATTGAGAGTTTTAGAGTACAACGGAACGTGGATAACAATAAATACATTTAAAGATTTAGATAAAGCAAGAGGAGAATTACATGCAACTAAAGCTCTCACCTTATACCTTTAAACGATATACTTATCCAAACAAAGTAGGATGGCTTGGTTGGATAGAAACTAACAAGGATACTATTTATATAGATCTTCAAGGTAAGATGTATCATTGGAAACTAGAAAAGGTTTCTTGTAATAAAGTATTCAATCCCTCTTATCGTTGGTGATAATTTGAAATTACAAAATAGTCCTTTTACTAAAGAATTTTTTAAGCTCTCATATGGGAAATATGGGAACTTGGGATTATTCTGGGGACCACTCATCCTATTAACTTCTTGTTATGTTGTAGCTCCAGAGAAGTTCTTAATGATGAAATGGGGCTATTCTGGAGTAGGTAAAACGATATCTGATAAGGTTTCTTTATTTTTTGTAGAACCATCTGCTGGAGGTAAACCAGCCAATGGGCAAGAAGAGGAAGTGCCTTATCTAATTCTTTCGGCTAGATTAACTCCAGCAGGGCTTGGAAAGATGCTCAAAAATGAGAAAGTCTCTGCTTATAAATTCCGCAAGGCTAATTTGATTCTATATGAAGATTTGTCAAAGGCGACTACTTCTTATCTTCAGAAGACTGCTGTTACTTTCTTAGCTGCCCTTACTGAATCCAAGACTTTAGATGATATTACATCTGATGGTGCAGGTCTAGGACTTCCTATGTCTGATAAGAAAAAGAAATGTATGCTCTCAGGCACACCATCTCAATTTGATTTCATTAGTTCACAAGATGTCTTCACAGAATATATTGATAGACGTAGTATCTCTATCTTTCTTTTGATGTCATCTGATGAATGGAATGAAAGAATCAATAGAGCTAGAAATGGTACATTCTCTAGAGATGATGATAAGATAATAGAGGAATGGAAAAGATTAATCTCTGATGCTTTTGTCAAATCTGATATTCAACCAGAAAGTGCTTGTCCAGATATTCACATTGATATGACTTCTCAAGCTAGGCAAGAAGTCTATGATGAGATGCTTAAAATCAAAAGATTCCCAGAGAACTTGATGTTAATGATAGATGCTCTAGCTAAAGGTCATGCTATGTTGAATGGAAGAAACTGTACTTGCAATGAAGATTATGAAGTTCTAGGAAAGCTATTCTCTAGGTATCTATTCATTGGAAGCGTCAGGAAGAAGGAATTCCTACTCATTGAAGAAATCATGAGAAATAATGGCAGAGTATCTATGAAATATCTAGTTCACATATTACAAGGAAGAACCCAAGGAAGCAATCTACCAGAAGTAATATCTGTTGAGAAGACTATCAAGAAGTATGCTGAATTGTCTCCATTCATAGAATACAAGTTGATGGATGAGCCTTATGGTAATTTGAGAAGACAAGTAGCCTATTTAGAGCTTACAGATAATTTGAAGAAGATAATCTCAGAATGCATGAGAGAAACTAAGGAAGCAATCCAATGACAGAACAGAAAGACTTAAATCCCTCAAAGCGTACTCAGAAAGAAGAGGACGATATTCTCTGGAACCTCAAAAAAGAATTAGAACTTTATCGAACCAAATATTGGAATGAAGTTAAAGCAATCCATATATGGAGAGATAAGGAATGGAACATGGAAAAGAAAAGGAACGAGTGGAGATTATGCTTCATTATGTTTATTGTTCTCATGGTTATCCTCAAATTAATAAAAGTGATATAAATGAAAGAAGAAGAATATCTAAAATTGATTGAAGAGTCATGGAAGAGACGAAAAGCAATCCATACAAAGAAGAGCCATGATTATGCTACTGAAGATGTACTCTCAAATTTCAAGAGAGTAGCTCAAATGATAGAGATTCTAGGTGTAGACCCAACTACTCCTCATGGAATAGCTTGTGTATACATTATCTTGAAAATGGATAGATTCTGTAATCTTGCTTTCCGTAAGAGTGGAGAAGAACCTAGCAATGAAGCCGTTGAAGATACATTGGATGATTGGAAGAGTTATCTAGACTTGTTAGACGCAAATTGGTTGGAGTATAGGAAGAAACAACAAACTCCCACTTGATAGAGTCGAGAGAGTTAGTTCTTCTAGGAATGGATGGAAGGATGGATAAAATGTTTTTCAGATTAACTAACTCTACAGAGATTTCTAGGTGAAAGGAGTTCTGTTTCTTCCAACAGCAAAGAGGTATTCTGAATGAATGGAGTAGATTATGAAGCGATGATTAGAGCTAGAGTTAAGACAAGACCTGTCTCATTAAGAGAGAACTTGGACACAAAGCATGGAATCTCACTATTCCAGAAACTGAATCTAGAAAAATCTTTCAAAGTATTGAAAACATATCCAATCAAGAATCTTGGAACTAGTCATGAATACATTGAGATTGTTGAGTGTCCTAGATGCAAAGAGGAATTTCCAAGACTTGTTAGGTCAGGATGTTTTAATGTGCATATTGACCCAGAAACTTGTCCAAAATGTAATTATCCTTTTAACATTCAACCAAAAGATGAAGATATTAATCCATCAAAAAGATAAGGAGGAAGAATATGTCAAAGAAAGAAGAAAAGGAAGCTGAACTGTCTGATGTCTTAAAGGAAGCATCAAAGAGAAAGAAGATTCCAGAAATAGTTGCTGGAGTACCTATCTCTGAGAAAGAAGAGACATTCCCTGATGGACAACAGGCTAAGGGAGAGAAGCTTCCACCTGAGAAAGTAGAAGTAAAGAAAGAAGAAAAGAAGGAATAGATTTCATGACTAACTATACGATGAAATCCTTGATAAACAATGGGATTTATGTAGCTCCTATTGAGTATCATGGATTCACTATCAAAGTCAAAGGTAAACCTGTTAAGCTTAATACTAAAGCTGAACAGATGGCAATTGCTTGGTGTCGTAGATTACTAAGTCCTACTCTTTCTAAACCAGATGAAGTTATGATAAAGAATTTTATGGAAGACTTCTCTAAAGAACTCTCTTTAACTACACAATATTCTGAAGTGGATTTTACTGAAGTTTTATCGTGGTTAACCTTGGAAAAAGGATCCAGGGAGACGATGACCAAAGAGTTAAAGAAAGCACTTTCATTAGAACGAAAAGGAATCCGTGAGAAACTCAAAGAACATTATGGTTTTGCTATTGTAGATGGCAAGACTCTTGAGATAGGTAATTGGGCTTCTGAACCATCCTGTCTATTTGTAGGAAGAGGAAACCATCCAATGAGAGGACATTGGAAGGAAGGTCCAAAGGAAGAAGATATTATACTCAATCTTAGTCCTAATGCTCCAAGACCTAAAGGGAATTGGAAGAGCATTGTGTGGGAACCCAATAAGATGTATCTTGCAAAGTGGGTTGACAAATTATGTGGCAAGGTGAAGTATGTCTTATTTTCTGACTCAGCATTTCTTAAGCAAGATAGAGAGAAAGCTAAGTTCGAGAAAGCAGAACTCCTCGGGAAGAACATTCAAGTTGTTGAGAAGCATATTCAAACTAATCTTAACGCTAAAGATTTGAAAAGACGAAAAGTAGCAACAGTTAGTTACCTCATCTTAGCAGTAAACATGAGAGTTGGAGATGAGAAAGACCCTGATGAAGCAGATACTGTTGGAGCTATCACTTTAAGACCTCAACATCTAACTATCTTAGGAAATGAGATTCTCTTTGATTTCCTTGGAAAAGATTCTGTTAGATGGGAGAAGAAAATCATAGCATCACCACAAGTTATAAACAATCTACAGGACTTTGCTACTCATTGTAAGGATTATCTCTTTGAAGGAATAACTTCAAGTGATGTTAAGGAATTCTTATCAGAAGCATTGTCTGGATTATCAGCGAAAACATTCAGGACTTGGAAATGTACAGATAGAGTAAAAGCTTATCTAGACCAATGTGGTGCCAAGAAAACAGATACAGATGACGTAAAGAAGTATCATGCTAAGAAAGCTAATCTAGAAGCTGCTAAGATTGCCAATCATAAAAGGAAAGTACCAGATAACTTTGATCAAAAGTTGAATGAACGAGATATGAAAATCGAGGAAGAAAATAAAAGACTTAGAGAACTGATGAAGCAAGGAAAAGCTAGTGACTTTGCTATCAGGAAAGTAAGAAAAGCTGAGATGGAAGTAGACTTAGCTAAAGAAGCAAGGGATTACAATCTCAATACGTCTCTTAAGAATTATATAGACCCTAGTGTGTATGTTCAATGGGCAAAGAAGGTAGACTTCAGTTTGAAGAATCTATACTCTAAGACTCTCCAAAAGAAATTTAGTTGGTTATTTGAAGATGAGTAAAATATATATACCTCTAACAAAAGAGATTAAAATTCAAGGATATAAGTTCAAGATAAAAGCTCTCACATTTGAAGACCTGAGAGTTCTAAGTTCTATCGACCAAACTAATGCCATAGAGTTCACCAAGACAGTCATGGAAAGAGGAGTATTGAAATCAGAAGCAGATATTTCTTCATTACCTATTCCATTGTATACTGAACTTCTTAAGGAAATCATGGATTTCTCTGGTCTTGGACAAGGAAACAATATTTTCAATCCTTCAGCGAGGAAACAAATACCTTGAAAAGACGAAAAGTGAGATCTCGTTTTCCCATCAAACGTACTCGGTTAACCATGGTAAAAAGACCTCGAATAAGAATTCCTTCTTATGAAGAGCAATATCCTCATGATATGTTGTATCATCCTTCTCCCTCAATGAAAAGACTTGAGAAGATGATTGAAAAGGAGGACTTTAATCCTTCAAGACGCAGACAAAGAAAACTTAAGCAAATCTTGGATGAAGATACAGAATTTGATAATGAGAATGACACTTAAGTAAAGGAATAATTATGGACCCTAGTAAAAGAGTAAACAAGAATCCTCATGTCACACCTGGTTGCCAAGGTTGTATTTATGAAAATCAAGATAATCCTACTAAGAGACCTTGCTTTCTATGCGTTAGAAAAGAATTCATGATCATAGATAGCAAATTAACTACAAGGGAATTGATGGCTCATTACAAAGAATATTTTGAGGAAGGCAAACAAACGTATAGAGATCATTATATGCCTCATGAAAAGGTTTAGGGAAGGATAAAATGACTGAGACTCGGAAATTAGATGTATGGAAATTGAAAGATAGACAACTGATTGAGAAGCTTCCATGTGCTTTCTGTGGAAAACATAAGATAAGCTTTAGAAGCTCAGATGGATATGAATCTCATTTCTCAGATTCAGACTTTGATTGTCTCAATTGTGGTTGTTGTTATCCTGTTGGTTTATTCATACCAGACAAGACTCTAGATGAATGCAAGGAAATGATGAAAAGGAGAGCATTGGGATATTATACTCAACTTCAGAAAGATTACCTAGAAAAATCTGAGATTGCTACAAGATTGAAGAAACAAATGAAAATGTATGAGGATAATTTCAATCCATCAAAGAGGGAAGAACTTGGAAGATGACAGACCTCGTTGTATAGATTGTGCTATGTATCAAATAGGATGTAGAAGTGAAGAGCTCTTATGTTGTTCTTGCTGTCCTGAGTATAGAAGAATCCCTGGAGATTGGAGAATAGTTATAGATAGATTACTCATCAGAATAACTAGATGGTGGTTGAAACATGGAAATAAAGGACTATATTAGACTTTGTGGAGAATCTGCAAATAGGAAAGGTTGGAGAGTAACCTGGGAACAACTCCCTGCTTTTCTCATGGCTACTATAGATGAACTAACAAATGGCTTTGAGAAAGGTTGGAGAGATGATAATCCAGAGAAAATGAATGAAGAGATCGGAGATTGTTTTGTCAGGCTCTTTCATATATGTCACGATCTAGATATACCAATTGAAGATATCTTAAAGAAGATAATGAAAAACAATGAGAAGAGGATAAAGTTACATGGGCACAAGCGGATTTAATCCTAGTCTTCGAAGAAAAGTAATTCAATTGGGAAAAGTCTACATTCCTCCTAATTACATGATTGCTAAAATCTGGAGAAAACCTGATTACAGAAAAGATATTGCATATTCCTGTAATATTCATGTTGCTACTTTAGCTTCCTTAACAGAGCAACAAACTAACAGAATAATCTCAGTGTCCAAAGTTAAACCTTTGGTTAAATATCCACTCAAACTCTGGAGGAATGCTGGAGTTACTACAAGTTATTTTGATATAGAAAAAGTTGTGGCTGCTTTTGATTATCCTTTGAAACAAAAATGTGTTCTAACAATTCGTCCTACTCTAGATTCTAATGGACATTCCATGCTTATGAATATTGGTTACTTCTTATGGCAAGTAGCTAGAGCTTATCAAGATATAGTTTATGTGAGTCCTCAGAAATATGGTATTTGGGGTCATGGTTTAAATGATCTTTACTTTGAAACTATAATTTTGAAGAAAATATCGCCTAAGAATTATTATGGAGTAGTTGATTTTGGGTCTTAATAACAATAATGCAATAAAGACTAGAGAAAAAACAGGGAAGGAAATCTTTTGCCCTGTTTGTGGATCTAAGGTTAAACCTAAATGTCCATTCTATGCTTTTTGTACTTACAGATTAAATGATCTGGGAATTCCTCATCTTTGTGTATCTCATCCTGAGATGTGTGATTTCTTCAAAAGTCAAGGAGGAATTTCCAAGATGAATGTTGAAGTTAACCCGAGTAGAAGAGATGAACTAGATTATGAGCCTATCTGAGAATGCTAAATATATTCTTAAACAAAGATACTTAAAGAAAGATGAAAATAGAGAGACCATAGAGTCTCCTAGACAATTGTTCAGACGAGTATCTAGAGCTATCGCTGAAGTTGATTTGAAGTATGGAAAAACAAAGGAAGAAATAAAGAAAGAGGAAACTGATTTTCTAAACATGATGCTCAAGTTTGAATTCTTACCTAATTCACCAACTTTGATGAATGCAGGAACAGACCTGGGACAATTGTCTGCTTGCTTTGTATTGCCAGTAGATGATGATATAGATGCTATCTTTGAAGCTGTTCATTATACTGCTAAGATACATAAAACAGGAGGAGGAACAGGAATGTCTTTCTCTAGACTTAGACCTAAAGATGATGTGGTCAAGTCTACAGGAGGAATAGCTTCTGGTCCAATATCTTTTATGACTGTCTTTGATTCTGCTACTGAAGTGATAAAGCAAGGAGGAAAACGTAGAGGAGCTAATATGGGACTTCTAAGAGTAGATCATCCAGACATATTTGACTTCATAGTTCTAAAAGAAAAAGAAGGAGTTCTGAGGAATTTCAATATCTCCATTGGACTCACTAAAGAATTCATGGATGCTGTAGAGAAAGATTTGGACTTTAATCTGGTTAATCCTAAGACACATAAGGTTTCCAAGACTATTAGAGCTAGAGCTCTATGGAATCTAATAATTACTATGAGTTGGAAGAATGGAGAACCAGGTATTATCTTCTTGGATAAGATGAATGATACAAATCCAACTCCAGACCTCGGAGACATAGAGTCTACTAATCCTTGTGCAGAACAACCACTTCTTCCCTATGAGTCTTGTAATCTTGGGTCTATCAACCTATCAAAGTTTGTTAAGAATGGAAAAATAGAATGGACAAAGTTAAGAAAAATAATACGTCTATCAGTTAGATTCCTAGATAATGTAGTAGATGCTAACAAGTATCCTTTGCCACAAATAGAACAGATGACATTGGGAAATAGGAAAATAGGACTTGGAGCAATGGGTTGGGCAGATATGCTCTTAATGCTAGGCATACGCTATGATTCTGATCAAGGAATAGACCTAGCTAAGAAGATAATGCAGTTCATTCAGAAAGAGGGATTCCAAATGTCTCAAGAACTTGGGAAGGAGAAAGGTAATTTCCCAAATATCTCCAAGAGTATCTACAAAGATTTATCTTTTCTAAGGAATGCAACGATCACTACAATAGCTCCCACTGGAACTATTAGTATTATTGCTAATTGCTCAAGTGGAATTGAACCTATCTATGCTGTTGTTCAAAGAAGAAATGTTAAGGAAACTCTAGGAAAAGACTTGATAGAGGTTAATCCAGCTATTAGACATTCACTAGAATTGAAAGGATTATGGAGTCCTCAAATGGAAGAAGCTCTAAAGAAGACTCAATGTATTAAATGTAGCTTACTACCGAAAGAGACCAAGGATGTAGTAGTTACATCTGCTGAGATAAAACCAGAATGGCATGTAAAGATGCAAGCAGCTTTCCAAGAATATACTAATAATGCAGTATCTAAGACAATTAATCTTCCTTCAGATGCTACTCCAAATGATATTGAGGATATTTATCTTTTAGCTTACAAGTTAAACTGTAAAGGAATAACAGTATATCGTGATGGTAGTAGGAAACATCAACTGTTAACAAAAGAGGAAGGAGTGTGTCCTGTCTGTGGCGACAATTAAGAAAGAATGTTTGGGACAACATGATTATGCTCGTGAGGATTGTTATTCTTGTCCTCAAAGAGTAGAATGTATGCTCAAGAAGTTTGAAAATAAAGAACAATTTGATGATTGGGGAGATGGAGAGAAACCTAACTGCTTTGGAAGTTACAGAGGAAGAGCAGACTGTGGTTCTTGTGGATATAGAAAGGAATGCTCTGGAATTAGCAAAGATATTCTTAAAGGAAAGACTCAGAAAAGACATGGTGGCAAGTACAAAAGTAGAGGCAAGGAAATAGAGAGGGATATCTATTGACAACTATTAGAGAAAGAATAGAAGATGACCAGTTCTTTCCATGGGTTATTAATCATTTTGTAAAACATAAAGGGCAAGTTCCACTTTGCTGTTTTTCCAATAAGAAAACAAAGAAAGGGTGGGTTTTAAACTGCACTTGGTTACGGTCTCAAGGAGTAAAAGACCTCTCTTTTAAAGAGTTCCAAGTCAAATGTTTAGAATGTCAGAAAGAGATTGAAAAGAAAATAAGAGAATGGGATGAAGCTTATGGCAAAAGTTCATAGATATAAACACGGAAAGGGAGAAAGGATAACTGTTCTAAATAACAATGGCACAGTAGGAGCCGTCATCTATATAGACAAAAAAGGTAATGTTCATTGTGATAGCTGGATTAATTACAATCAAACCAACAAGAAGAAATTTGATGGGGCTATGTATGATGATTCTAAATCTAAATCCAGAAAATTTGATCCATCTTATAGGGAATGCAAAGGATTGATATCATGAGTTTACATCCAATTGATAGGCAAAAGAAGAATTGGACTGATGAAGAATTAGAAAAGATGTTTATATTTTGTCTATTAGATAGAGCAATGCCTTATGAAAAAGTATGCAAAGCTTTCAATCATTTAGATCAATGTGGATTAACTACAAGAAATGGACTTAAACGAATATCTTATCCTTACAAAGATGAAGCACATATTGCTAATAAATTACGAGAAGTCGGCTATCGCTTTCCTAATCAAACTGCTAAATTTCTAATGTTATTCGTTTCTAATCCAATTGATTTGAGAAATGCGTCCAGAGATGAGATTGCAGAGAATGTTAAGGGAATAGGGTATAAACTTGCTTCAATGTTCTTAAGAAATACTCGTGGAGAAGAATATGCTGTCTTAGATGTTCATGTCAAAAGATGGCTCAAAGAGAAAGGCATCCTATTCAAGAAATACAAAGATCAGGAAAGAGCATTCCTGAGTTTGGCTAGAGCTATGGGTAAAACTCCCTATGAGTTAGATATGGAAATATGGCAGGAACGTAGAATTGGGAACAAAAATAAATCCAAGTAAAAGATATCAAGGTTCTCTTCCTTCTTTAGCTTTATATTTAGAAGCTTTGAAAGATGGAAATAACAAATGTGTTTGTTGTGGTTATCCAGTTCAACTTTCTAATGTTTCTTCTTTCTCAAGAAGATACGTTAACTTCAAATGGCAATGGTTTCTGATATGCAAAAATGATTATTGTGAAAGAATGGAAAGAAGTGGAAAGTATGCGGATTAATCCCAGTAGAAGATTTCAAAAAGAAGACTTCTATTGTTATCTAGAAGCAGATTCTCTTGTTATTACGAAAGAAGAACTCACGGAGTTAGAATCATTAAAAATAGATATTCTAAGAACGTATCATATTAAGAAAATTAGGAGGAAAGAAATATGAAAAGAACCAAAGACTTAAATACAGGTGAAACACCTTGTATGTTGGAAGGAAGGATGGTGTCCTAGAAGATGCCACAAGAAACTGATGTAGTTAAGAGACTAAAGAAAGGTATCAATCTCCTTTACATGCATGATGATGCAGATGGTATTACCTCTGCTGTTCTTTTAAGCCATGCGTTTCCTGTCAAAGAAGTCTTCTGTCCTGAAGACTTTGGAGAATGGGCAGCAAAGGCAGATATTGCAAAGAAATACATTCCGCCAGATGTTGCTGTTGACATGGTTCCAAAAGATCCAGAATGGGCTGGTCTATGTATAGATCATCACCCTACTCATCCTGCAAGCAATGTGAGAAAATATACTTTAGTCTGGGATGGAGGATATCCTGCAACAGGCATTATTTACAATCTCTTCAAAGATTATATTCCACCAGAACATCATTGGAAGATGGTTGTAGGCTTAGTTGGGGATGGACAGGCTGATTTGATTCCACCTGAGATTTGGGCAAAGTGTCCAAGTTTGCTAGATGGTTATGGATCGGTCTATGAAAAGTATGGGAAGGTAACAATCTATAAACTCCCAGTGTATCTCAAACTCTCCTCGTTTATCAATGCTCCTTGTAAGATACCTGACAAGTGGTATACAGGATATCAAATTTTGAAGAATGCTAAAGAACCTTTGGATATCATAGAAGACCCTGCATTAAGAGCAGCTAAAGAAACTGTAGATGAAGAATACAAAAGAGTTATGCGGGATTCGGCACCTATTGAATTTCCTAATCTTAGAGTATGGAGACTATCTTCAGACTATAAGTTGGAAAGAACAATAGCATGGAAAGCAAGTGAGATAGACCAAAAGACTTGTCTTATTGTAAACACAAAAACAGGGCGTATGTCGTTGCGAGGAGTATTAAGTCTAGTAATTTATGAGGAATTGAAAAAGATGAATTACAACATAAATGGACATCCAGGCTTTGGGGGCGGAAAGCTAACAAAGAATCAGTCACCAGAGCAATTAATCCGAGATTTAAGAAAGATCAAAATAATCTAAAAGGAGGAAAAGAAAAATGGATAAAGAATTCATAAATAGGTGGGTTAAAAGCACCAAAAAACCACTCAAAGAACTAGAGAAGAAATTTGATGAGATATGTATGGAGGTTGATAGACTCCATGCAGAGAAATCAGATTTGGAGAGAGAAAGAATCTCTAAGGTTCTATTCCGTAAAGAAATGGGAAGAGAACTTTACTCTAAATCAAAACCAGACACATACTTCGGTTTCATCCTTGGAACAAACCGAGCCTTTGACATAAATGAAAACTATAGACGCAAAGCACTTGCTCGTGCAAGAGAAGATCCAGTTCAAGCACAACTTGAGGGATTGATTGATGAGCAAGGTACACCTCTGGACCCAAGAGAAAAGTTAGGAACTAGGGATAACCCCAACTTCCATAAGCCTCTGACTGAACATCTTTGGACTCGCAAGGTCTATGGTATTGCTCAGAAAGAAGGAACTAAGGGTCCTCTAGTATTCGTCATGTCATTATGGCGAGCTAGTGCAAAGAACTTTACATACAAACCATTTGTACCTGTAGAGTTTAAAGCTCTAACAAAGGACATGAAGAAAGGATACTACACTCTAAATGTATCTACACAGACCAAGTTCCAGGTCACAAGGAAAGAAGTGGACTTCGAGAAGTGGATTAGAGATGCTTCTAAAGTGGTAGCATTGGCTGATCTGAAAAAGATAGCAGGACAGCACATGAAAGAGTTTGATTTCTTCATTGTCACGGAGGGAGACGTGGATCTCATTCGTCCCGAAGTAAATGCAAACACAAACAGCAGAAGTATCATTCTATCAGATGCCGATTCTGGCATGATAGAAACTGTAAGACTGTTCCTATCAGCAGACTTTCCAATAGGCTTCTCAGAACTTAGCAGAGTACTTGTGCTAGGAAAGCCTCGACTCTGGAAGAGAAATGATGAAGATGAGGAACAAGTCAGCATGGAAGCATTTTCAATATACCCATTGCCAGGCAAGACTGTAACTGGAGTAGAAGCACCAACTGAAAACATACCCACTGAAGGTGAAGATGAAGGTCCCATCGTGGAATTCGTTGAAGAACCTGAGAAGTAAGGTGAATGAACTTGAAGTTTAAAGAGTTCAAATGGATTCCTTTGAAGAGCTTGAAAGTCTCTGACGAGAACATCAGGAAAACTTTGATAGATAGAGAAAAGGATGCTCTTAAAAAGTGCATTCGAGCCAAGGTTATACTCGATGTTCTTACTGTAGTATACAATGAGAATGACCAAACCTATGAGATCATTAAAGGACAAAGACGACTAATAGCAGCTCTGGAACTTCAAAAAGAAGGATTTCCAATAAAGGAACTTCCTTGTATAGTAAAAGTTCCAGAGAACACTACTAAACCAGAAGGGGCAGAAGAATGTGTCTGTGATGAACTATTGCGATGTGGTACTGAAGCTAATGATATTGGACAAGCCATTCAAAAGTTGATAGCATATTATGGTTCAGTAAACAAAGTTAGCCAAGAACTTGGTATAGCTGAAGATTGGCTAAACTACTATATCCAACATTTGAATCTTAATGAGCCAGCAAATGCACAAGAAGCTACTAGTTCTGTCACATCCAAGATCTTAGAAGATTTTAGTAAGAAAGAACCTGATGTGGAAGCAGTTACAGATCCTTTGGCTGACTTTTCGTTGGAAGAACGGAAAGAAGCTGAGAGGAGAATACTTGAGACACCAAAAGTGTCAATACCTGTAATCAAATCTGCTACAAAGGATTGGTTGGACAACTCTAGAGATTTTCTTTTTAGAGTTGATGAAAAGAACTTCCAGGCTCTCTCAGATTGGGCTAAGACTGGTCAAGCTAAAGTGAATATTACTATTGACATAGAACTGCCAATTCATGAACAAGGAATTCAAATAAGACGAGCAATGGATATTGTCGTTAATGAAGCTCTTAAAGAAATCCTAAGAAAGTTACATTTCAGAACCTAAGCTCCCAAGTTTCTTTGGAGCATATCATTAAATTGAGGTCAGAACATGAGTCAGAAATTTAAAATAGCAACAGAAAGTATCAAAGGTACAAAGTTCAGTATTGAATTCGAAATAACAAACAGTGGATCTTGGAAAATAAGTAACTTACCACCACTTCCTAAAAGGAACTATTGGAATTGGAATACAAATTACTATTACAAAAACTATCCTGTCTTGAAAGAGTTACTATTTGTAATTAACTTTCTAAAAGAAAATCAGATCAAATTAAACACCCTAAGTGCCAGAGACCTTTCAGAGATAATCTGTATGTTGTTAGAAATAAAAATAATACCTAAGCAGAACACCGTAGGCAGCGTCCTAAGTAAGAAATATCCAAAGAAAGCCTTGGTTCTTACTCATGTTATAAAAGACCTTGAAACTAAATTGAAATTAATATAGGAGGAAAAAGAAAATGTCATTTTGTTCTACAGGATGCAAGAGCTTGGATGATATGATGAATGGTGGATTCCCACTGAAAGCTCCTAGTTTAGTCTTTGGTATTCCAAACCTGGGAAAGACTTGGTTATGCTTTCAGACTGCTTCTAACTGCACTCGTGAGATAAGCAAAGGTGGACTTGGAAGACCAGCTTTATACTTGGATACAGAATCATTCTTTACTCCAGATGTCTTTGATAGATTCTATGGATACTTTGGGAAGAGATGGACTGACCTGCCCAAGAATCCAAAGATAGAAGTTAAGATGATCTCAGATATCTTCGAACTTGGTAAAGAATTCGGCATTCAGTATGAAATTGTTCAAGAGGAAGCAAGAGTTTCTGTATTGGCTAAGTTCCCTACTGATAGGCAAGCAAAACTTGCTGAAGGAAAAGGAGATGTAGTAAAACAAACTGTTCAGACTTATGATTGGCTAACAGGATCTCCTATTTGGAAAGCAATGGAAGCTAAGAACTATGGCATAATAGTTCTGGATTCAATAACAGTACCAATTAAAAGTGTTATTCCAAAAGGAACACAACATTTGCCTGGACGAGGAACTCTAATAACATCATTACTAGGAACTTTATATCCAATAGCTAAACACTTCAATTGTGCAATTGTTATAACAGATCACTACTCAAGCAATCCAATGATGGGATATGGTCAGGGATTTGGAGGGAGTGCATGGGGAGGTCAAGACATGATGTTCTACATTAAGTATCACTATGGAATAGCACCTGCTCTCAAAGAACAGAGAGAGAAATATGGACCAGATGCAGAAAGACTCAGAAGGATTGAAAGACATAGATTTCCAGGATTAGACAAAGATATTCAATTGTTCTTGCTAATGAAAGACTACGGATACACAGACGTACCTAGAGGTTCTAGACCTGCTTAGAGGGATAACCAATGACAGGCACTAAAACTACTGCAAAGACTGAATCCAAGAAGTATCCTTGTGTTTTTAAACTAACAGATGATTGCCCAGTGAAAGCTGAGTTTAAGTTGAAACCAGAGAACTTGAGACCTTGGTGTGAAATATGTCCTATTAGACATCAAGAGATCAAAGAAGTTGAAGCTGAAGTAGAAGCAGATCAAGAAAAAAGTTAGGGATAAGAAGATGAAGAAATCTCCAGACAATAATAATCTACAAATAACATTCCCAATAGAAGACCAACTGAAAGATGAAGAAGAGAAAAAGAATGGGAATGGTTTACAGACCTCATTTGCTCCAGGATTTACAGGAATTATAGTTGATGTTCATGAGCCAAAGATAATTGCTCTATCTCTTCAGAAAGACAAAGGTCTTCTTGTTAAAGTTATGTCATTGAAATCTGGAGACTATGTCTTTGCAAATGTTGGAATTGAAAGGAAGGACTTTGGGGACTATATGACTAGCTTAACCTCTGGTCGGCTTTGGGAACAAATGTATAACTTAAAGAGAACTTATGAGAGACCTGTTCTAGTTGTTGAAGGTCTCAAAGATCCAACTTTACAATTGGCTGGAAACATCTCTATCAGGTTTGTTAGTTCTTTGTCAAGGATAATTCTTATGGGAATATCTGTTGTCGTACTTCCAACTCTTGCTCATTTTCTAAGTTTTATTCAGTATACATACTTATCTTGTGGTCGGCAAGGAATAAGTATGAAACCAATTCCCAAGAAACCTTGGTATCGAGAGAAGGAAGAAATCAAAGAAGACCTTCTTTGTATGTGCCCAGGAATAGGAAGAAAGACAGCTAAATCTATCTTAGCTAGATTTAATACGTTTGATAAACTAATGGCTGCTAGTCCATTGGAGATAGCAAATACAGGTCTAGGGAAAAAGAGAAGTCAGGCACTCTGGGAAATACTTCATACCTGAAGGAAGGATGCACAATGAAAATTATACCAAATGAGAAGATCTGTATCAATTGTTGGGAATATCTAAACCTGCCAAATGCTCAGAAAGAGGTTGTTCCTGTAATCTTTGCATGGTACAGAGATTACCAAAAGAATAGAAAACGTCTTGTTTTTCGAGGCTTTGAACCTTATTGCTATGTAGATCAAAGTATTAGAGTGCCTCAATTCTTCTATCACAAGGAAACTGGAGAAAAAGAGAAGCTTGTTAAACGATTAGAGACAACCCGAATTAGAGATCCAGGTAATCCTATGTTATTGAAAGTATTCACATTCTTACCCTCTCAAGTTAGAGCTATTAGAATTCTTCTTGAATCACAAAATCCTCCTTTAGGAGATCATATCTTTGAAGCAGATATAGAATTTATCTATAGATTTATGATAGACAAGAAGATTAGATTCGCATTGGAAAGGACACCTTCTGGGTTCTTACCAATAGAAGAAGAGATTCCTTCAAATCTCAAATATGTCTTTCTAGACTTTGAAGTTTATACTAATAGAAAGCCTGATCCTAGAAAACTTAGGATAGGAGAGAAAGTTATCTGTGCTACTCTCTGGGATAATTATTCTAAGATATATCATCTTTTCTACGAATATTCTAGACAATTAACTTTACCTTCATTTGGTTCAAATGTTGTAGTCCATTATTGTGTGAATGAGAGAGAACTCCTTAAATCAGTTACAAAATATCTGATGGAACAAGACCCAGATATCATTGCTGGATATAACATTGATTGGGACTTAACATGTCTTATCAAGACTATGGAACAACGGTATAAGATGTCTCCAGATGTTATTAGTCCACTCAAGAAAGTTAAGATACGCAATTCCAAGAAGAGACTTGGAGATATTCTCATTAATGCTCCTCGTGCTAGGATATGGGGTAGAAGTACATTAGACCTTCTGGAACTTTACATGAAGATGCATCTTTCTGGATTAGAAGAAATGACATTGGAATATGTAGCTAAACTAGAGAAACTTCCAATTCAGAAGATTGTTGTTCCTGACTTCTTTGATACATGGAATAAGAATCCTGAGTTGATTATTAGAAGGAACTTAGGAGATGTTCAGATTTATGTGGAATTAGAGAAGAAACTCAATCTCATTAGATTTGCAGATGAACAGAGAAGACTAGTAGGCTGTAGATTAGAAGATACTCTCTCATCAAAGAAGATGTTAGACTTATTCATGATGAGAATGAAAGACAAGAAGATAATGCCTACAGCTAGAAGTCGAGGAGCTAAGTATATTGGAGCTTATGTTAGAGATCCTATCTCTGGAATGTATTCCTGGGTTATACAATTAGACTTCTCTGCTCTATATCCTACTATAATGATATGCTTCAATATTGATCCTGATACTTTCAGAAATCCTCAGTTCTATAAGGGATCAGAGGATTTATTCAGATTAGATGAGAGCCATGCTTTTGTTAAAGATCCAATTGGTCTTATTCCTAAGATGTTAAAGAAACTGCTAGAGCTAAGGGCTCAGAAGAAGCAACTTCAAGTAGAAGCTTTAGCTAAGAATGATGATGAAGCCTACAAGATGTATAACTTACAGGAAGGAGTAATCAAAGTTCTGAGCAATGCATTGTATGGAGTTATGGGTTATAGGTTTAGAAAAGGAAGTAAGGAAACGGTAGAGTCAGTAACTTTAATGGGCAGAAGTCTCATCACTTTTGTAGCTGAAAAATTAATTGAATCTAATAGGAAAGTAATATATGGTGATACAGATTCAGTCTTCTTTGAAGCAAAAGGAAAGAGTTTAGATGAGTGTCTTGTAGAAGCAAAAGAAATACAAGCAATGATTCATGCAAAGTTACCTGAATTCTTAGCTAAGTTTGGAGTAACAGGAGAACAGCCATTTAATATTGAACCTGCTCAAATTTATTCTGCTTTCTTCATATTGGAAGCTAAGAAAAGATATGCAGGAAAGATTGAATGGGATTCCAAAAGAGGGACCAAACTTAACTATAGGTACAATATCAAAGGTCTGGAAACAAGAAGATCAGATCTCTCGGTATTAGGAAAGAGAATTCAGAAAGAAGTAATACATAAGCTTCTAGAGAAGACTTCCAAAGAAGAGATGCTCAAGTTCTTAGAAACAGAATTAAGTAATTTTGATACTCTACCATTGACAGAGATTGGTACTCCTTCTGCAATAGGACAGCCATTGAAAGCATATAAAGGAAATGCTATTCAGAAAACTTCTGCTGAATATTCCAATAACTTCTTACACACTCAATTTGATGTTGGATCTAAACCCAAAAGAATTGCAATAAAAGGAGTTCCTCCTCGAATAGAACAATCAGAAATTCTAGTAGGTTTACCAAAAGGACAAATTTATAGAGTCAAGAATGTTCCTTTGTCTGAAATAACAAAGTTAGAGATGGGATACTTAGATATCAAGAATAAACTCAAAAGTTATCATGCAGATGGATCTTTTGTTCTGGATCTTGAAGCTAAAAATCAAACTATCTCAATTAGTTATTTGCAAGGATATTCAGATACTCATTCTATAGCTATAGATTATGGTATAGTTCCACCTCCAGGATTCCAGATAGATTATTTGAAGATGTTGGATTCAACAGTAAAAAAGAAGATTGAGAAATTAATTGCTATGATTGGAATAACTTGGGAAGAAATCAACCTAAAGCCTGAATTGAAGATTGTTCCCAAAGTTCCAAAGAAACGAAAAGAAAAAGTAGATAAAAAAGGAAAGATAAAAGATGACAAGCAAAAAACCCTTAGCCAATTCAAGTGTTGACGATCTAATAGAAATGCTTAGAAAGTATAAAGAAGAGAAAGAAGCTAGAGACTTTCTTATGAGGATTCTATTAGAGCATCCAGAGAAGAAAACCGAAATGGATGAGGAATTGTGGAAGAAGAAGACTAATCCATCGAAGAGGAATAATAAATGACGGGAAAGATAAAGTATGGGTTCCATGAATTACGCAATAAAAACCCAAATAAGTATACCAGAGAACTTTATAAAGTCAATTTAGACTATAAACAAAAGAAAATAATTCGTAGTCTGAATTCTTATTATAATAATAAAACTTGGATGGTTAGAAATTGTATTACATGTGGTAGATTCTGCTCTAAGTATTCTAGTAAGTACTGCAAAGATTGTGCAGTAATCTTTCATATAATTGATTCTAGAATTGGAGCTTGTGAACAAAGGAGGAGGCAAAAATAGTTTATGAAAATCTTCACGAGATATCCAAGAATATGTATGCGTGAGAAGAAAGTAGTCTTCTCAGAAGAAGAATTATTGGATAATATCCGAGAAGGAGCTCAAAATAGAAAGCAATGTATAATGAGCTTATACTCCTTTGAAGAAGTCTATGATAAGAAAGTAAGACCAGAGACTGCTGTTATTGATTGTGCTATGTGGATTGGAGATAGAGCATTCTGTGAAAGTAAATGTAAATTATTTCCACATGATTCATCTCTCGTTATTGATGAAGGCAAGGATCATTTAGCTATTGTCTTCAAGAACTTTACACGAGAACAATTACAAAGTTTAAATGCCTGTACAGAGTTAGATATTATGATTGTTGTGCCTGGTTGCTTGAACCTCCGCACAGGCAAGAAATGTACTATCGTCAAGAGGAATAACATTTGAAAATAATAGATAAAATTGCGAGTACAGTAATTTTAAATACAGGTGAAAATATTCAAATAGGACCAATATTACTAATGAATACAGCATCTGGAAAGAAATTACGAATCTCAATAGAAATATCTGAAGAAATAAATCCATCTGGGAGAAAAGAAAATGAAGAAACCTAAGATCATTTGGATAACACAATTTCCTCTATCTGGAGTATCCTTTGGTGCTGTTAGTCAGCAATTGCTAATGCCATTGACTAATAAATATGATATCTATTGCCTAAGCTTTGGATATGATGGACAGCCCCTCGACATAGGGTATACAATATTACCATTCTCATCTGGAAGTCATATTGACTTCTATTGGAAAGAGATCAAGCCAGACTTGGTAGTTCTATTCCATGCTGTAGTTGCTTTGCCTAAGATAATGTCTATGGGAAGATTTGCAGAGCCATCAATCTTGTATGTTCCTGTGGAAGGTCATAGAGTTCCTCCAAGTTATATTTCATATTTCCAGCACTTTGATAGAATCATTACTCCTTCAAAATGGAGTCAAGATGCTTTAGCTAGAGACAAGATAAACGCTGAGATTCTACCTCATGGTGTCAATACTGACTTCTATCATCCTTATGAGAGGAAGAATGAGGCATTCACATTTGGGTATTTAGGTTCAAATGATACAAGGAAACAAGTACCCACGATTATGGATGCATTTGCTAGAGTTAAAGGACCAAAGGAATTGAATATGGCAACTCCAATTCAAGGATACATGGATTTAGGAGAAGTTTCTAAGGAACTAAATATTGTTCCTAAGTTCCAGAAAGCATTGGGAAGAGGACTTCCAGTTACAGCAGATAAGATCAGAGACTTCTATTATGGTCTTGATGCTTATGTTGGTCTAGGAACTGAAGGATTTGGATTGCCAGCATTGGAATGTGCAAGTACACAGATTCCTAACATTGCAATGGATTATGGTGCTAGTAAAGAGATCTTAGGAAATTCTGCTGTTTATGTTAAACCAGTAACAACTCAATTGAGTCCTCTAGGAAGACTAGGTATCTGTGACTTCAAGGAAGTTGCTGATGCAATGCAAGCTTTGAAAGAGGATGAGAATGAATGCAAGAGATTAGCAAAGAATGGTGTTATAAGAGCCAAGAAATTTCCATGGAATAAACCAATCAAAAGATTGGATGATATTATCCAGGAGGAATTAAATGCCAGCAAATGAATGTAATCCAGAAGGATGGAAATGTCCTTTTTGTAAGAGTGAAGACTTGTTTGTTTGCATAGATTGTGGAGTAATAACTTGTTGTTCTTGTGGGAAAGTCTTCAAAAAAGATAAAATAAAGAAGGAGAAAAATTAGAATGCAAGAAGATAAGAAAGTAGATTATACAGGGCATCCGTGTTATGACCCTGCATCAGGTGTATTAAAAGGATTCATGTGTCCTTTCTGTGCTAGAATCTATCCTGCTGAAGAGCAAGCTAAACAATGTAAAGAGTCTCATGATGATTTTGAGATAGATTATATCTTTGAGAAAGGATATAGGTTTCCAGCAGAAATTATCGTGAAAAGAATTAAAGGTAATGTTCTAATAGAAGTTGGAACTTATATTGTAAAAAAAGTAGAGGTAATGGATGAAAATGGAAAAGTCAAAGAAACAATCCAAGATAAGCAAGTCTAAAGTTCAGACTGCTCCTTCTCAGAAATCTCCTGAAGAGATGAAGAAGGAAATCAATGAATTCTTAGCAAGACAGAAGATTCTCAAACTAGCAATATATGGTGAAGCTCCATTTATCAAGAGTTCTAGTGGTATCTTAGCAAACTACTTTAGTCAAGGATTCTTGAGTATGGGTATTCCTGCTATTGTTATAGCTAATTATGGAGTAGAATCAGGAGGCTATCTAAGATTTGGACAAACCAATGTTCTTCCAGTAGTTAGATCAGAAGAAGACAAGAAAGGATTTGGAACTGCTTTACAGCATTTCTTCAAATTCAAATTAGATGTATTCTTTTATGTTGATAAGGACTTCATAGCAGGAGCAAACATAGCTACTAAGATTCCAAATACATGGGTTCTAGCTCGATTAGATTCAACTCAGTATCCACAGGAAGCAATTGATGCTTTGAAGACATATAGTGTTGTTATTTCTCCCACTAAGTTTGCAGAGAAAGAACTTAACAAGTACAAAATTAAGAATGAATATTTTCCAATTGGAGTGAATACAAAGATATTCCAGCAAACTCCTAAGATAGAAAGTAGGAAATACTTCATGGTTCCAAAGGATCATTTCTGCATTGGTCTAGTTGGAGATAACAAAGATAAAGAACCTTCCAATGGATGGGACTCAATGTTTGAGGCTATACAGATATTCTTCAAAATATGCCCAGAGGCTAAAACAAAGACTACTATTCTAATACATTCAAATCGTAAAGACAAAGATGGAATAGATTTGGAGAAGCTAACAAAAGGATTTGATATAGATCAAAATTGTGTTTGTCAAGATCCTCATCTCATGATACTAGGTGTACCAGAAGGAGCAATGTCTAGAATGTATTCTTCAATGGATGTCCTTCTGCACTTATCAAGAAGATGTGGTTATGGAATGACAATCTTAGAAGCAGGAGCTTGTGGAGTTCCAGCAATAGTTTCAGACTATGGTGCTCAGAGAGAAAGAGTCAATGATGGCAAATGTGGCTGGTTGATTCCTGTAGTCCATCTAGTTCCAAATGAAGATAAAACTCAGTCAGCTATTCCAGATGCTCGGAAAGCAGGAGAAGCATTAGCAGAAGCTTACAAGGATAAGAAAAAGAGAGATACTTTTGGGAAGAAAGCTAAAGCATATGCTTTGAACTATTCTTGGGAAGTTATCTTGGAACAGAAATGGTTACCTTTCTTACAAAAGAAGGGTGAAGAGATTCTTGGAAAGGAAGAAATAAAACCAGTGGAAGGAAAGCCAGTTGTCAAACCAGAAGAAACTAAAAAGAATCCTGATAGTCAGTCCTCTAAAGAATGAAGCTCAGTGGATATCAAGACATCTAAAAGCCTGGGAGAAAGTAGATTATCCAGGAGATAAGATTAGATGGGTAATTCTCCTAGGTAAAAGTATTGACAAGACAGAAGAGATATTGCTGAATTACTTTGAGAAGCATAAATGGCAAGTAGAAATTTACAAAGAACCTAAGTTCCATAATCCAACTGGAAATGCTCTGTATATAGCAGATGTAATGAATGAATTCAAAAAATACTATCAAGATGAAGATTATGTAGTCTTGGATGATGGTGATATAGTAAAGATTCCTAAGACTTTCTTGGAAGAAACTACTGATTTGAACTTGGATATAGTAGCTCCTGGAATCTGGATAGAGAATACAGATCCTCCTCAGTTTTTTGATACTTATGTTTTTAGAACTATTGATGGATCTAAGTTTCCACCATTCGGTATCCCTTATGAAGACAGCAAGTTACCGATAGAAATAGGATCAGTTGGAACTCTTGTTGTTATGAAAGGAAAAATATTCAATAAGATTTCCTTTGAGAATCCTGTACCAACTTTGCAGTTCTGTAAAAATGCAAGGAACGCTGGTTACAAGATCTGGTTTGCTCCTTGGATAAAAGTAATTCATGCTAATGTTATGGAGATAGGAGAATACCATATGCCTCTTGAATTTTATGTCCAAGCAGGGAAACTTCCTAAAGAAGAATTGGAGAAAGTGCAATGAATAAAATAAAATATGCCTGGGCTATTCCAGATATTGGTGAAGAAGAAAGATTAGCCGTAGATGAAGTCATGAAATCTGGATGGATATCTGGGACAACTCCTTACAATGAACTCTTTGAGAAAGCATTTGCTAAAACTGTAAGAGCTAAGTATGCTGTATCTGTAAGTAATGGAACAGCAGCTTTGATATTAGGACTTATGGCAATAGAAAGAAGATTGAACCTAAAGTCTATGGAAAAGATGAGCATTGTTGTTCCTGCATGGACTTATATTGCTACAGCTAATACAGCTAGATTCATGGGAAGAACAATATTAACAGACTGTGGTCGAGATACATTTTGTATTAAGATTCAAGGAATTCCGAAGAGTCAAGTTGTTATGCCTGTAGACATTGGTGGTTGTCCTTGTGAATATGATGACTTAAAGAATCTATCTTGGAAACCAATTCTCTTTGCAGATTCGGCAGAGGCTATTGGATCTATGTACAAAGGGCATCCAGTTGGAAGTCAAGCATTACTACACATGTTTTCATTACATGCTACTAAAGTAATCACAACTGGAGAAGGTGGAATGCTAACTACTAATGATCTAGCATTATATGAACAATTGAAATGTTTGAATAATCAAGGACATCCAATTGGGTATAAAACTTCAGACTATGAGCATCCAGAACTTGGATATAACTTTAGAATGCCAGCTCCTCAAGCAGCAATTGGTCTAGTTCAATTGAAGAAGCTTCCAGGATACTTAAAGAAAAGAGAAGAGTTCTCTCATATCTATAGTGACATTCTCGGAGATAAAGTTGGGTATCAATTTATACCAAGTTATTCTAGAAGTTGTAACTTCTTATTCACTATATTAGTTGATCCAAATCAGAAAATTGATTTCATGGATGAGATGTTGAAGCAAGGAATTCAGACTAAGAGTTGGAAACCAGTTCATATGCAACCTTGCTATAGTCTTTGGAATTCTATTAGTTTTCCAAATGCAGAAGATCTGTACAAGAGAAATGTGCATCTTCCAATACACAACAAACTCTCTGATGAGGATATTAAATTCATTGCCGAAACAGCTAAAAGCTTGTTATAGAAGTATATAGGTGTGAATCAAGTTGACACAAAAGAAAGATATTGTTGTTAAAGGTTCTAGTGTTTTGGTAACTGGCGGTGCAGGATTCATAGGATCTGCCTTAGTAAGAAAATTAGAGACTCTAAATTGTGATGTAACTATTGTAGACAATCTAGTTGCTGGAAGACAAGATCATTTGACAGGATGTAAAGCAAGACTAGTTGAAGGAGACATTAGGAATAAAGAACTTTTGAAAGAGATCATGAAAAGAGATAGTCCCTCACTTTGCTTCCATCTTGCTGCTGAACCATTCATACCCAAAGGTTATCAGAACCCTGAGATAATGTTTGACGTAAATACTATGGGAACGATCTCTGTTCTTAAAGCTTGTCAATCTAGTAAGATTCAACGAGTAATCTATTACTCAACTTCTGAAGTTTATGGAACTGCTAGAACTTTGCCAATGTCTGAGAGTCATCCAACTACAATGCATTCGATGTATGCTCTTGCTAAGTTTGCAGGAGATAGAGCATGCTTCATCCTTTGGAAAGAAAGAAATATTCCTGTTGTCATCCTTAGACAATTTAATTGCTTTGGTCCTAGAGAAGCTCAACCTTATATTATTCCTGAGATTATCAGACAGTTCAATGTAGGGAATGAATTACATCTAGGAAACATAGACGCTAAAAGAGATTTCCTTTGGGTTTATGACCACTGTGAAGCAGTAACTAAACTAATGGAAGTTCCAGATATTGAAGGAACAGTAGTCAATTGTGGAAGAGGAAAAAACTGGTCTATCAGAGAAATAGTTGATAAACTTGCTAAGATCATGAATAGAGAACCTTACACAATAATACAAGAACGAAAGAGACTTAGACCTTATGATGTAGATGAGCTTCTATGTGATAATACTCTGTTTGATCAACTTACAGGTGGAATAAAATACACTGACTTTGAGGATGGATTGAAATGGTTAGTAGACTGGTATCACCGACATGGTGATAAATGGTCATGGGAAAGAGAGAAGGAAATGACTGTTGAAGCAAGTGCAAGGAAAAAGTAAGAAAATTATCGGCATGGATTTTGATGGAGTATTTAACATACTTATTCCTCCCATGCAATGGATTATGAAAAATCTAAGACCAGGTGACATCTGGGAAAGAAGTCATTTGACAAAACTTCTAAGTTTAATACTTAAAATATATTCTCATCTTCCTTTTATTTTAGATGGAAGAACTGTAAACAAAACTCCTAGAACTGTATTTATTATTTCTGGGAGAGTCCTTAAACGATCAGAAGCTAGAAAGCTTTTAGAGAAGTATGGATTCAGATTCTTTTTCTTTAGACCTAATAATAAGATAGGAGAATTTGAATGGAAATTGAGAATGTGTAAATTACTAGGAGTTACTGAATTTTATGATGATCGCCCAAGTATTGTTGAAAGACTTAGAAAAGAAGGAATAGATGCGAGGTTAAATGTAAGATGAGAGAAACCATATCGGTCCTTGGTTATTGGATTCCTTATTTATCAGCCAATCAATTACAGGGATTTCCACCACCAAGATTCTTCTTACCAGCTCTTGAAGCTGTTGGATATGATGTAGATTTTGTTAATATCTATGAGATTTCTCAAATGAAAGTAAATCCTCTTCAAAGAACTCATGAGCAAACCCATGATGATATTTTGGGTGCAATAAAAGCTTGCAAAGGTCAAAAGGTTATTCTTTCATACTGGGATTATATCTATAATAGAGATCTTGAAGCTATCTTCTCAGATCCAAGTAAGAAGATTTTATTCAATGTCAATTGGAATGAAGAACCAAAAACTGTAGAACAGAAGATCGCTATTCTACAGAACTCATCTTATGTAACTGTATCTCAAGAACATTTTAGGAACCAATGGTGGCAAGATCTAGGTCCTGAAAATGCTAAGATCTTTGAAGACAAATTAAAGATCTGGAGATTCCCTTGTACTATAGGAGCTTCCTTAAACAAAGAAGCAGCAAAGAAACGAATTGGTATATCTACTACAAAATCTATTCTAATGTGGGGCTATTATGGATCAGGAAAAGGAGCAGATGATATCCTTCAGTGGTGTTCTTCAATGTTTGAAACTTCAGTCTTGTTCTGTGGAACTCCTGCTGCCGAGACTGCTGGTGAATATCTATTAGCTAAGTCAATGGAATTGAATATGAAAGATAGAGTGTTCTTTTCTAAATCATTGATCTCTGATGAAGAAGCAGATCTATGGTTTTCAGCAGCAGATATAGTTGTTATTCCCTATTGGCATAAAATAGGTGAATCTGCTTTAGCATATGCTCTTGGACATAATAAGGTATGTATTACTTCTGATCTATATTGCTTCAAAGAATATGCAGATCAAGGAGCTTGCATATCAACTACAAAAGAAGCTTTCAAAAGCACATTAGAAAAATATCTTAATGATGTTGATCTAGCTAAGATTCAAGAACAGAAAGCTAGAGATTATGCTCAGAAATACAATTGGCAATCAACAGCCATTCAGTTCAAAGAACTATTGGATAAGATGTGATAAAATGAGGATACTACTCTATATACCTCACTTTGGATGGGGCTCAGGTTTGATCTCTTCTATGCCAAGTGATACTTTCTACATTGCAAACAAATTAATGCCTGGAGAGAATAGAGGTGGAGATCTTTGTGTACTTAACGAATATTGGTCTTGGTGGAGATCAATAAAACCCAAACCTCCAAATGCAATTCTCTTAGGTCAAAATTGGAAAGAAATTGATACTCAGGATTATGATGTAGCTATCTTGATTGCAGATGCTGGACAAATGAATCTATTATCTTATGTTGAAGATATGCCTAGAGTCTTTAAATTCCATCTTAAGAATCCAGGAACCAAAAACAGCATGCAAACTCTGCTAAGAGAAATTGGTAACTATCCACTTATCTTCTCTGCTGATAGCCAGAAAGAATGGTATGGTAACCCACCTAATTCCTGGGTTATAACTGGAGGAAAAGATCCAGACCTTTACAAAGGATGGATTGGAGATTGGGAAAAAGTTCTCTGGGTATGTGAGAGAATATCAGTACCTGGAACTATAAGGTGGGAAGAACGTGGAGGAAGACTTTGGACAGATATAGCAGATGATTTACCATCTCTTCGATTGGGATTGGATATTGATAGAGCAACTCCATTAGAAGCATTTGAAAATGTTATCCTTGCTTTCAAGCATAGTAGAGTTTTCTTTGAAGCTGCCGAGAATACTCTTTTAACAGATGGATTGATGGAAGCTATGATGACTGGAATGCCAATAGTAGCTTATCCAAACAATGAAATGGATAGAGTAATTACTCATGGAGTCAATGGATTCAAATCATCTAATCCAGAAGAATTGAAAGGATACTGCAAGACTCTATTGAAAAATGAAGATCTAGCTAGAAAGATGGGAGCAGAAGCAAGAAAAACTGCCATTGAAGTTTGGAATCCCAAGAAAACAGAAAAATTTCATCACTTAGTATTTGAAGAAGCAATGAAGGTTTACAATGCAGATAAAGTTCCAAGTGTTAGAACTTTCCACTTAGATCCTCCAACTCAACCAAATAGAACTGATCTCTTCTTTGCTTCAACAATTGATAAAAGAATCCAAGAACGAGAAATAGAATATCATTCTGAATTGGGTTGGTTCAATTGTCCTCAATGTGGAGAAACCTATAGGGTTATTCATAGGAAAGGAAAACATGAATTGGAATTAATGAAAGAACTTGGTCCCAAAGAGAAGAAGTTATTCTTTCCACAACCTAGAGCACCTGATATGATGAAAGTTAATGCTTTAGAAGTTGAACTTGAACCAGAAATAGAAAGTTATACTTCATCAAATCCTTGTCCTTATTGCCATACAGATCAGATAGTAAAAGTCAGGGATAAAATTGTTTGTGAAGGTTGTAGAAGATTCTTAGGAACTTACAAAGAATGGAAAGCAAAGGAGAAGAAACATCAGTGAAAACAATTCTAATACTTGGTTCTTCTGGACAAGCAGCTTTATCAGTGATTAAGTGTTTACGACTGGCTAACTTGAAAGAACTAAAGTATAGAATCATAACTGAAGATCTGGATCCTCTATTGCCTGGAGCTTATGTTGGAGATGTAGGATATATTAATGAGAAAGATAATGACAAATGGATTGCTGGAATCAATAGGATCATTGCTGAAGAGAAAATTGATTTGGTAGTTCCATGTCATGACATTCCAGTTGATATTGTATCTGAAAGACGAGATGAAATCAATGCTCCAATACTAGTTACTCAGAATGAAAAAATCAAAATAACTAGAGACAAATGGTTGTTCAACCAATGGCTCAAACTGAATGGTTATCCTGCACCAAAGACCTGGCTTGGATTACCAATAGTTCTACACTTTCCTGAGTTTGTTCCTTATCCAGTGATTATCAAGCCAAGAGGAGGATATGGAAGCAAAGATCAATATACAATAAATTCACAGGAAGAAATGGAAGCATTGAAGGATCTATTCAAAGCTAAAGAACTCAATGAGGAAGATTATATAACTCAAGAAAAGTTAGAAGGTACAGAACTTAGTGGTATGGCTTTGGTCTCAAAGGATGGAGAGATCTTGAGTATTACTTGTGCAGAATCAGTCAAGAAGTTTGGCATGTCATATAAGACAATACATGGAAGTGAACAAGATAATCTAGACTTCAAATTACTTGTTGCTAAGATAGTTGGACGAATGGGCATAACAGGTCCAGTTTCAGTTCAGGGTTTCCGCACTAGCAAGATCTGTGACGCTTGCACCGTTACTCCCTACGATAGTATCAAACTGTTTGAGATCAATCCAAGGTTTACTGGTGCTCAGGTGGTTCGAGCTATGGGTGGAGTTAACGGACCAGAAGTGTTGATTGACAATTGGTTGGAAGGAACCAAAGTTTATCCAATTTGTAAGGAAAGAATAATAGCACTATGGGTGGCAGATTATGGATATATCTCAGAAAAAGATTATCTAGAACTGAAAGAGAAAAAGAAAATAGCTAGAAAAGCAAAGTTTACAAATTTGTTATAAGGAGAAAAAAGTATGAATGAAAGAGAAAAGAAGAAATATCCTGTCAAGAAATATTATGCAAAATATTATCGCAATCATAAGAAGCAAAGACATGATGCTACTACAAAATATATACATAAAATTAGAAATAAAGCTATCGAGTGTCTAGGTGGGAAATGTTCCAATCCTAATTGTCTGGTCCCTGGAGGATGCAAAGATTTTCGTTGTTTACAAATAGATCACATTTATGGCAATGGAAATCATGATAACAGGAAATCTAGTGCTTATTATAATCGAGTAATAGAAAGCTTCAAGAAAGGAGAGAGAAAATATCAACTTCTTTGTGCGAACTGCAACTGGATTAAAAGATGTGAGAATAAAGAATACCTCAATACTGTAGGAGTTCCCTTGCTATGAGAATCAAAATATTAGAGTCTGGAGATGAAGAATTGTTCTTGGAGTTCTTACAGTGGTTAACACCAGAATCATTGAATCTTTGGTATCCATATGGAAAGACCTTTGATCCAAGTAAAGCAAAAGAGATCTTAGCAAGACCAGATGAATTAAGAATTGCAGGGATTGATATAGTGAAGAAAGATGTATCTCTAAGCTATTCGGAGTCACCAGAGAAAGAACGAATTGTTGTTTATGGACACTTGTATCATTTCACTGATGATTCATGCAGACTAGGAATAATCTCTGGCATAACTGGGAAAGGATATGGAACTCAAATGATGAAGATTCTAATTAACTATGCAAAGTCCTCTGGTGTTAAAAGACTTCTACTCTCAGTCGATCAAAACAATTATCCAGCATTAGCTTTGTACAAGAAGTTTAATTTCAAAATCATTCAAACATTCACAGACAAACTTAGACCTAGATTCGAAATGGAGAAAGACCTATGACAATACAACCTGATTTTGCTTTCATCTTCTGGACTTACAAACAAAGAGAAGTGCCAGTAGGTTACCCTTTTCCACATCTTCTTGTTCCTGCTTTCAAGCGTATTGGAAAGAATCCACAAGTAATCGAATTTCAACAATATTATGGAACAAATGTATATGTGCCTACAAATAAAGAACCTTTTAAACAGATACTAGCTCAGTTGAAAACTGACAAGATTCTTTTAGAGTGGGACTATGTTACTGAAATATCAGACCATTATGCTCTTTTCAATGCCAAAAAAGATCTTTACATTATTCCTCACAACGAAGATCTAGTTAACAACAAGTGGAAGAAAGAAATGATAGAGAATAGCAAAGTGATTCTCGGAATGAATGTTTACAAAGAAATGTGGAAGAACTTATTTCCAGATCAAATCTCTAAGATGGAATTGATCCATCCTCCTACACGCTTGGGGCAAAGATTGAATAAAGAGCAGTGTAAGCAAACTTTGAATATAAAGACCAAGTATTCTATCATTTGTTGGGGAAGCTATTCATCGAAAAAGTTCTTAACAGTGATTCCTTATCTCTCAGAATGGAAAGATACTTCTCTACTCTTTTGTGGTTCATCTCGTGGGTGTAAGCCAGAATATCAGAAGATTGCTTCTGAAAATGGAGTCTTAGATAGAGTCTTCTTTTCCAAAGAAGCAATTTTAGAAGAAGAAGCAGATACATGGTTCTCAGCTTCTGATTTAGCTGTTTATCCTTGTCCTGTAGAACATGGTTGGAGTGCAACAGTAATAGATTGCATTGGGTTTGGAAAAACTTGTGTAACTCCTGATTTCCCTGTCTTCAGGGAACTTTCAAATATAAGTGGAGTGATTCCAACCTTAGATATTAAAGAACGCATTAGGACTCTTCTTTTAGATGAGGATACAAGAGAAGAATGTGAGAAGAAATCTAGAACTTATGCTCAAGAGAACTCATTTGAAAAATATGCAGAGAAAGTAACTAAAATTATGGGGATAAACTAATGAAAGTTTTGCTACATGCTCCACTTCATCCTACCTTATGGATTTATCTAATGGAAGCACTTAAGGAACACGAGTTCTTTATAGAACCTACTGCTGATTTCCAAGAAGCTGACACTCCTAGAACACAAATAAAATATGAAGTAGTACCAAGGAAACCTAATAGTAATTTTGATGTTCAAATCATTGCTTTGCATGGAATAGGATATCATACGCCACAAGAACTTTTGAAAATATTTCCTGTACCAGTTGTTTGGATAGAATTCCAAAGAACACTTTTACCTTTCACAGGAAACTATCCTTTGATCACTACTTGCCAAACTAGTTGCACTAGAAGATACCCTAATTGGAAATATTGGTGTCCTGTAGTTTCCAGAACCTTGTGGAATGAAGATTGGATAGGAGATGTACCAATAATAAATTGCACAGTTGGAGCTTATGCATGTCATCCAGATTTGGTCCCAATCTTGAACTATCTTAAAAAGGAAAATGTGCCTTTGGATATGAGAACTACTTCAAGAAGACTAGTTCCTTTTGCAGATTGGAAATCAAAGTTCATTCATGATAGGGTTCTCTTTGAACTAACATTGAAACCATCTTCATTTACTATCTTGGAAGCAACTACAATAGGGATGCCAGTGGTTACATTGAATTGGTTTGATCATTCAAAGATGATCCGAGATAATATAGATGGATTCACATTTGGATTTGGAGGACCCAATCCTGCTCATTTAACTGACTTAACTCTTCTTTTAAATAAATTTCTAAATGATTATGATTTTGCTAAAGAATGGGGAAAGAAATCTAAGGAACGAGGAAATCAATTGAACTCCATAGAGAACACCAAAACAATCTGGAATCAAGCATTTGAAGATTCTATACGCATCTTCAAACAAAATCCTGGAAATCCTTTTGGGAAAGAAAAAAAATGGGAACCATAGAGAGGAAAGAATTTGAAAATCTTACTAATAGGTCCATGGTGGCATCCAGCTCTTCTTTCAAGCCTAACTTTAGTATTCCGAGAACATCAGTTCTTTATTACTGGACCTAAGATAAATCCTAGAGCTCTGACTCAACCAATGGGCTCAAATCTTCAACCCATTGAAGCATTTGGAAGTATTACTCAGAAGCGTTTAGATGATTTCGACTTACTCATAGATTATTCAGAAAACAAATTCAAAGGATACCTAGAAAATTGGGAGATTCCTAAAATTTGGTTTTCCTGGTATCCTCTGGCAGGGAAGATTAAAACTGTTATCAAAATAAATGAGCCAGTAGTCTATACTTCTTTTTGGACTAGAACTCAAAGCATAGCTGATTCCAAATTAATGAACTACACTGAGGAAAACATAAGAGGACCAGTTGTTTATCCTTATCGAGATCCCAATATTTTCAAAGGGTATACAGGAGAACTAGCTTCAGGATTGATAGTAGTAAATGACTTCTGGAATCGAAAAGTATTTGGAGCTATGAAGTACCAAGAAATGATCACAATAGAAAAAGATCTGCCAATTAAAATTATCGGTGATTATTCATATTCTTTCACTAAACTTCTAGAGAACTATCAGAAAAACAGGGTCTTTCTAGAACTAACAGAAGCTGGAAGACCAAGTACTTCTACTATGGGAGAAGCTATGACTGTTGGGATGCCTATAATTGCCACTTCCTTTGGAGATTTTCCAATCTTAATTAGGAATGATATAGAAGGATTCATTAGTTTGGATCCTAAAGAGATTATTAAATGTTTCAAAGTTTTAGTTAATGATCAATCTAAAGCTCAAGAACTTGGTAGAAACTCAAGATCAAGAGCTCTAGAAGTTAATGGAGAAACTCAATTCAGAACAGGTCTTGAAGAAGCTTTTGGGTTTGCTCTAAAAGGACAAAAATGGATTGTCAATCAAGATCAAAGAAAGCAAAAATTAGAGGAATAAAATATGAAAATTTTAATGAAAGGATTTGTTCACCAAGTATTCCTTCAAAGTCTAACAGAAACATTCAGCAAAGATTCTTTCTATCTAACAAATAGAATCTATCATCCTAAATATCCTGATAACTACTTCCCTAAACCTTCTCCTAATGTTAGAGTTATTCCAGAAATTCAAGATCTAAAAGAATTAGATGATTATGATATCTTCATTGGAGTTTTTGGAGGACGAGTAATGGAGGATACTAAAGATTGGAAGATTCCTACTGTCTGGAGAACGTATGTCCCTATTTCTCAGAATTGGCAGTACCTAAGAGGAGCACCAGTAGTTTACAATGCATCAATTTCTAAGAATGTTACTCTTGGAGCTTCTAAAATGCAGAAAGTATATTCTTCAAATCTTGATGGACCTTATAGTTATGATTATAGAGATCCTAAAGTCTACTGCTCATGGAATGGAAATATTGAGAAAGGTATGGTTGTTGGAGTAGCAGCAGGTCTAGGATATGGTAGAGATCTTTGTGAGGAAATCAAGAAAACAATTCCAATTGATGTTATTGAGAATGTACCCTATTGGTATCTTGTTGAAGCTTTTAAGGACCATCGAGTCTATCTAGAAGTGAACAAGACTTCAAGAGTCATTAGTGCAGCATTCACAGAAGCTATGCTTACTGGAACTCCTATCGTGTCAAATAGAGTAGGTGAATTCAAAGAATTAATAGAGCATGGGAAGAATGGTTTCCTAAATGCTAAATCTCATGATCCCCAAGATATGGTGGAATATGCCTCACAATTATTACAAGACAAAAAATTAGCTAAAAAGATAAGCCAAGAAGAACGCAAAAGAGCACTAGAATTGTTCAGCAAAAAAAGAGTGAAAGAATCATTTGAAAGTGCATTTAAATATACTAAGGATGGGAAATGGTAAATGAAGATTTTAATGAAAGGACCTCAAGTTCATCCCTCATACTTGAATAGTTTGACACAAGTTTTCCCAGAACATACTTTTCATTTAACTGGTTATAAAGATCGGATTACTCAAGAGTTAAAATTAACCGACTTCACTTATTTGTATCCAATGCAACCAAATGTGAAGATTGAAATTCCCTGGGATGAACTATTACAGATCAAAGATTGGCAAGACAATTATGATCTATTTATAGGAGATACAGAAGGAACTCAACCAAAAGAATTGGAAAAATATACTATCATTCCTAAAGTCTGGAGAACTTTCTCTATTCTTGATTTCAGTAAAGTACCAATACTAGGTGGACCAGTTGTATTCAATTCTTATACTTCTAGGAATTTTGCTGTTAGAGAATGTAGGAAGCATGAAGTTCTAACTAGAGATATGGGCAAATATGTTGCTTATGATTATAAGAATCCTTCTGTCTATAAAGGATGGACAGGAGACAATCCTAATCCTCTAATAGTAACTCATAACTTCTTTACTAGAGGAGCAGTAGGAAATGAACTATATGCAAAATTAGATCCAAAGATAAAATCAAATGTTAGAGTAATAGATGGCAATCTTCATTTCGAAGATCTATTGAAAGCTTATAGAGAACATAGAGTTCTGTTAGAATTAACTCAAGGAGGAAGATTGATTACTGGAACTATAATGGAAGGGATGATGACAGGAATGCCAGTAATAGCTACTTCAGAAGCTGATTTCCCAATGTTTGTTAGACCATGGATTGAAGGATTTCTTTCAGATGATCCAGCCAGAATCTCTCATTTTTCAGATTTCCTATCATATGATTTTATTACTGCTCAAGATATGGGACATAATGCTAGAATGCGAGCTTTAGAACTTTGTAGTTATTCTTCTATTCGAGCAGTGTGGGAAGATGCTATCCATGAAGTTACCAAAGCAGGACCTTGGAGTGAAGTAGGTAGGATGTGGGGCTAAATGGAAGACTTTACCAAATATTCTAAGAATGATCCTCAGAATAGAATGAAGGTTCTTTCTCCAACCAGAATAGACTTTACTGCACATGATGAGATTTCATATATGTGGAAAGAAATAGATTCTAAGAAATCTTTGAACTTGATAACTAAAGTAAAAGTAAAGCCTAGAATTGGAGCAGGATTCTCATTGTTAATCTTCTATAGTTTAGCCAATGAACTTCAATATGGAAAGTATTTCAGAGATCAGAAAAAGAAATGCATATGGATCTGCTTTGAGACTGTACAAGGAAAACCTAGATTAGCAATATACTATGAAGGAGATCAAGGAGCACAACATAATGGTCCTCTCCTTTCATGGAATAAAATCTATTCGATAACAATTGTTAGAAGTCCTCAGGATCTTTCATTGGAAGCACTTGATGAAGAAGGAAAGAATGTAAGTTCTCTAAAAGTTAGATTGGAAGATTCACCTAAGTTCCAATACTTCTTTATATGCAACAATTGGTTTTTCAATGATTCAAAGGAACCAATGTGGTTCAGAGGAGAAATATTAGACTTGGAATTTGCAGAGGAAGTTGAAAAGAAAAGTTTCTTTAGGAGTTTGAGATCATGAAAATAGTTTTCTTCCAATGGGGTCCACACCATCAAGCAACTTGGGAATATCTTTTTAGTCAATTAGAACTGAAAGGTTTTAATCCCATAAATCATAGTGGACAAGAGAATGGTAAGAAAATTGCTGATGATGCAGATATAGTCTTTATTACCTCTGATAGAGATCGTCCTATTAAGAATCCCAAAACCAAGACATGTTTTATAGGACACGGAATGGGTTTGGAAAGTTGGGATCCTGGAATGAACACGGATGATCGTGTATTTCTTGCGGGAAAAAAACCTTGGACTCCGCCTCTAGATGCTTCAAATTGGAGAATGGTTGGTTGGAGTAAATCTGATGTTCTATGGTATCCTGAAAAAGAAAAAGTAGATTATGTCAGAGACTTCATGGCTAAGTTTCCTTATGAGACTTCTATCTTATTTGTTCCTCCTCAAGATAGAAATGATCTTCCTCATCTTGATTTCATAGTAGAATATGCAGATCAGCATAAGTATAACTTGATAGTTCCATTTAGGAAAAGAAGTCAAGCTTACAATATCGAAGAAGGAATTGCAAGATACAAAAAGTATGCTAATGTTCAATGCCCAGAGATCTTGAATCTATATTACTTCAAACCTTATATCAAAATAGTAGCAATAATGGGTTTGTCTTCAGTTGGGAGAGAATTCTATCCAACTGGTCTTCCAACCTTACATGCTGGTTTTGGATTTGAAGAGTCTCATTTTAGTTATCCTATTGAAAGAGACTTTCCTAAGTTTCTAGAAGAAGCTATTATAGATCCAAAGAAATATCTACAACCACCTGAAGTAGTTAGAAGCTTTCATGAAATCTGGGATGGAGAAGCTACAAAAAGAATAATAGCTGAAATAGAAAAAATGTAAGTCTCCGAGAAGGAAAATTCTAGAATAAATATAAGCACTAAATAGATTAATCCATCTGAACAAAAACGATTTCAAAGATAAGGCTAAAGAAGAAATCTTTATATGTTTCTTTCTTATCCTTTAAGTGAGGAAATTAAATGCCTTGGAGTAAAGAGAAACTTAAGGAGTATATGAAAAAGAAATATCATGAAGATTCTGATTATAGAGAAAAAGTGAAAAAGAAATCAAGAGAAAGACAAAGGAAGAACTATTATGACAAGAATCTTCGACCATATAGACAGAAGTTAAGAGCAGAAATTTTGGAACTTTTAGGAAACAAATGCAATAATTCAGGTTGTCTCATTCCAGGAGGTTGTAAAGACATTCGGTGTTTGGAAATTGATCATGTAAAAAATAATGGATATCTCCATAGAAAGAAATTTGGGGGTGTTCGTCTGAATTATACTAGTTATTTGATAGAAATTAGAAATGCAATTCTTCATGGTTCAAAAGATTATCAACTTTTGTGCTCAAACTGTAACAAGATAAAAGAATTTGAAAGAATGGAAATTAAAAGAAAGCAAAGATTTCTTTAGTAACATTTTTTCAGAAATTAAAATTTGCCTTTCTCATCCTTTTCTAAGAACTTAGTATTTTAAAAAAAGAAATGTTTGGAACTTAAGCATATTTGGCTTTAATAGCTTTATATGCTTTCACTACAAATTTACGCCAAATAACTTTGACTGCTTGATCTGCAAACATTGTTATAGCAGTTAACACAATAGCTTTTAGAGCTTCTGCTGGTATTCCAACTTCTGCAAAAGAATCCCATTGAGCATCTGTTATTCCTGCACCTGCTATTCCACCTAAGATTGAACCAATGATTACTGTCTTTGCTAATTTTTGTTTATCAATAGATTCCCAAGGTTCATTCTTTGCCATTCCAATGCCAGCAGCTATAGCACCATAGACAATACCTTTTCCAATTCCAATAAGTATTCGTACTATTTCTGGATTCATATTCTCTCCCTACCTATTATAAGTTATTTAACCTATATAAGTGTTTTGGATTCTTTCTCACACTTTTTACAAAGATATGTGATCTTAATGCTCCCATTCTCAAATTTCTGTTGAACTTCAGTCATATTCCTAAAATCATCTAAGTTCCCACATTTGTAACATATGTATGGAATATATTCTATTTTAGGTTTTGCTTGAGATTCCATTCTAATTGCTCCATAATGCATTTATTCCAGTTGTACCTGTGCTTAAAGCTAGAGTACTACTAACACTCAAAGTAGAAATATCTACCTTTTTAATCTCATTGATGTTTCCACCACCAACATATAGATAATCACCAGATCCTATAGCACAACCAAATGAGGTCCAATCAGTATCACTATCAGCAAGCTCTTTCTCAAAACCAAAGGCTCCCATTCTCAACTTAAGCAAATGTTTGAAAGTGCATCCAGTAACCCAGAATAAATCATTCCAAGGTTTGGAACCAGCATAGAAGAAGCATTCCATCTTAGGAGTGTGAGAAGATCCAGTTGGAATAAGATAATTGCTTGTACTCAATGTAAGATCTGCCTTAGTAATTTTATAGCACATACCATTTGTCGTAAAGGCATAGATGTAAGTATCATCAAGATAGAATGTTTCTATCTGTCCAGGAGTAGTTACTTCACCAATTGCTAAGTTCTCAATGTCTAGATCACAAGTCTTATTGCTTCCATCATTGTAAGTATCTCCAGCATAAAGATATCTGAAAGTATGATTGGCATGAAGTGTCAAAGTTTTAGTTCCCAAATCACCTGATGCTCCAGCATCTAAAAGAGCTTGACTTGAATAAACATCTAATGTAAGAGTTGTAGTACTCTTGACTAGTCTACAGAAATAGAAAGTTGTAAGAGCTATTGTTAAAGCAGTATCCTCATACGCTGATCCACCATTATCTTCATGAAGATAAAGTTTATAACTGGAAGCACCATCTTGAGTAACTCTAACTCCTATGAAAATTTTAGATCCATCATGCAATCCTTTGGCATCATCTAGAGTGTCTTTAGCTAAAAGATAAGGATAAGCAACTGCTCCTTCAGCAGAACTATCTATACAGAATTTAAATTTATGAGTGAAATTTCCAAAGTGATCTGCTGTATAATCTTTAGTTACTCTAGCATCTTGAGAAGTATTAGCATTGAAGTCTAGATAATTGTGATGAATAATATCTATCCAAGTCGCTGGATCAGTCTCTGTAAATCCTTTAAGATCTTCATAGACTCTATTATCTTGGAAAATTGTATATTTGTAAGAAGCTGTTATTGTTGAAAAGTCTGCAATAGCAATAGTCCAAAAAGCAGACTTTGCTGTAGCTACAGATCCACCTATCCTTAGATCTGTACCATCAACTGAGATTGGACCAACACTATCAGCACTATCTCCACCAATAGTACTTAAAATTTTTACAGTCTCTGTCCAATCACTCTTAGCTATTTTAATTACTCTTGGAGATGAAGCTCCAGTACCATCCTGTAAACAAGTAACATAAATATAATCTCCACTTTGAACAATACCTCTAATCTTTCGTCCATTTGTAAGAGTATGAGTAGAATTAACTCCCATGTCTCCAGAGCCATCTACTTTCTTGATAATATTCTCATTGGTTCCTCCGCCAGCTATGTAAAGCCAATTGGTGTCCCCGACAAGAACTAGATAACCTGCCATATTCTCCCCTACTTCTTCTATCTCATATACACATAAAAACCCTTCGGAAGAACTGTAAATTTCTCCCCATGTATACTTAATTGTTGTATAATTAATTACATCCATCAAACCCCAACCTTGATGAGCACCACTATATACCGTTTCATCAAGGCTCCAAGTATCGCCACTATCCAATGTTTTGAAAATTAAAACTTGAAATGGAGTAGCATAATCCAAAATAACTGTGTAGGTAGTTGCATCTACAACGTCAATTTTTCCCCAACCCTCAGAACCATTTCCAGAGTTACCTGCTGCGGTAATTGCTTTAATACTCCATGTTGAACCAGTCCAACTTGCAGTATGCCATTCCATATTACCACTCAGACCATGTACTGTAAATAGAATAATTGGATTACCATTTGGTAGAAGTCTTAAGTGTGCCCCTCTTGTTGCAGCACCAGAACTATCATATACCTTATCAGAAGTTGTAGCATTTGCTGGAGTCGTTATAACTGTACCATCAGCCTTTTTCCAAATTGTACCGCCAGATTCTCCAACTATATAATATACATCTACTAATGCTTCATCTCCAGCATCTTTTTCCCAAAGGATATGGATTTTATCATTACTATCCATCCAGCAGTATGAGTTCCATAAGAAAATTGTACCACTGAAATCAGCAAGTTCCCCACTAATTGGATTGCTCCAAGTATCTCCACCATCTGTTGATTTTCTAATACGCACTACTCTACGAGATGATACATTATGTTGACATATAAAATATAAGTTTCCGACAGAATCCACTAAAATGTTAGGTTCATTGCATGAAGTTATATCGCTTGGTGGAGTTTTAGTTGCCCAACTAGTAATATCATAAGGATTAACACTTCTTTTGTATTTAGGTGCAGTATTACCACAAGAATAAAAAACATGAATATAGCCATCCTTGTCAACATTCATACAAGGTCTGCCTATATCTATACCAGCAGCATTATCAGTAGCAACTGTAACTACGTCATGCCATTCCTCAGTTGTATGGTTGTAAGCAGTTATAATAATGTTTGCAGCACTCCTCTCATCAGAACAAACATATGTTGTACCATTAGCGTATACACTCGCTGGATTCATATAATTACATTGTTGACAGAATTTATCTGTAATTGCCAATTTTTTGTATCCTACCATAAACTCCCTCTAAGTTATTGTTAAAATTTTCTCCTCTATTAAAGTACTTAAATCAATCCTAAAAACATTATTTTCCCTGTCAACCACAAAGATCTTTCCAGTAGATAAAGTTGGAGTTGTCGTAGTTGCATTATTCTCTGAATAACCATCAGAGTAATAACCAGAGTCTGAATCATAAGCCCAAGCCCTGTAATAATAATGAACTCCTCCAATTAATCCTATATTATTGTAAGATGTTCCAATGTCAAAATAAACTAAATCACCATCTGAAATATTTGCTGGATAAGAACCTATCTTTCGTATAATCTTAGTCTTATCTCCACCTGTTCCTTTTGTCCAAGCAAGATTGATTTGATGAGAATCTATTATAGTACATCCTAGACTAGAAGGATCATTTGGTTTGGTATAAAAGGTTACTTCATTACCATAGCCATATCCTACTGAATTGTAAGCATAAGCTCTAACATAATACAAAGTTCCAGGAGCAAGACTTGTCATTGATTCAGTGAAAGCTCCAGTTCCAAAAGGACCAGGACTTTCTTCGGTCTTAGAATCAGATATTGTTGGAGTCCCAGTTGTGTTCCAACAAATTCCTCTCTTAGTACAATTTGCTCCACCAGTAGCGGTAATAGTTCCATTTCCAGTAGCCGTGGTTTCTTCTACACTGGAAACTGCTTCAGTTGTAACTGTTGGAGCTGTTGGAGCTACATATTCCATAATTGCATCAGCAATCAAATTCCAGTAAGTAGTACCAAATGTCCAATTTACTGCTGTTGCAGATTGAGTAGCTGTAACAACTTTATACTCTCCATGTTCAAGATTATTTACACAACTTACAATAAGTGTAAATCCAGAACCAACAGTTGGTGTCCCAACATTATACTTATATAAGAGTCCAACTATCATATCATGAGCATTTGATGTTGTAATGTTGACACTTGGATTGGAAGTACCATCGCCACCAGCAGACGGATTAGCTCCCGCATTACTATCAAAAATTGTTGTAGTATCTGCTCCACTAATGCCAAATGCTATCCCAGTCCAACCTTGAACATTTGGAGCACCACTTACCGCAACTGTTATAGAAATAGTTCCATGACTTGTCCAGACAGCATACCACTCTTCAAAGTTTTGATAAGCACTACCATGAATATATTGTACTCGTTTCCTTAAAGTCCATGTAAGGGCAGGATTTGATGTTATACCAGTAACAGTTTTATAACCACCACTATCAAAAGAACCTGCTGTAACAATTAAAACATCATTATCCTGAGTAGTAACCAAATTAAATGTCGTTGGTGGGTAAGAGCCATTTAAACCTGAAACAGCTCCATCAATAGCTAAAGTCATAACCTCTTAAACCCATCTTTTTTTCAATTTTATCTCCATGTTATCTTAACTTTCTTTCAAGTTACAACAAGTTTTTTCTCTTCAACCAGACCACTAAGATCTATCCTAAATACATTGTTATCTTTGTCAATTACAAATATTTTGTTAGAAGGCAAAGTAGGTTGTTCTTCTATTCCCCATGTATCATGTGCTGGTTCAGTTGCTTGGTATTTAGATACGAATATCCAATCCAAATCAAGAGTAGGATTAACACTATAACCACCTTCCATTTCAAAAAGAGTTACATTTACTGGTATATGTGTAGTATGATTTACTATTTGACTTCCATTATCTACATAATATGATGATGATGTATTAGCAATCCATCTTAATTCATAAAGATGAAATACATTAGCAGATGGTGCTGTCCAAGCGGTTTTATCTTCAGCAGTATAATAATCCAAGATTTGACCCGCCCCAGATTGAAATATTGAATATTCTGCATTATCAGATTTTTGAAGACCATAATCAGACCCATTAGTGGCACTACTTCTTAGATTAAATTTTAGTCTGAGTGAAGTTGGAAGTGTTCCTTTGCTTCTTTCCTTACTATTAACACCAGACAGTGTTAAGTAGCCACCAGATTCAACTATTGTACCACTTACTGCTGTCCATTTGTTACTATCAATAGAACCATCAGCAAAGTTATCAAAGAATATGAATGTGGCTACACCTTGGGCTAAATCAGTTGCTAAATAAGGATATGTAGCATCAGACTTACTATAATAAACATAGATAGTTTTATCTACTGTACTTAAGTCTCCAGCAACTTCTACCCAGAATATGGCACTTGTACCAGAAACATAAGATTCCATCCAACAATCTATTAAAGTATTTCCAGTATCATCAGTAAATCTAATATCACCAAAATCGTTTCTACAATGACTGTCACAACTAACTTTTCCAGCAGTTACTCCACCAATGGTTTCAGTTCCGTTTGCTGTTCCAACTTTGTAAACTTTAATGCAAGTCTGATAGAGTGTTCCAGCATTAGCTGCATGAACAATAAGATGAGACTTTCTATAATTCCAACCAGTAAGCCAAGCCATATTTTAATTCAGTCTCCTTTTACTTTCTTTTATTCTTCTAACTTTAATTTGAGGAGGAAGGATAACCAGTTCACAATTTCCTTCCTTCTCAATATTAGTATACTTGCAGATTATTGAATGATTTCCAGAGCCAGCAAATAAAGTTCCTATGTAATTACTATTCATATCCAGAACTGGAGACCCTGAATCTCCACCAAGACTAAAGTTCTTGCCTGAAACTAGAATACAATCAATAAATGTAGCAGAACCTCTTGAATATTTTACAGTACCTGTCCAACTTGTAGATACTACACTTCCAACTGTTACTCCAGTAGTTCTTCCTACTTTCTGTACTCTTTGATTAAGATTTGGAAGTTTCTTTCCAATTGGTAATCCAATACCATATATTTTAACAAGACAGATATTTGTTATAGGATTACATTTAGGACAATTGGAACATCCAATGAAAGAAGCAAAGGCGATGTCTACTCGGTTAAAGAAAGCTTCTTCAGGTCTGAAAGTTTTAAAGATCTTAAGAAAAAAATCTTTGATAGGATTCTTGACCTGTATAAACTTGATCTCAATACATTTGTAGAATTCTCCTATTTTATCTATAGGTTCTATTCCACCATCGTAAGGAGAAGGTTGCAGTATAGAATCTCCTACCTTAGCTGTATTCTCTTTTCCAAAACAATGATTATTAGAAGCCATAAGCAATCTTCCAGTTCCATTTTCAATAAATAAACAATTTAATGTACAGGCAGTAGATCTATAATGTGTTGCTGAGGTCCCTGCTAGAAGAGGACGATATCTTAATTGTGTTTTTTGTCTTGGTGTAACAGGTCTAGGAGCAACTACTTCTACTTCATCAAGAGAATGAACTTCTCCCATTTCAACTACATCCACAGGATAACCATTAATAGTTTCTGGAATTAGATCTTCAAGAGAAAGATGTTTATTAAAAATCTTTGAGATCACATTTCGTTTTCTAAACTGATCTCGTGGAATCTTCTTTGAAACATAAACTCTAATAGCCAAAGAATTGAGAATCTTTCCATCCTTGATTTTGGGTTGTAATTCTCCATCAATACCAATTACATTAGGATATTTCCTCAGATCTAGAAAACATTTAGTTAACTCTTCTTCTGTACTGAATGCTTGCATGTTCTTTTACCTTCTAGGAATGGAGTTCTCTACTAATAGAAAGTATATAGAAATTAATAAGGTTATCTAAGGTATGGATCATTTGTTCCACATATCCTTTTTCTTATATAGACATTTCCTATGAGGATTCTCTATATATCCATTCTTTCTAAGGATCTCCCAGAGGATCCTAGCTTGTTGAGATAGACCTTCATGACAAGAATAGAATTTACCATCTTTCTTGCTTATAGATATTGACTTCTGATTCTTGTATTGTAGAATGAAAGAATCATCTTCTTCAATAATATCTATGTCAGCATGACTGTCTCGGAATATCTTCTTTAGGATTGTTTTAGAGAGATTCTCTGTCATTATTCTACCTTGACAGAATTGTAATCCTCTAGCATTCTTGTTTATTGGTTGGACTTCAAGAGGATATGCTTTACTAGGTTTGAAGGAAATATTTAGACTCTCGTCCCTAGAATCATCTTTTGCACTAGAAGAAGTCTTACTAAAATGTTCGGGATGAGACCATCCCTCAATCAGTCGTTTACCCTCCTTACCTTTCATTCCACATCTATCCAATTACAAGATAATTGCTTACTTACCTTTAATAGTGTTTCACACCTATTTAAAGCTTTGTTCTTCATTAAAATAAATATTAGAGAGTTGTGATTTCCTCAGGTCCCCAATCCCCATGACTGGGCTCAGGACTAACATATTTACTTGCAAATATCCAATCAACATAGCCAATATTTGTCCCTGCACCATAGAATGCTATGCCAATTAAACCACTTGCTGAACCTGCATCTATCCCAGTAATTTCATTAATACCGTCAAATAATGCCTTATGACTACTACCTACAACCATTTCTTCCATTAGATGCCAAACACCCAAAGTTAAAAATGGAGCAGAGGTTCCGAAGAAATAACTAGGAGGTATTCTATAATGCTGACAGACCCACCCAAAAGGAGGTCCATAAACCATATAAAATGTATTTGCATTAGTATAACGATATATTAAATCCATGTCACTTGCAGAAACCTTGATACATCGAGACTTAATTCTTGCATTTGTTATAGTTGAATTAGTTAAACAAGCCATACCTCCACTAGGAAAAGTACTAGTACACTGGATTGTTCCATCTCCAATAGCTACCCATGAACCACTCACTATTGTCCAACCAGTTAATACATCACAATCATCAAAATGTAAGAAAGTATTATCTCCATTACTTGTTGTCGTGGCATCTGCTTTACCATAATACACATAAATTCTCTGATTTATTGAACTTAGATCATCTGCCACTTCAACCCAAAATATAGCATAGTTGCCATCAACTTTACTTTCCATCCAATAATCTAAAAGTGTAAAGCCGTCATCATCAGTAAATCTTACATCACCAAAATCAGTTCTACAATGATTATTAAGATAAACATCATCATCATTGTCTATTCCACTTCCAAAGTGAACAGTTATCAGTTTCTGATAGTTAGTTCCAGCTCCAGCAGCATAATTAATAATATGATATTTTCGATATTCCCAACCTAGTAACCATTCCAAAGTCGAAGAGGTTGCACTAATAGCTATGAAATCATATTCTTCTTCTAGCCATCCAGAAACTGGAATATTGATAGTAGCTTTCTTGAACCTACAATTGTAAAGATATAGAGAAGGAGAGCTAGGATCAGTAGAACTTTCCAATAACAAATCAAAAGGAATATTATTGTTCCAAGAGAAAGGAGATATATTTATACCAAGAAGGCTAAGATAATAAGTATTAACCCAAAGCCGTTTGATATGTCCTAAGATTTCTTGGGTTCCTTCGGTAATAATTGTATTAGGAGTTATTTGTTCTATCCCATAGTATTCTTCTAAGCTATTGTTTATTTCTATAGAGACATTAGAACAACCAACTTCTATTCCATTAATCAGAATCTTAGCAGTTCCACTCTTGAAGATCTTTCCCATTTTAGATCATTCCCTTTGGTCTTTCAAATGTTTTGCTCGCATAGGTAAAGTTTCTATTTGGTAACCAAAATGTCTTATTTTACTCCACATATAAAGACATTCACAGATTCCAGAAGGATTCCAATCATAATATTTCTTAAGTAGATCTGTTCTCCATATACTTGTTCCAAATGCTAAATGTCCTTGAAGAGTCTCATAATCAAGAGCAACTACTCCCACTTTATCATTTTTTTCTAAGATCTGTAAAGCTTCATCAACATAACCATAAGGAAGTAAAGTATCTGAGTCCAAAACAAGAATATATTTTGTTGAAGTGAGATCAATCATCTTTCTCCTAGCTTCCCAAAACTTCATGTCAGATATCTCTACATTGTTCACAAATAGTATTGTATCAGAAGTAGCAATTATGCGGATTGGATATTTCTTGAAGAGCTCTCTATGATGCTCAATAAATTTAACTAAGATTTCTTTCTTCTCTTTGATAGGAATTGTGATAGTTAAAAGATCCATTAATGTTCATCCTCCATTAACATCCTGAATGATGAAAAACTGCTGTTATTGTACAAGTTCCAGAAATGTGAGCTACAGTACTAATAAGAGAAGGATCATCCAAAACAACAGAACCAGTACTTTCCCAATGATTAAAAATATTAGAATCAGTTTCAATATAAGTTATAGTATAATCTCCTGCTGCTTTTGTTAAAGTTTGAGGTAAAGGAACGTAAGTTTCTAGAGGAGGAGAAATAGTTATCTCTCCTTCATGATCATGCCAAGGTTCCCATTCACATCTTGAGTCTATTACTACACTATAAGTTGGAAGTGGAGGGATAGTATTTGTACCAGCAGAAAAAGCTATAAAATCATAAGATTCCTCTAGCCAACCATTTGCTGGTATTGAGATTGATCCTTTCTTAAATCTACAATTATAAAGATATAAAATAGGAGAGTCTGGATCAGAAGAAGCTTGAAGTCTCATATCAAATTCAAAATTGGGAACTGTTGGTCCTACTCCACCAAGAAGAAGTCTTAGATAATAAATGTTAACCCAAGCTTTCTCAATAGTTCCAGAAATTTCTATTAGCCCAAACTCATCAGCAGAAGCAACAGGATGATGATACATGTTCGGATCTTCAATTGAATAATAAGGTTCTACAGGAGTATTGTAATCTACCTTGACGCTTCTACAATCTATGATTTCCATGTCTTGAAGGTAGATCTTAGCTGTCCATCCCCTAAATATTCTGTGAGACACATTAGTCTACCTCCGTTGGATTCTCGGCTGGTTTCCTTCTTCCTTTCTGTTCTATTCGTCTAACTCTTTCAGAGATCTGGTAAACATTACCTTCAAAGTAAATTGGATCTAAAGACAGAATTAGATCTACATAGTAATCATTTTCTTCAATATGATGAATGATTGTCTCAATTCTGTAACTTCTATTGTCAAGAGTCATATCAGCAAATTCAGGGACAGAGTTATCAACTACTAGAACTTTTCCAGGGTCTAAGTTTTCCATTCCAATATATTCTGCTTCTACATTCTTTATTGTTATAATTGGATCTTTGTACTTGACTACAAATTCAAGAGCTCTTCTTGCAGCAGCAGTATCTGAGTATAGAGTCTCATCAAATAATTCTTTAAATCGAACACCATTGCCAAACTCAGAAGTAGCATCCTCATATTCTCCATACCATCTAGCTTGATCGAAATGAATCCAATCAATTAAGAGATAATCTCCAACTGCTGGTACTCCTCCAAAAGTAGCTGTTAGTTCAAATTCAATACTCTGCAAAGTTCCTACACAATTTCCTGTCCATCCATCAGCATCTTCACCTACAGGAATTTCTATAGTTGTCCAGTTATCACTTGTCATTCCAGAAAATTGGACTTGAGTAGTAGCTGTATTACCATCTGCAAAGATAAATCTAACTACTAATTGTGAGATTCCAGTTGGGAAATTACCATAATGAGGAGCAGCTACAAACTTAAAGGATTTAGCTGAAGCTTTAGTTTCTAGATCAACTATTTCATCCAATGGATTAGAATTAACCAGCCAATCTAAACGATAAGTAGCAGTTACATTTCCACTTCCATGGAATCGTATTGATCGAATATGATCCCAACCAGTATAACCTCCAATAGTTGCAAAGTCTGCTCTTGCAGGTTCAAACCATTTCCATCCTACGAAATTATCAGTGATTTGATACCTATACCCATCTATCATAACTGGAACATATACTGCTTTGGAGAACTCAATATCAATTGTTGATCCTGTATTCTGTCCATATAGCCAGAATCCTATATTGGGCTTAGAAGCAGAACTGTAATTTTGATCTACACTGTAGTTATGATAGAAATCTAAAGTTTGTGTAGACAAGATCACTTTATAAGAGCTAGAGCCTTTTTTCATTTCCTCAGAATCATCTTCAGCACTTCCTGAAATTAGACTCCAGAAAGCAGTTCCTCCATCAGTCCAAATAACTACTGGAGATGGTATTGTTAATCTAGCTGAAAACTTCTCTGTTCCTGCAACAGAATTGTCGGCATAATAGACAGTAAAGTTATTCATGCATCCAGTAGAATACAATCCCATTCCTGTAAGTTTGTATTTAATATAAAGATCTGTGTCTGTAGGTCCTTCAACATAATCAGGAGGTCCTGGAGGCAAATATGGAAAGAGATCTTGATACTCATCAGTGATATTATCATCTGGATACAATAACCTTACATAAGTTCCACCAGAACCCCATTTGTAATAAACTTCAACATGTCCAGTTCCTGTATGGAAACAACCAGCACTATGAAGTCTCATCTTTTTACCTGAAGAACAACCCAAACTGAATTCTACTTCTAAACTTCCAGGTCCAAAAAGAACAGGAGTATGACACCAACCATCTGGATGATTCCATATCCACCAAGAACCAGTTGTAGCTCCTGAGATCTTAATTGAATTTGTTCCAGCTTTTGGAGTAGGTGGTGCAGGTTGTAAAGTACATGAGCAGGTAAGAAGTCCAGTCCATACAAATGGTAATGAACCTCCACCTAAAGAATCAGACCAACGATCATAATCCCAAGGAATAACTTTGTTATCTCGACCATAGACTTTTACTTTATTACAAAGCAATTCTTCTGGATCAGTTACATCATAATCAGTTAGATCTTCTCTATAAAGTACAAGTGGAATAGTAGGAGGATCATCTCGATATTGGATATGTCCAACTGTATCTCTTCTCTTGAACCATCTAGCCATTTTCTCTTCATCAATATACCAATCATGCTCTGTTGCATCACTTACTTTAGTCATTGCATCAATTAAAGGTTCTCCATCAAAATCTAGTTGTCTAGTGGGTCTAGGTATCAAATCTTCAATATGATCAGTACCTATTACTGCTGAAATATTTAGATTACATTTTTCAGTAGCAAGAGGTTCTTCTGTTCCTGTGCCTCCATTCCATCTAATAGCTATTTCAGAAGTTGAAAGAACTCCTGAATAAAGAACTATTTCATCTAGTTTAGTGTAATAAAGATGATCGGCAATAGTATTGGAACCAAATCTTAGAGGTTCAGTATTCAATATTGAAGCAGTAAGATTATCTTCAACAACAAGTGGAGCTTTTAATGTATTATCTATGTACAATTTAATTCCACTTGCAACTCCACTACCATCATAAGTCATTACTAAATGATGCCAAGCACTATTTAACCATGAACAAGGATACACTCCTTCAGTAAGTGTAAGAAGTATTCTATTACCAGTTAAACCATTAGAACTAAGAACTATATTTAAATTAAGTCCATCCTGTTCAAATATAGTCCAACCTGTGAAAGGAGTACCTGAATATTTTGAGATTAAAGGAAAGATTCCAGCCCAGTCAGTTTCAAGTTTACTTGAATCCATCCAGAACCAGAATTCCACAGAGAAAGGAGTATTCCAATCAAAATCAGTGATATCTCCACAAGTTACTGATCCAGTCTGAGAGGATTGAAAATATAAAGCGTTTCCCAATTTTCCAGAGACCCAAGTTGGTGCTAGACCTGGATTCAATAAATCCTCATAAGTTCCATCTCTTCCAAAATAGCTTGAATCAGTTATTAGAGTTCCAGATCCTTCATTAATATGCCAATGTCCTTCTTCAAAGAAAGATGGTGTAAAAGATGAGAGAATGTCAAGAACAATTTGTGTAGCATATTCAGTTTCTGGATATGATTGAGTAAATTTATCTGTCAAAAGAAGAAATGACCAATCTCTAGCTCTCAAAGTTAGTGTTTTATCTTCATCATCTGAGGTTTTAGCAGCTTCATAAACTACGCCACTAAATACTTTTTGAAGAACGCTTCCAGTCGCTTCGAATCCTAACCAAATAAGAATAATATCTCCAGCTTCAAATCTTTTAGTAGGATCATTATCAAAAGATACTTCTGCTTCAGCTACCTGACCTGAGACTGTTTGAGTTGCTTTTATTTTTATTAATTCAGACAATAGAAATTCATGAATATCATCTGGAGTAGTATTCTGAGGAGGAGGATTAACATAAGTGGCATTATTATCAATGCGAGTACAAATTCCACTTATTTTTCTATAAATCTGAATATCATAGTCAGGTATCATTAAGATTCATTCCTATACTGTGCAAGTCCAAGGATCAGTATATCCAGTAATATTCTCACAGTTAACTCTTTCAAGATCTATTGTATAGTCTAACCAACCAATCCTTCCTTCTGTTTGAGTAAACTTTACATTCTTGAAAACTACAAAAACAATTTCCCAAGTATGTGCATTAGCACCTGCTGGATTTGGACATAGAAAAATCTGAGGTGTGTTAGAATCTATAACTACTTGGAACTTAGAGTTCCTTTTGGAATAAAATTCTATTAGGTTAGCAAGAGCATCTGAACTGTAAGATCCTTGACAACTTCCTTGTAAGTTCCAAGTTATAGTTTCTCGTGTACGGAACTTAGCTTTCTTTAATTTTCTCCTTCCTCTGTGAGCAACTCTCCACTGAACCTCAACTGATTTAGTAATAGACTTAGGTCCAGGAGAGAAAGTTAAAGTAGTTCCACTAGTTGCATATGAACTTCCATCCCAGTAATATTCTGTTAATCTTAAACTTACTGTCATTATTAATACACTCTTCCACCATATTCTTTACTTTGCTTTTCAGATATCTTCTTTGCCAATTTATCTATATCTGCATCTTCTCGGATAGTAGCTTGTATATTATAGGTATTGTATATTGAACCTATTCCACCTACTGCTCCACCTGGAGGTACAACTACTTCTGCTGGTTCCAAATAAGCTACTCCTCCTCTCTCTACAACTCCTCCAGCTTGTAACATTGGAATACCTCCCATTACTCCACCTATGAATCCAGCTATTCCTCCTACTATTCCAGTTGCCCAAGCAGGGATAGCACTCAAAGATGCAGCTAGAGCACCTACTGCTCCTGCTAAGAGACCTATTGACCCTGCAACCATTGCTATTCCAGCAGCACCTAAGAACAACCCAGGCATAGCAATTAGAAGTGCTGTTCCCAAAACTACAAATGCAAGACCTAATCCTAGAATTATTCCTAAAGCAGCAGCCATTTGAGGAATTGAACCAATTATAGTATTGAAGAATCCAGTTGAAGCAACCATTACACTTATGAATGCATTTGCTAAGTTCTGCACTCCTATTGAGAATACTAAGAATGCAGCAGCAGCTACCAAAACAGCTCCTGCTAAAACCATGAAAACAGCAGCTCCCAGAAGAGTTAAAGGAGCTAAAGCACCCATGATTGTCATTGCTACCATTAATGCTAAGAATGCACCCACAAATGCATACATTACTGATATCATATCCCCAATATTTCCACCCATAGCTCCCAAAGCAAGAAACATTCCAGTGAATGCTCCTATTAGCATGATGATAGGAATTGTCATCACAATCATAGCAGCAGCTCCTTGCATTATCTGACCAGAGAATGCATTGAGAATAACTATGATTCCAGTCATTATTCCCATTAATGATCCTATTGCTCCAGCCATGCTGAATAGGAATCCTACTACTTCCCCTACTGATAGTCCTGCATTACCAATGACAGTTAAGAATAATGTGAACATTCCTATTAAAATGTCAACAGCAAGAGATAATGCTATGAGTACTCCTACTGCTTTGTAAGTATCAGCCTCTAATCCACTCATACTTCTAATGAAGAATACTAGAGCTCCAACAATTGCTATGATATTTACTGATAAAGTTCCCAGATATCCAAAGAGATCAGCTAGACTAATCTTGAAAGTTCCTACAGTTTTTAGAATCTCGTTTATAGCTAACAATAATGGAGTCAAAGCTAGAACTAGAGCAGCAAGGGCAGCAATATTCTTCCAAGCACTATCTCCTGTACCAGTTACAGCACCACTTGCATCTTCTGCTCCACCAGCTACTTGTCCAAAAGCTCCACCCAATTTTCCTAGAGCACCTGAAAAAGCTGGAATAAACTTAGCAAAAAGCATTACTCCTGCCAGAGAAAGTAAGATTGCTACTACCAATGCTTGATTATTTTCTATGAAATCAACTATCATATCTATAACAGGTTCTAAGCTTTCAAAGACTGCTTCGAAAGCATCACCTATAGCTTCAAAAATAGGGGATATAAGTTCTATTATCGGACCTAGGGCAAGGAACAAGATAGCCATTGGACCCAAGAATGTAACAAGATTCTTGATTGTTGACCCTATGCTTTTAAAAACATCGGCTACTCCTTTGCCTTCTTTCTTTCCTTGTGCTTCTCCTTTATTCAGACCTTCTCTTTCTTTCTTTAGTTTGCCCATCTCTTCTTTAGTATTAATTATAGTATCTTGGTGCTTTGCTTCTTCAGCTCTAAGATTAGCTAATTTCTTTGCTTGATCAGCAGTCATTGAAGCTTCATCTGCTCCAGACAATAGGTTTTGATTAACTATTTTCTGAATTTCTTTTCTTGTATTCTTAAGTTGTTGTTGAGCTAAATTCAAGGCTACTGTTTTATCTTGCAAAGTTCCTTCTATTACAGCTAATTTTTCTGTATTGGAAATAGCACCTTTTAGAAAAGGAAAAGCATTTCTAAAAGTATTGAAAAGATTAGAGGCATCTTTAGAAGTAGATTTCATTGTTCCTCTAATCATTACTAGAGCACCCCAAAGTTTGGTGAAGAGAGCTACCAAAGTTAAGAGTACTACTCCACCAAGGATGACTAGACCAATTATCATTTTCAGAGGATCAGGAAGACCTTCGAATGCATCTGCTACTTTCTCTAAGATATCTCCTACTGTTTCCAAAATAGGAGATAAAGCATCACCTATTGAAGCAGCTATATCTTCTATTGCCCAATTGATATCTTCTACAGCAGCACCTAACTCTAGAGAACTAGAAGTCATCATATTCCAACCTTTCATGAATACATCTGCAAAGGTTGTAACTACACCTGATAAACGCATTATGTCTCTTCCTAAGATTCTAGTTTCAAAGCCCAAGTTCTTAGCTGCTTCTGCTCCAGCTTTCGCTGCATTAGTCATTGGATTAGTATTTAGGTATACTTCCAATACTGAAAGTGGAGCACTTGTTCCTGCCATTTCTTTCTACCTTCTTATCTTCTTCGACTTGCTTTTCTAATTGCTTCAGCTTCTTGATCCTTGTACCATTTTATTCCTGTAGCAAGGAAATTAAGCTGGTCCATTGTCATCCTTTGAACATCTTCATATGTATATCCAAATTCATACATTACTATGAAGATTGTTCTACAGGTCCGATCCCCAATAAATTTTGCATACGATCTACTGAGGCTTTATCAAGACCAGAATATTTAGAAATCTCGCCACCTAGTTCAAGAAGCACATCATGAGGCAATTTCTTAACATCAGCGATAGACATCTTTGGGTCTATCATACACCTGAAGACCAGCCATGTGAATTGTTCCATAGCATTATCTTTAGCTGCATTCATAATGTCAGAAAGTTCACCTACTGTTGCTTTCTTGATCTTAACTTTTAGCCCACAGGTCTTCAGTTGAACTACTTTCTCACCTTGACCTAGTGCTAATAGTTCGGCAGCAGATGCCATACTTTGTTCATCTGTCATTTCTCTTTACACCTCCACCTTACTTGATGCGAGTATTTTATCTTTTAATTCTAAATAAAGAGGCACTAATCCAGAGTCAACTTTTTCTACAAACCAGTGACAAGGAACACAAATCCAGATTCCTATCTCAGGATGTTTGTCATCCCAATGATGATAGTGCAAATGATTTTCTAGAATGTTATAAGATCTATGGCAAAGCTCACAAAATGCTGATTTTGGTCTTTTCTCAATACCATAAATGAAAACTTTCTTTCCATTAATAGTAGTACTTAATCTACATTGATATTTCCTAAGTTTCCATTCTGGATGTTCTTTTCGCCAACCAATCTGATATCTTCTATTGTATTCTCTAATACCAATACTAAGCCTAGTTTCTCCTATTCCTAGAATTCCAAATGGATTCTTTCTTCTTTTATCTGTCATTTCTCATTTCATCTCTTTACTTAGAGCATGTTTTCTTACAAGCCAAGAACAACAGATTCACACTACAAGCTAGGGACAAAAAAAGAGTTTGTGTCCTTATTGGACAACTTATGCTTATAGCTTTATTCATCGTCTCTCTTTCTCCTTACTTGGAGCACGAACACATCCTTTCTTGGATGGATCTCTTCTTGAGACCAGTTGAAATTGCTTACTCTATTATGTGACTACTCCGACCCAGATGCTTGTAGCCCTGAAGTCGTAAGACTCTTTCAATACACCATCTGTGGGTATATCCAAAGAACCTTTCTCGAACATGCAATCATAGAGATACACCATTGGTGAATCAACTTCTGTTGAAGCTTTAAAGACTATCTTGAACTTTGGAGGCATTGCAGTTATATCAGCTAAACCCAATAGATTTAGGTAATAGATATTTACCCAAGCATGAGTTATGCTTCCAGTAATCTCAAAGTTTCCTGGAACTACTGCATAAGCATCTCTTTTACCAATACAATAGTATGCATCCAAACTTGCAGATATATCAACAGACGCTGATTCAGCACAAGCTATCTCTATGTCATCAATGTAGAGTCTTGCATTCCAACCTTTGTATACTGTTCCCATGTTTTTCTCTCCTAATATATTCTTACTCTTTTATTCCTTTTAAACTTTTCTACCGTCCATGTCTTCGCCATCTTCGAATCATTATTAAATCAACATAGCAGTCCTTACAAACTACTATGAACTTAGGATCCTTCTCAGATTTAGGCTCAAGATACCATGTTTTCTCGGCTTCATTCTGTCCACAAATTTCACATTTCATTTCCATCCCTCTTTATTTACTATTATGGAGAATCAGTTTTAGTTCTATAGTAATACACTCTTATGGTTACTGTTCTTCTAAAGATCTCATAAGCATCCATGTATGGAATAGTTAAAGTAGAAACTATTTCAAGATCATAGATTTGATTACTTATTCTCAGTGATTTCTTTCCATTCATAAGAGTTTGAATAACATCATCTCCCATTCGATCTCGTAAAGCAGTACCTGCATGTTTAGGAGCAGGAGCAGGATCTACCTGTATTGCATTTCCTTTTTGAACCCAGATATCTATATCATAACTTGTATATTGATATTCCCCTTTGTTAGTTGGTCCCAACTCCCCAATTCCAGCAGAAGCAGTTGAATGACCTGATTGGCTAACAGAAATTCTAGGAAATGTAGCATCTGGTCTAGGATAATCCATATATATTGATTTAGACCAATCTAACCCAGTATAAGCAGGAAGATTGAGTCTAAGCAGATCAACGATAACTCTATTTAATGCTTCTATTTTCATTATCCCATCACCTTAAATTTGATTTTTCTTGTTTTCTTAGCAATCTCATCGCCATTCATTCTTGATCTAAAGATAGTAAAGAAGTTAGATTGAGTATTTTCAAAAGCTCTGATATGGAATTTATTGAAAGTTACTTGTTTGGGAGCTCTAGCGAAAGTAATATATATCCAAGCAACTGAAGGATCTTCAGGTATTCCTTTTGGAGGAGGAACTTCTACTTCTGGATTTCTAAGTTCTGATCTTAGAACTGGAAATTGCATTGGCTTCATTCTTGCTTTAGGTGCAACCCAACCTCTATGAAGAACTTGAGTGATAATCCAAGCTCTATCTTGGTCTGTTGTTTGTCCCATTCCAGTTGCTCCTGGGATTCCACAAGTCAAATATGTTCTTCCACTCTTTGTTTGAGCAGTTACTTGACCAATGTATTGTTTTAACAATCCTTTTGGATGATATTGTTCTCTTGGATCTGGACCTTGATATATTGGAGCTGCAAACTTAGTAGCAGGAATAACATTCTGTCTTTGCCATTGTGAGAAAGATTCAATCACTCTTTCTTCCAAGATCTTAGCTAAATCTTTTGAATCCCAGATGTATCCTTTGACTCCAGATTTTGATGACATTATTATTCACCTACTACTTTCTTTAGATAACATTCTTTCAGAAGAATACTATCTTTAGTATAATAATCAATAACAAGTTCAACATGATATCTTTTGTTTTGATGGTCTATGACTTCATCATCTACAGCTATCTTTATTCCAAAGATCATCTTTACTTCTTTAAGTTCTGGAGTTGATACACCATCATCACTATGTAAGAATGCTTTCCATTTAAAACATCCTGAAGTTAAAGGAAGAGTACTCAAATGAGCTATTATATCAGCAGTTGTATTAGACTGAGAATAAGTTCCATCTGAAAGAGCCCATATTGCTCCATCCCACCAATACCAAGTTAAACCATTATTCCCTGAGAGAATAAATTTAATTTGAGTATGTGTAGGAATTGTAGATTTAATTGTGAAAGAGAATGCAGGAACACTAAAAGTACAACACCATGAAGGCATAATAGTAGGATTTGTTATAGGATAAAGCATACATGGATCTGTTCCTGGTTTGAGTTTAGCTAAAGAATTTACTACTACGATCTTAGTGATATCATAAGAATAAAGTATTGGATCTTCAAAAGTTGCTACGCAAGTTGACATAGCTATTAGTTCTTTGAACCAACCTCTTGCATCTCCTACATTTAGTATTCCTGGTTGAAGCCAAACTAGATCCTCTGAAGTAACTGGTTGTATCTCACAATTAAGAACAGGATACTCAGTGAAAGATTCAATGCCTTGTTCATATTGATCATTAATCATAGCAACAGTTTTCTTTCGTAGAGTACTATGCTGTCTAAGATATGCTTTCTTCAATTGCCAATTTGGAGGATATTTTAACATGTAGATCCACCTTAATCAGGACATTTAGGACAACTGTCATCTCTTGCACAAGATTGATCTTCTTCAGAGAACTGTTCAGCTTCACCAACTTCTTCTTTCAGTGTTAATCCTCTAGGAGCTTTTACCATCTTTTCATAGGAAACTTTATCCATAGCTTTCTCAAGTAACAAGTGCATTATTCTTTCAAAGTTCTGATTACAGACATTCCAATACTCATAACCCTTTGAAGTAACTCTCCCTATTCTTACTGTTTGAGGTACAAGCATTAGTTCTCTTTCTACCCACATCTTAGCAGCATAATATGCAGCAGCTAAGTTCATCATGTCCCAATCCACTTGGTTCATATAATAGGAATAATCTACTGTGATTGAATATCCTGTAGGAATTGCAGCAACTAGAACTATTCTTCCACCAATAGGATTTAAAGATAATACATCTACTTGAGTCTTGGTAGATTCATCACCTAGAGTTCCCCATTTAAAGACAGCAATGTCATCTTTGTTTATAATAGTATCTCCATTAACATCAGCTATATAATCTTGAAGACAGTACCATTCAGTTCCATTAGTCGTATAACCTTGCTCTGGTTCTTCATTAATAACCCTAACAGTTAATCTACGGATAATTACTTTGGTAGCATCATTAATGAAAGGATTCAAGATCTCATCTGTTGCATCTTCATCTGATACTCCTAAGATACTTCTTATTTTAGCAGGAGTTGTGTATGCCATATCTGACCCTCTATTAAAAATAAGGATCTCTAACTTAATAAGCTTATCGGCTGGAATAAACAGAGCCTATCGAGAGCAAAAACAAATAAAAAGAATAAATAAATAAACAGGGAAAATATCAGAAAAAAGAAATACCTGACTCGCTACAAGAGCTGAGTCAAGTTGTATTGGATTCCAATGAACTTAGCTAGAAATTCCTACAGAGCTTTGTTAGCATCGAATTGGCAGTCATAGACGATGGCAATGCAATCAGCATTCACAACTTTCGGAGCAAACTCAAAGTAGAAGTAAAGTTCTACTGCGTCTGATCTTGGGTTGTCCCATCTCTTGAGATCTACATTCCTCTTGATTACGAGGTATGCAGCTCTTGTACTGTCAACACAGAATACTACACCAGCAGGAATGTTTGTAGTTGCCAACAGCTTCATTGCACCAACCTTGCCAACTTCACCAGTCAACAGAGGTTCAGCAGATCCATACTGACTTGCGTCAATGAATCTAGCATCCTTGATCAAATCAGCCATCTCTTCAGGGTTCAATACCATGAAGTTAGGTGACCATTTGTGACTTCGGATGAAAGTGCCCATAGCTGTAATGTCTTCATACTTTAGAATCTTATCAGTTGTAGAATCAATTGCTCCTCTTGCAGTTCCAGCTACAGTATACCAGTACTTGAAGTGAAGATTATCTCCACCCAGGTTCTCGGCAATCTGTACTTTTCCAGCAAGGTAATCAACACCTTCTACTGTGACATTTGCAGCAGCATCATTCTTTGCTGTCAGCCATGTCAAAACTAATGGATGTGCTAAAGTATAAACATTGTGTGCAGCAGCACCCGCAATCACTTGAGTTACTTCAACTTTACCCAAGAATTCCCAGACTATTTCCTGGTCTTCTAGGTCAGCCAAAGCTTCACCCGCTTCTCGGATGTGGTCTCTTATCAGGTCAAACTCTGAAGCATCAAGTGCTTCTTGAGTCAACGCAGCATAAGACACAACCTTGAATGGAGTGATTTCAATTGTGGTATATGCAGGTGATGTTCCATCGGCAAAAGCATTCAATTCAGTGCCTTCAGCCACACGAGCAGCAGACATGATTGTTCTCTTTGGAACATGGATAGATCGACCTTGCTTTCCAACAAGATCTGCATTTATCTTTACCAAAGCACGACCAAATCTACGAGCTCTTGCAGCCTCTTCTACCTCTGATATGATTATCTTTGGTAGGATTGCTGTAATGTCGCCTGTAGTCATCTTTGCTAGTTCTTCTAATGTTTTCATTTTTATTCTCCTCAATTTAATTTGAGTTCACTATAATAAAATAGGGTTATTATTTATAAGGCTTTCCATGTTTCACTCAGAGTCAGATTGATAGCTTCCAGGTTCCATTCTGGGACCTTTCTTAATGAGGTCATGTTCAATAGCTATTTTAACAGCTTCTCCAACAGATATCTTGCCTTTAAGATCTTCTGGATTGCTATAGCCAACTCGACTCTTGGGTTTGGGTCTTTCCTCGGTAGTTGCAGTCAACTGCTCGGGATTCTTACCCATCCTCAATACATTTTCAGAGAGAGTTGCATATCTCTCTTTCCATGAATTGAGTTCAGATCTGATAGATCCGAGTTCTATTTCTAGGGCAATCTTTTGATCTGTGAGTTCATCTAATTTCTTTGATAGAGCAATTATTCTTTTATCTGACTCAGATTGTTCTGTCATTGTTTTGACCTCTTGCTATCCAACCATTTCTCTAAGATAACCCGCTTGGCTTCTGGATGTTCTTTCAGAGCTTGTAGCAGTTGTTCCTCGGTCATAGGAACCTCTTTTGGAGCTTCTATGATCTTAGGCTCTTCAACCTTTGGTGCTTCAGCCTTAGGAGCTTCAACCTTAGGTTCCTCTTTTGGTAGTTCTCTAATACTTGGAACTATCACTATTGGAATCTCAAATGGTTTTTGCTCTACCTTAGGTTCCTCTTTAGGAGCTTCAACCTTAGGTACTTCTACCTTTGGCTCTTCCTTTGGAGCTTCGACCTTTGGTGCTTCAACAACCTTAGGTGCCTCTTCTTTAGGAGCTTCAACTTTTGGAGCTTCTACTTTGGGCTCTTCTTTCTTCACCTCAGCAACCTTGGGTTCTTCTTTCTTTTCCGACATTATTTCCTTTCCCTCCTTCAAATTTATACCATCTTTAGGTGGCATACCATATTCAGGTGACTGATCAGGTTTGGGTTTGTATTGACCATATTTTTCAACATGAGTGTCCATCCAATGTTTGTTGAAGATCACTTCATCAGTAAACTTCTCTCCACATACTGGACAAACTATTTGATCAGCAGCCTTCTCTTCTTTACCACCAGTCTTGACAAATTTCTTAGCCTCTGCTTGAGTATCAAAGACTTTAACTATTTTCCACAAGCCTTCTTCAGGAACTTCGAAAACAGTGTATTTCTCAGTACCCTTATTAAAAACAACCTTTAGTACACCTTTCTTCAGGTCATCAGATTGCTTCTCATATTTCGGGTAATAAGGATAGTATGGGTAATAAGGATAATATTGTTCACCATAGTATGGATAATACCCATAACCTTGCTTTTCAGCAGGAGTGTACTTTCCATATTTCTCCATGTGATCCTTACTCCAATGCTTTATGAAGTCTTTGAAGTTTGAGAACTTAGCACCACATGCTTTACACACGATACTATCTTCCATCTCTTCAAAAGGATCCTCATCAGATTTCTTCTCGGGCTTGGGATAAGCTTTGTATTTCTTATACTTATATGGATAATATCCATATGGAGAATATGCATACTTGTATCCTTTGAGTTTCTTAGTGCTCTCAGGAAGTTTACACATTCTTCTAAGATCATCCAATTCAGCCTCTGATTGTAATGGAACCTCTTCAAGATATTCTCCTTCTTCAACTAGAGCTACAACAAATGGAATGTCAGACTGAGCTACTGGTTTCTTATATTTCTTGTATTTGTAAGGATAGTAACCAGGGTAATTACCATAACCATAATGTGGGTAATAACCATAGCCATAATATGGATAACCATCTAGTTTAGGATAACCATAATAGTATCCATAGACTTTCTTATTCTTTCTAAGTTCTTCCAATTGCTCTTCAGAACTTAATTCCATGAGCTCTAGATCTTCATTGTCTTCTACCCAAGCAAGGATAATTGGTCCTTCCTCTTCAGAGATTTCTAGGTTAGGAGCAGAGTTTTCTTCTTTTTCCATTTTATTTTCGCCTACTATACTTTCTTTCTTTTCTACTTTTAAATCTTTCTCCATTCTTGATAATTTCTCGCAATGGAATATAAAACAGCGATCACAGGCAGGATTTGATACTAATGAGAGTTCAGCAAACTTGAAATCAAGACCCATTTTGATTCCCTCTTGACCAATTGGAATCTTATCCATCCAAGTAGACATAGATACAGCTTTGAACCTACCTGCATTAACATAATCAATAGCTTTTTGATCTGTTAATCTAGCCTTAAATTTCAAAGCTTTAAGAAGTTCATCCCATAGAGCTTCTATGACTTCTCCAACAGTTCGATCTCCAAATTCTTTATCTTGACCATGTTCGATCTTTAAAGGTTTACCAATTAGTTGATCAGCAGCTTTCTTGATCTCTTCTGAAGAATAAACAACATTCTTCCAGATACCTTCAGCTAAAGCAACACCAGTAACTAAAAGACCTTTATCTTCAAGAACAGTAAAAAAATCAAAAGCTAGTTCTTCTTGGACAGATTCAGGCTTAACAGTGTTCTTAAGATTCTCTATCTCAAGTTTCCTAGCCTGGAGATCTTGTTCTAATTGTTCAATCTCAGCTTCCAAGATTTCCTGGATGCCTGATTGATCTTCGATAGTTTCCATTTTCTTCACCTTAATTAAAACTACTAAGATCTAACAATACTGGTAACTTTCTTATCAGCATTATAGGCAAAAGTTAGAGTAAACAATAAAGTGCTATTCTCATAAGCTCTAAGAGTTTCAACTAATTTGTCAACATTGTAAGTAAATACTAGAGAAGTTATAGAAGTGTGTCCTTGAGGTATTTGCATTATGTCAGTAACAGCATTTCTAATAGCATCTTGTACTCCTACTGTTCTTCCACCTACTTCAATAAATGGATCTGATGTCATGTTTTACACCTACCTATTAATTGTCTTTCTCCTTTTTAAACATTTCTTAACTAAGTTGGATTAGATTTCCATTTCCCAATCTCAAGTATAGATTTCCATCTTTTGTTATTATAAGATCTTTAGATAGATATACAAGAGGAACATCTCCAGAACTTTGGAATCCAAGAAAATGAGTTCTATAGATCTCATCTGCTGAAGAAGCAGTTGCTTTGTATATTGCTCTTAAAGTTCCTCCAGGGGAAGCAACAGTTACAGTAGTAGGATTAGCAGTTGGATCTAAGACACTAATTCCATCAGTAACTACCCAATGATCGAACTCATAGCCTACGACTGCATTGTACAGAGCAGAATAGCTTCCTATTGTTTTTCCAACATCATTTGGAAGAGTATATGTTATTCCATCAAATGTTATAGTTCCAAGATTAGAAGTAGAACTGTCATCTTGCAAAGATTCCAAATGAACAGGAGGATCTGCTGGCATGAACCAAAGATCTCCAAGAGCATGGTGAGGCATAGTAGTAAAAATACCATTCCTAAAGAGTACTTTTGGATATAAATCTGATCCCATTTCCTTTAAAGTATGTGTCATTCTATTTCCAAGATTATCATTGGTTAGATATTCTTCAACTGACCAAGTAGCTCCACCATCTGTAGATTTCTTCATCACTATATCTAGGTTAGCATGAGGTACATTTGTAGGATAAGCTACAAAAAGATTGTTTGCATCTTTGTATGCAAGAGAATATTCCCAAAGATATCCATTTTGAGTTCCAGTAGCAATATAAACTTGAGCATTCCATGCTGTAGCTGTAATTGTCTTAGGATTAGTTGTTTTCCTAAATACAACATTGGCTCCATTTAAATCATAGATCATGCAGATTCTATCATCTGGTAGAACTCTCAATTGGCATTGACCAGAACCTGCTGAAGAAACTGCTTGCCAAGCTGCTCCTGTGGAGTTAGCATTTGCTGAACCACTTCCAGTACCACTAGTAATTGTCATAACTGAATTTGTTAGAATTGTAGAAATAGCGTCTATTACCCAAGTGCGAGTAGTGTTGTTGTAACTCAATAGAACACCAATTTCAGTACCATCATCTTTAACTTGTTTTCCAACATCTCCAGGAACACAGCCAACATACCCAGATGATTTCAATATTAATGTTTGTGGAGTATATCCCCAACTTGGTCCAGCACGATAACCTATCTTGATAGCATAATTTTGTCGTGGACCAAAAGCTGCAAAGGAAGAATCTCCAACTCCTACATATAAATTATTGGCTGAATCTTTGTCAATACTTGGAGCCATCAACAAATTGAACATACCAATAGATGGAAGAGTTGTTTTAGTCCAAGTAGCACCACCATTAATTGATCTAGCCCATATAGGAGGACCATTTGCTCCTTTCATATAAGTAATATGAATATAATTGTTAGAATCAACTACAATATCAGGAACATCAATATAATTGGAATCAGAATCTACAGTTATTTCAGCTCCCAAGTTCCAAATCCAGAGTGTAGGATTAGTTTTGTCTACTGTTCCTTTTCTAAAGTATATAACATCTAAACTGGGACTTGGAGGAGTCTCAACTCTTGAAAAGTAAAGATTTCCAGTCGCATCTGAGCATATTGTAGGAAAATCTATATCTCCTTGACCTGCTGGATACTCATACAAAATAACATTAGTCCAAGTACTTCCACCATCTCGACTATATGACCACATTACCCAAGATTTATCTGAACTTGGAAAGAAAGGAGGACCATAGCAACTAACAGCATGAATAGTGCCATCAGGTGTCCTACACATTTTCTTCTGAGTTACATAATTACAAATTGTACTAATTGTTCCGTCACCATATATTTTTACTTTAGGTAATACCATTTTAACAATCTCCTTTTCTTGTATTAATCTTTTCCTTTCTTTATCATTTCTTGAGTCCATGTATGAAGGTTATTATCTTTGATCCATTTGGTAGCAGTCTCTATTGGAGCATCACCTTTAAACTTAACTTGGGATACTCTTGCCCAATGGAAAGTACCTGGCTTTGGATATAGACATACAAGGATATCTTCCACATAATCTGGAATGCTAAGATCTGGGAAGTAAGTTTTATAATCAGACTCACATCTAGTGAATGTCCTCATGTCATAAAGATGAAGCCAATAGTAATCCCATCCTTTCTTCTGTCCTTGAATGAATGGATCATAATAGTCTCCTTTGACTGGGTCTCCACTTAAAGTCTGAGCTTCAGGTAATTTAGATTTTATAAAGAACCAATCTCCTTCAGGGGATTTTTTCAGGACCCAGTATCCTTTTATTTTGTCTCCATAGAGTTTCATTGACATGAATCCACCAGTTTGCTCAATGATATCTATCTTACCATGATCTAAGACATCAACAAAAGTTTCCAAAGATCCTACCTTTCTAGGAAGCTTTTGTCCTTCGGTCATAAACCAATCTTTGGGATTATTACATGTCTTTAGAAGTCCTGGTATCGGGTCTCCAGTATTAGCTTCAAGAGGATTCTTCCATAGGTTCCATTCTACTAGAACTTTGGGATTCTCAGTTATCTTCACTCTAATATCCCAATGTTGTTTATTATCCCAATAATGTCGATGAAGTACAAACTCTCCAGATGCTAGAGAACTTTGTTCTTTAGCTTTCCAAGAATACATGTTTGCTCCTTTCTCTTCTTGGATTAAATCATAGTTTCCTTTCATGATCTTACCATGAAGCTTCAAATGATAGATCTTTCTATTCTGATCATCAGTTTCTAGTTCAACAGTAGCAGAACCAGAATCAAAGTTCCTCATTGTAGCAATCAATGTCTTCGTTGGATTATACATTTCTCCTGGATGTATCTTACCTTCCCATGTCATCCATTTCTTATTCACTTTGCCTTCATACATTGCTCCTAGTTCATTAACTCTAGCTGGATCACCATCCAGATACCAGGAGTCTACTCCAGTAGTTTGAAGACGGAAAAAGAACTCTACATGAGGTACTGCTCTAACAACTACTTGTCCCATATAAGTATTAACTTGAAGATTGAATTTAGCACCAGCTAATGGATTTACAGGTTCTTTCATTTCAAAATCTTCACATGCTGGTTCTTCAATAGATAGATCTTTGATACAATGCATACAATGAATACATTCTTCACATGTAAAATCATCTAAGATCTCACCTGTTTTTCTAGCAATCACAGCACAATAAGCGGATGCTCTCTTTTCATCCCAACCTTTCTTTTCCATGATCTGTTTTACACAATCTTTGAAATTCTTATAACCAGCAAATGGAAGTCCTTCTAATTCTCTAAGACTTTCTTTAGTTAGACTCTTACCTTCCATGTATGCTTGCCATTTATCCCAGAGTTCTCCAGATCTCTGATCAGGTGGAATTGGAATAACACCTTTTGGAGGTTTCCAACCTTTCTTTATTCCTCGTTGTAAAGCATAAGCTATTTGGTTGCCAGGAATCATGCATTTCCACATGTATTCTGTTTGACCCTTAATTGGTTTCTTAGTGACTGGATCTATCTTAGGGACTTGAACTCCTCTGAAGACAACACGAGCCCATTTACCTTTTGGAAGGAAGTTACCTACGTCAGTCTTCAGGAAGTATTCATGGAAATAAGATTTCTGAGTTCCTTCCCAGAACACGCCATGCTCAATAATGTCTACCACTCCAGTCTCTTCTTTAGTAGCTCCTACCTCTCCAGGCTTAACTACACCATTAACTTTCAACCATTCTTTTGGCTGTCTAGCTTTTGTTTCTGCTCTCAATCCTTTATTCTTCTTTGTGAAATCAAAAGCCCAATCCAATTTCTTTATCTGAGCTTCAGCTTCAGGCATAGTTGTTACCTCAGGAGTTCCAGAAGGATTATCTAAGATCGTCCATCCAACAAGGTGATTATTCATTTCCATTCTGAAATCTTTGTGAACAGAAGCTCCTCTCCAATGATGCTGCATGACAAATCTTCGTTTACATCCTGAAGGAGGATATTCCATGTATTGAGAGACACCTGTAACTTGTAATTCTTCCTGGAATATTCCTAGTTCTTCTAAGAACTTAGGATCAATCATTTCACGAGTTATTTTCATAATTATTCACCTATCTTCTTACAGGGACATTCTTCATCCCTTTGTGTCTCTTCATCAGTTTCTGGATCAACCAAGTAGTCGTAATAGTAAGGCTTGACATATCTACATTTCCAGTAATAAGCTAATGAACAAGCAACTGGGAATTTAAGATACATTCTCTTAGATAAATCATCCATGGTTCTAGCAAATCTAGGTTTCATAGGGCATACTTTTAGATCCTCATAAAATGGACATGTTGGAAGTTGGACTACTTCTTCAGCTAGAGTACTCAATGGAGCAGTTCCTGCTACTATTAATTTCTTAACTACATCCAACCCATCAGGTTCACTCTTGTTTGGATTTCTAGCTTTGACAGTTGGAAACATCCATGTCCAATAAATTCTTCCTTTCTCTTCGAATTGAGCAACTCTAATTGGTCTAATTGCTAGGATATCTCCCTTTCCACATTTGACAGCAGAAGCATAACTTCTTCCAATAAGATAATAACATTTTCCTTTCCATTCTTTGAAGCCATCTTCTTTGATCTTATCTTTCATTCCACAAGGAACAGAGATAACACAATCATACATATATTGCCCTGGAATAATCTGACCTGTTTTTGACTCTTTCTTAGGAATAACTTCCCAGACCATTACATCAATTTCTTTGACATTCTTTATCTTAGCCCAATCAGTAGTTCTACCAGTCAACTTGTAGATAGAATCTGCTTGCTTGAGCATTGCTCCTTCAGAACCTCTGATCCTTCTGACCTTAGCTAGAGTTCTATCAAACTCTCTCTTATCATGAACCTCATAACCTGGAACTGCTTTGAAATGATATGTTCCTGATGGAATTATTTTATCAACAGCAGTTAATCTCTCAGTATATCCTTTCTGAGTCATATCTTGCCCATCATACATCATACAATCATGAACATGGAAAACAATATCTTCATCATCAAGCTTCATTTTTGTAGAAGTAATCCAAGGAATCATTTCTTCTCTTGGACGAGGTTGACAGAAAGCTTCTTTATCTTTAGTATCTTTACCTTGACAATTATACCAGACCATCTCAGTATCAATAATGAAATTATCAGCTTTGAAATGCTTAACCAATTCTTCTACTGATTTCTTAAAGACATCTGCTCGATCTCTCTGTCTATCTTCTGTAAAGAACCAGATCTTGTCTCCCTTTCTATGGATTTGAATTCTCATACCATCAAATTTCTTCTGCATCACTATACCTTTCTCAATTCTAGATGCAGCCCAATTATTCCACAATGGAACTGGATCAAAGAATTCAAATTTGTCAAATCCTGTACCTGATTTCAAAGATCTAATAGGTTTTCCCAAAGCTATATCGGAAAGATATTCCCAAGGAGAATGTTTACCCCATTCATTTGGAGGCACTCTAACATAAGCTAATCTGTAGATAGGCATTGAATATCCTACCTGTGGACCATGAGGATCAAAGACCCAGTGAATCCTATTTGCAACTTCAGGATCTCTTGCTCGAATTGCAGTAGTTAAAGCGGTCATCAATCTCTTATCTGGAAATGATTGTTTTACCAATACATCTATGTCATGACCTGGTTGAGAAAGATCTTTATTAACAGTGCTTCCACAAACATGAATATGAGCTGGAGGGTCCATAAGAATGATCTGCTCTGGAAATGCACTTAGAATTCTAAGAACTGGAAGATCTTGGAAATTAGCAGGAATGTTTTCATCAACTTTATCTTTAGAAGCAAATCCTCTTGGTGTTGGATATTCTACTACATCTAAAGCTGTAGCATCTGTCAATGGATCTTCAATGGTATGACGAATATTTCTATGCACCATTTCTGACCAAACAAAGATATGAGCATTGCTTAAAGGCTCAGTAATCTTACTCTGTTCTCGATAGATAGCATGAAGTCGTTTATCCAAAGATACAAGATCTTTGTCACTAAGTTTTCTAGAATAAATATCATCTATTGCTTCAAGATCTTTGAACTCTATCTTTGAGACATCTATCAATAGTTCTTCCTCAATTGAAGAAAGAGTTTCAAAGAATTCTTCAAAAGTAGCTTCACCTTCAACATTACTCAATGAACTCGATTCTTTCAAAGGAGTATAATTCCAGCCCATCTTCTTGAAAGCTTCAAGAATGTTGTTATCAAGTCCTTTTACTATTTTTTTCTGCTCTTCTAGAGTATAATCTTTGAATTGTGGACTCATCATTCTTTTACCAGATTGGAGAAGATTCCACCAAGCATGAACTATTCTATGATCATCCAAGACTACTTTCCTTCCACGAGGAGTCTTTATCAATTCCATTGCATCATAAGTCTTCCAATCTCTAATCAAGAATTCCTCTATTCTATCCAAGAAGTCTAAATAAGGATGTGTCATATTTCTATCTGAAAATTCTTTAGTTATTAGAGCATGAAGTTCTGTATCTCTGACTAAATGAGAATGAGCATGAAGTCTTAAAATTGCTCCCATTGGAAGTTCCTTCATTTTCTCAAATTTGATATTCTTAGCATCTATCCAATTCTGTGTTCCCTTTGGAAGAGTAACTACAGTGGGAGGTTTAAATCGTTCTACCATCTTGACAGGATAAAAATATAGTGGACCTTTACACCAGGCTTTGTAAACTTTGCACCATTTCTCTCTTGTCTTCTCTGAGATTCTGTGCTTGGGCTCTAATTGATGAAAATCTTTTATTGAGATTTCTATAGGTTCTCCTATACGCATAGTTCCATAACACAATCCATGTCCCAAGAGATAAACAGGTTCATCTGGATTTACATCATATTTCTTTGACTTACAAAAAGCGGTCTTAAATCCTGTAGATATCCAGTGAGCATGAGGCTCTATCAAATACAAACCAGTCCTCGGAGCAGTCTCTACTTTCTTGATAAAAATCTTTGGAACAATTGGTTGAATATCAACAGTTGTAATAGCTGTATTATTTTCTTTCTCTGGCATTAAAGTTCACTTCACGAAATATACTGTTTGCCACCGTTCTTGCTTGGTTGCTTATCAGCTTCTTTCTCTTTCTCTTTCTTTCTAGAAGCTATTTCTGCTTCCTTATGTTCTTTCAATTTCTTGGTCCATTTAACATCAAATTCTAGAAATTCAACAGACATCTTTCTAATTTCTTCAGCAATCTCAGTTAATTCTTTCTCATCAAAAAGCTTCATGATAGATGGATGTTGTAACCAAGAACTCCATCCCATTGTTGATGCATTAACAGCAGTAATAGCTTCCTCAATCAAGGAAACTAAATCTAGACGATCTCCTAGCTTCTTATCTTTCAAATGCTTAATGATAACTTCTGATTTCTTAATATAATCATCTACTGGAGATTCTTCTGACATTATCACACCTACTTATATTAGATCATATACTCCTTAAAAAAGATTTAGGAAAGGAGGACCTTAAGATAATCATTGCTATCTCTTCCAAGATACTCTATAGCTTTTTCTAAGATTAGAATTGAATCTCCAGATAGACCTATCATGAAATTACATTTATTGCAAAGAAGACCTCTAATTTTCTTAGTTTCATGGTTATGGTCTATAGATGGTTCTTTAAAAGGTTTAAATTTCTCATTGCAAATAGCACATCTATTATCTTGAAGTTCAAGCATAGAATCATAATCTTCCTTAGTAATATTATAAGGCTTCAATCTTTGAACATTCTTCCAATATTTTCTTTGATATTCATTTATTGCGTCTTTTCTTTCAGCTCTCTTTTTCATAATTTCTTCCTTGTGTTCCTTGAAGCGTATTTTAGCTTGAAGAAGCTTATGTTCTCTGTGGTCTTGATAATATTCTGATTCACTTCTAACCATTTAATTTCCTCCAAAATTTATTGAAGAAGCACTCGAAGATAATCATCCAAAGTCTTCCCTGGTCTCACGACCACTTTAAAGTCTGTGGGCTCTATTGAAAATTGATAGTTTTTATCAGGAATCACTACTTCCTTGAAGTTCCAACTTTCAGCAGCTTTGATTTTCTCATATAATCCACCAACAGCAGTGATCTCTATCTCATTATCTGAAGATATATTTATCTCTCCAGTCACAGCAACATCTTGTCTAATTGGTTTCTTCTCTAACAGAGAACACAAAGCAAGAGTCATTGTAACACCAGCAGAGGGACCATCTACTGCATAAGACTGAGAAAAGTCTATGTGAGTACAATAATCTTTAGATACATCTGCACCATATTTCTTCAGGATTACAGATCTTACCTTAGATATTGACCCAGGCATGTATAAAGCATCTTTTGGAACACCAGTTACTTTGAAATATCCGCAGTCTTTCTTAGCTTTTATCATTTGTGCTTTTATTCTTAAGACTGATCCGACAGATTCTCCTGAGAGTGGATCGGAAGATACTGCCAAACCATAGATTACTCCTAATTTCTTTCCAGATGGTTTAATCTCCAAGAACTTGTTTTCTTCCTGGATATAGTTCTCCAAGATTTGTTTCTGAATGGTCTTACAATGTTCCTCGATAGCTTCCCTTACACGCTTACCAGATACTTCTGTCTCTCCTGCATTCATAGCCAAGACAGATGCTGTTTTTAGGATTGATATCAAAGGTCTGAACTTAGCTGTTAAAGTGTCTCTTTTATCAGACTTTCTTCTAGCTTCTTCAATCACTTCAATGCAAGCATCTCTTGTGAAGGGCATTAGATTGAATCTATTAATTTCCTGAGCAATGAATTGGACATACTTTCTTCTGCTTTCATCCGTATTTGGAAAATCATTGTTCATTCTAACTACTTTTCCATATCCATAGATACGATCCATCAAAGCAGGATGTATCTGACAAATAGAATCAAAGTTTCCTGCTCCTACAAGAAAAGTAACACATGGAATTGGTTCAGTAGATACAGCCATTGCAGAAGTATCTCCACCATGAAGTTGAGATCTTAGAGCAATTGGTAGTTGACCATCTTCTAAAACTGATAACAAAGTTATTGCCTCGGCTGGCATCAAGTTCTTCAATTCATCTATGTATAGAATTCCCAGATTAGCTCTATGAACATCTCCAGCAGATACTCTTTGATGTTCTGGAGTTCCAAGTCCACCTGTCTGATATGGATCCCAAGCTATTGATCCAAAGAGTTGTGAAGAACCATGTCCAGTTGCATCAATGAACTGAGCTATTTGTTGAGAGTTATCAATCAACATCTTAGGAGCATCAGTATTCTCTGAACCACCGATTCCTTTCATTCCACCCTGGGATCCCAAAAACTTAAATAGATAACTTATGAAGATACTTGAGAATAACAAAGATCCTCCAGCCATTAACAAGAAAGCAGTATCTGGTAATGCAGCCATAAAGTACTGGAAGAAGTTTCCATCGTATAAAATTTGAAGAGGAACACCATATCCTGTCATTTGATTGGTAGCCCAAGGCATGGTAATAGTATACAAAGCACAGAAGAGTAATAGGAGTCCCAATCCAGCACACAACCATTTAACTGAACTAATTCCCAAGCTTTTCTTCCAAGCTTGTCTCTCTACTTTCTGTCTCTCTTTTATAACAAAATCTTTTCCTTTTGGTGATGGATGTATTGAGATTCTAGGTTCACTAGGAATTGTCTTATTTTTCCAAGATAGAACATCATACATCTTTACATTGTTTTCTCTATAAAGGTCAGTAAGTTTCTCAGCAAGAGCTCTACCTATCAGAGACTTTCCTGTTCCTGGATCACCTAGCAAGAATAAATAAGGACCAGGGGAAAGTTTCTTCTTAACTGTTGGCTTAACATTCTCTGGATTCTCCCAATCCTTCCACCAATGATCTTTATCTAAGTTCTTGAGTTTGTGTACCCATTCATCAAGACATAAGTAACATTCTTTCATTGCCTGGTCTTGACCTATGACCCAGTCTAGAAGTTTAGTAGAAAGAGGGAATCCTTCAGTAGAATGAAAATCTTTCCAATCCCATTCTACTTCTGGACAATTAGCCCACTTTATCTTTGACTTTCCTTTGCCGAAGTATTTTTCTTTTCTTTCTTGTTCAGACATTCTAATCCTTCCTCTTTACTTAATCCCTCTTTTGTTTTGGGACAATTCTGACAATACTTGAATAGTTCACTCAAAGGTATGTTCTTTTCTTTTCTTATTGGACACTCAATATCTTCTTGATAAACACAATTGATGGCTTGTACTTTGTCCTTACTCTCATCTTCTAAGAGTGGCAAACCAAGTTCTCCTCTCAATTTGTTTTCCAAAGACCTATCCACATGGAGAACTCCTTTCTCAGTTAGCATTGAGATTGATCTCATTCTAAGCATCTGAGTCTCAGGAGAAGATTCTCCAAACTCTACCTCTGGAATGCTTTGTAGTTTTTTCTGGATTCTCACTTCGGCTAGGAGTTGTTCATCCAGTTCAGCTTTAATTTCCTCTGTGTACATCTTAGCTGCTTTTTCAAAATCAATATTAGAAAATGTTGCACCACCTTTGCTCTCTGTGGATCCCGATGGTACTATGAATCCAACTGGATTATCCAATGCTCTAGCTATTTCTCCTGCTAAGAAAGCCCATAGATCAACTATAGGTGCCAAAGGAGTCTTGCTTTCTAATCTTCCTGGTTTTATCCAGACAGGAAGTATAAGTTCCTCAGCACTCTCTAAGTTCTTGAGAATTTTCTTTGCTTCAGCGATCAAAGGTGCATCAATAGGATGATTTAAATCACCAATGTTGAAGTATATAATTGGAAATCCATGTCTATACAGAGCTTCTCCATAAGCCTCTTCCAAGTTCATTCTAATCCAGGATGCCTTGAACGCAGGTTCTAATGGAGATATTCCTAGGCATTCAACTCCCAAAGTAAAGAAGTTCATTAGAACTACATCTTTCATTGGAAGATCAATGCTATCACTATTTACTGTTTGTACCAATCCAACAGGGTTCAAATTGTCATCTAACAATATTTTTCCATCTCTATCTTTCTGCCAATCCACAGTCTTTGGATCTACAATGACAAGCTGAACTATGTTACCCTTTGAATCTCGGACCTTTTCAATAACAGAATATCCATAAATGATAATATCCAAAATAGCTTCCCAAAGTACTTTCTTCAAGTTCACAGTTCGAGCCCAAGCTTCCATAGCAGTACGATCTTGCTCAACTCCACCTGAGAAGTAAACTCTTGGAGAAGCTATAGCTCTCCTAAGACGGTTTACACCAGCGAAGATGAGTGGATCCATTCTATAAAGAAGCTCTGCTTTCTTTTGAACTTGAGTTTCTTTCTTTAATCTCTCAGTATCTCCCTTACTCTTCCTAGTTCTAGTAATTGCCACTAGGTCTGACAATGACAATTCAACTTTTTCAGGTGGGATGTCACTTGGTCTGCTTCGTCTCAAAGCATCATAAAGTTTTCTTACTCTAGATCTTGAATCATCTTTTGGTGCTTCATTAGTCATAATGTTTCTCCCCTGCTATAATGTGTCTCCTGAATGAAGAGTAGGAAAGATTGTATGCTTCATTCTTTGTTTCTTGGTATTTCTGTCTAGCCATTCTCTGAAGTTGTCTCAAAGATCTTGACTCTTTGAACAATTCATCGTGGAATGCTGGATCTAAGTCTTTCAATTGACAAACTTTACATCTAGGTTCCATCAAGATTCCTCCTTAGGTATCTTGTCATCTAGATCCATTTTAATTAATTCCCTGAGTCTAGCAGAAGCTGATTTATGTTTCTTGATAAATTCTGCCCACATTTCTTCATCTACTACAAAGGATCTAGTTTTCATATTTCTTCCTCTCTTTATGATAGTTATTTAACCTATCTAACATACATAAGGTATTTAACATATATAAGCTTATCGGTATGATTCTACCGAGAGGGAAAATATCTAAATAAGTATTAAAGTGTTTCATTGTTTCAGGTTCGGCAATATAACCATAGGGACCCAAGTTTCGGATCGCCCTTTCCCTACCTACGGGTGTACCTGGATATTCTTCCCTGGATATAGGAAAGTATAAGAAAGAGGAGACACTAAAGATAGATGAGGAATAAGATGCCAAGAGTACCTCAAGTGGAAATAGCAGAAGCTCAATGGACTAGATGGACCCACCTGAACTTCTTTTTTGAAGATCTTACTAGAACTAACGTCTTTCCAAAGCAGAAACAATTCTTTGACTTTGTAGAAGACATTGATAATGAAGATCATATCTGTTTGTGTGCTGGAAGAGGTTGTGGTAAAACATGGTCTCTTGCAGTTGTAGCCTTATGGTGTGCTTTCGTCCTAGCTCATGTTCAAAATGAACCAATAGCAGTAGCTGTATTAGCGGGCTCAAAAGATGAATCTCAAAGATTATTTACTTACATACGGAGGATTCTAAAAGGTCACAAGGAACTTGATCAGTATATATCTGAGAACTTAAAAGGTGGTCTAAGATTCACCAAAGATTATATTGAGTTTAAAGATGGATCAACAATAGAAGCTCTTGCTTGTTCTATGACTGGAGTATGTGGTCCTCGTGCCAATCTTCTGATTATAGATGAAGCTGGTCTAGAAGAGTTCAAGGAAGATGTGAAAAATGAATCCTTTGAAATTATCACTGGTCAGAAATGGGGAAGAATTATTATGGCTTCAACTCCATATTACTATAGATCTCCTTTCGTCAATATCTATCTAGCTAACCAAGGTTGGAGAAAAGTCAATTGGTCTCAAGAAGATTGTCCATGGATCAAGAAAACTGAGATAGAAAGAAAGAAAAAAGATTATACTGAAGTTGAGTTCAAAATTAGAATTCAAGGAATACCAACTCCTCAAGAAGGAAAGATGTTTGAACCAGCAAAACTTAGAACTGTACTTAAAGATCCAACTGAGATACATTATTCAGATTATTCAAGAATCATTGCTGGTCTAGATTTTGGACAAAATATTTCACAGACTGCTCTTGTCATTATAGATATAAATCCAGTGGATAAGAAGGTCCGTGTTGTAAACTCCTGGTTATTTTCCACTCCAGACCATTCAGAAATTATTCCATCAATAGTTCAACTATTGACTCAGAATCAGGTTACAAAACTAGTTATGGATATTCAGCCTCCTAGTGCTTGTGCAATGATGAAGAAAGCTTTACTTCATATTAATGTTGAAGTTAGAGAACAGTCTTTTACTCATGGACGAGGAGATGCAATGTATCATAATCTGAAGAGATTAATAGAGAAAGACTTGATTGAAATTCCACATGTCTATACTGGTCAGATGAATACATTAGCTGAACAACTTAGAGAAATGCAGTGGGAGAAAGATCCCAAAGTAAGAACTGACTTGGTAGATGCACTAGCTCTTGCTTGCTCTGAAGAAGGTGGATATGAAGTCTTTCGTGAAGAAGAGACTAAAAATACAATGAAAGATCAGATGAAAGCCTGGACAGATGCAATGAAAACTTCTAAAGATATCAAGGTTGTCCCAGATGAATATACTCAGCCAGAAGTAGAGGAAGAACCATTTGATTATCCAAAGGAATTACAAGGAAATCCAGAGGATAAGATTTTCTGGGAAGATCCTAACTTTGGAGATATGAGAATAATGTCTAAGGCTGAAGCACGAGCAATCTATAAGAAAGGGACAAAACATAAGCTTGCTGGTCCAAGAGGTGAACGCATGTGACAGGTTGTAGTTTGTGTAAACTGAAGAATGAAAACATGAGAGCTCAAGTGGAACTTATTGAAATGATGCTCAGAGACAAAGGTCACACAGATTGGAATCTATCTAAACCATTATCCTATAATCAAATATGTTATATAGCTTATATAGCTCTTGGAATAGAAATTGAAAGACATGCTCTTCAAAGACATTTCGTAATTTGTATGGGACAAAGTCATTTGAAAGCACCAATACATTATAATCCTCATTCGAAGCTTTGGTTGAATAGAAAAGGAGAAATCATTCCTAAGGAACAGGTTGGAAAGTTCAAGAGAACTAGATCTCATGGCACTCTAAATCAAGATCCTCCAACATCTACAGAATAACTCTCCGATGAATATCATACAGGCTAGATACGAAACAGAGTGTACAACTGGTAGAGAACCAAGAATCATATCATCAAGTTGAATTCAGAATTTTTCTGAATCCCTCCCTTGTGTCTATGTGTTGTACGAGCCTACAATGTTCTTTCTAGAACGTCTATGCTTCTAAGTTCTTTTGACTAGGCTTGGCTCAGGAAGACTCTGTTTTAAAAAAGAAGCTCATTCTGAAGCCTTCTGTCAGGACGCTGTCTATAGCGTTGTGCTTTTCATGTTCTAAGCTCAAAGCTTGACTCTTTTCCCTATTCATCCTATTCTAAGTTCCCAATAGTCATAAGAGCATTAAAAGAACTATATATTTGTTCCCTTTATGTAGGAATAGGTTCAACTCTTTTATCACTAGGTTTAGGCAATGGAAAAGGCTAAAAATGACTAAGTTTCTAAGGACTTAGAAAAATCGAATAATCGAAACAATGGGCAACTTAGAGTTTAATTCTCTATTGTCCAAAACCATGATTATATAAGCAATGTGTATAAGTGTTGTGCAGTTAATTTTTCCATGCTAACTGTATTTATGTTAAACATAACTACATTGTATTATTGTTGAACATATCAGATTTTTCTATGTTCATATTGACTGTATTTGTGTCATACAGTTTCTTAGAACTTAGAAATATTGTGTATTTGTGAACAACAACATTTTAAAATTCTAGTGCTTAAACTATTTAAATTCATTCTGACATTATGAAGAAAAACACTAAATACTATTTAAGAACATTGTTCTATGTGTAGGTGAAAGCAGTATTTAAGAACATTAGAGGATGTGTATATTGACTTGATTTGAGGTTATTGAGTATGCTTGACATCCAAATAATTGTCCTTTAGCTGAAAGCACCTCAGGATAGGCTTGGATTAACTGTATATTGAAAAGTCAATTTTGAGAAAATAGAGGTTTAGAGATATTGTTTTAAATTCCCTAAGTTTCTCCATTGCTAGAATGAACAGAAAAAGCTCTTGTGTATTGTTGTTATACACAAATACATAGAAGACATGGAGAGCCTAAACTCTATCGCCTTAGATTGGGCTCAGTTTGGTTGCTTTATGGAGTTAGGAGTATCCATTCATGGAAAGAACCCTGAAATGAGGTTCTTTTTCACCAATTTTCACTTTTTACCATAAAGCCATTAAAGTGTATATTGGCAAAAAACTTTACGAATGTAAACCCTTTTTAAAAAACTCAAAGCTCTGGACTTTGTTTGTCAGGTTGATGTTGATAAAATGACTCTATTGCCAGCAAAGTTCTTAAATCTTAAGCAATTTGGAAAAGAGTCTGAAATTGGAGAACTCTGGGCAAATAAGACTGTTTGCACTTAGTAACCATAAAGACCATTAAATTAATGAATTCCTTATATATCAACCCTAAACAATAGTTTATATAATCATGCAACTAATCTTTAAGAACTGGGGTTCATTCTGGGAAAGGAGTCAGATTCTTGTTGCTTTTTAATTGAAAAACATACAATAGGCTAAAACCAACATTGGATAATTGCAAGTTTAATTCTGAGTTTACGAAGTGTATATTTAGAG